TCAACCCGGCAGCGATCAAGTCGCTCGGCGTCCACCCGGCAGCGCGAAAGTCGCTCGGCGTCCACCCGGCAGCGCGAAAGTCGCTCGGCGTCCACCCGGCAGCGCGAAAGTCGCTCGGCGTCCACCCGGCAGCGATCAAGGCGCTCGGCGTCCACCCGGCAGCGATCAAGTCGCTCGGCGTCCACCCGGCAGCGCGAAAGTCGCTCGGCGGTTTTTCGCAAGCAAGCGCCGCTTGTAATTGCTGTTTCGTCGGCTTTTTTGTCTTTTCCATTGTCGTATCTCCTAATTTGTGTTTGTGAAATATCACGCCGATTCGGCAATCGGCTCTTCGGTTTTCATGTCCGCAATGCGGCCAATCTTGCGCTTCGGTGCGGTGACGATATTCTCCTCGATCTGCTGCGAGATCGCGGCCATCTGTGTGGCCAATGTGGCACGCAACTGGTCGTCGCCCCGCAGTTCTTTTACATCAACGCCGGCGACCAGTCCCTTGGCCTGCTCGACCAAGGCGTCCAATTGCGAGTTCGAGCGCACGCTGACGTTCTTGAATCGCTCGAAGAATTCGGTCAGGTTCGTGATCGCCGAATCGCGGAAGACTTTCTTGCCGTCCGGTCCATCGGTCAACTTCTCCGCGAGGTGCGAGACCATCTTTTGCAATTCTTCGGCAAACGCATTCTCCGCCTGCGAGATCGCGACCTCGAACCGGGCCGCGATCCGCTGTCGCTCCGCTTCATAGAGCGCCGGATTCAAGGTCATCAGGTATTCCGGCGGTTCGACGCTCGGGAAGTCCCACTCCATCGAAAAGAGATTGTCGAGTCGGTCGGGATAATCAGTCTCTCGGTAGAGCGTGCCAAGCCGCGTCTGGGCTTGCGCCTTCATTTCCGGGTAGGCGTTTTCCAACTCTTGCACGGCCGCGTGCAGCGATTCGCGGAATTCCTCCATCTTGGCATGGAACGCTTCGACTTCGTTGCGACGGATGAGCCGAATGCCCGACTCAGGGTACGGTAAAGTGACCGACGCCCAGTAGTCGCGGGCTTGCGTTCGGATCGCGCCGACTGCCCGGAACTTCGGGTGCGACGTATCGAGCAATTGTTTGCTGGCGGAGATTGCCTTGCCTTCAGCATTGAAAGGATCGGCCGCTGTCTGCTTCTGTTCGTTCGAGAGCGTCTTGCGGGCGCCGAGCCACGTGAAAGACAGGCGCACGGCCGCGGCCTCCGCTCGGAGTTGCTGGGCGATGTCTGAGACGGGCATGGCTTCCCCTGGTTGTGGTTGAGCCGCTGGCGCTTGAGTCGGCGCTGGCGGCGGGACGTATGGCGGTGCTCCATCGGTCAAGACGAACAAGTTTGGCGTCATGAGTTTACCCCTAGTTGGTTGGAAAATAAAGATGCGTTGTGAGACGATTACGCTTCAATCCATTTGCCGCCGCCTTCGGCGACCTCGATAGCGTTCTTGCATTGATCGAACGCTTGCTGGTCGCTCGATTTCCAGTCCTGGTTCCGGCAAGTATTCGCCTTTTTCTCCAGCCTCTCAAGTGCCAAGTGGCACGCTCGAAGCAGCAAGTACGCGGCATCTTCCGTGATCTTCGGCAGGAAGCCACTGCATCGGCCGGATGCAAGCGGTGGTGATCCTGAATGAGCGTCGCGCGGAAGACCGCAGCAACGACACGTCGTCTTCTGATTGCCATTGAATATGAGCATGTCCATACCTCTGCTGGTTGTTGTGAGACTTTCAAAACGCCGCGTGCTCCTCTTCGGCGACGCGGATCATTGTGGCGAGCTCGTCGCGAAGACAAGATAGTGACATCCTTGTCATGTCTGGCGGAATGTCGCCGACTTTGGCGATGATTCGCTCCAAGCGGTCGTCGATCGCTTTCAGTTGGTTGACGCGATCAAAGAGTAGTTCGTCGTAGCCCATACCGCAGCCTCCTTAATCCAAATCGTGCGTATGCCCGCAGAATGGGCAATCAACGAAGATGGCGTAAATGCCGCCGCTTTCGCAGCTCCGAATGCGAACGAATGCGCTGACGCCTTTTACGGCATCATCTTGCGAGCGGAGCCAAAATTCTTTGGCACAACCCGAGCAGACGCATTTGATGTCGTCAGACCCTTCGTTTTTCATGCCTCCACCGCCTTTCTGCCGATGCGTCGGCCCGTTGGTGCCTGCTCGTTCTCCACCGGATCATTCGCCCGCCGCAAGGACTTCGCGGCCAGTCGCATTTGCTCCAGTTGCGCCGCCTGCGTCTTGCTTGCAGGCGTGTAGTTCTGGCAGACTTCCTTGACCACCTCGATGTCCGGTTTGCGATTCCCGCGTCTTGCCGCCGATGGGCAGACGTGCTCCGCAATCTCACGTGACGAAAAGCCGTCCGTGAAAGTCGCAATCGTTGCCGCGGCGATTCCCCAGTTCTCCACACCCAAACGCTTGAGGTGAATCTGTGCGACCGCCTCCCGTTCAACCATCGTCGGCAGCTCAAAGAAGAATCGTGCCTGGAACCGCGATTCAAGAGCCGCGTCCAACTTATCGAGCCGGTTCAGGGTCGCCACGACTACGCACCGCGACGTTGACTCTTGCAACCACGTCAGCATTTCGCTGAATAAGCCAGAGCTGACGCCCGAGTCCAAGCCATCACGCTGTATCGCAGCGTCGATCTCGTCGAAGACGGCCACGACCGGCGAATCAGCACCGAGAGCATCCAACGTGCGAAGGGCACACTTGAGATTGGCTTCCGAATGGCCGACGAGCCCTTCTTTTAGGTTCGGGATCGAAACGCGGACGACTTCGCAGTTAAGTTTGTGACCTAACCATCTGGCGCACCACGATTTTCCAGTTCCTGGAAGACCAGCGGAAATTATGCGCCGCACCGCGAGCTTGTCGTCTCGAATCCACGGCAGTAGTTCCGTCTCGATGTACTCGCGAAAACCGCCCAGCCCGCCAAGGTCCGGCGTGGTGTTCCACATCTCAAGGCCGGCATCGCGAATCATCTGCCGGCGAGCCGTGCGTAGATGCTCGATATCCCAGCCCCCCTTGGCAAACAAGCATTCCGCCGCCGCCTGCTCCGCCGCGTCGGCAGTCAAGCCGGTCAAAGCGTCGGCGACTTGCTCACGCTCGCCATTGAGCTCGTGGCCCAATGAGCCGGCGATCTTGATAAGTTCTTGCCGTGTCGGCGCTTCAAATTGCAAGATCGGGAGCGCCCCCTTGAGCGGGTTGTCAGCGGTCAGGTTCCATCGCGGCCCGATGAAGACGATGAGCGATGCGATGTCCTTGTTGTTCGGCATTCCCTCAGCGGGCGGTCGCGGCGAGCGTAGTCCTGGCAGAGCTTCGATCAGTGCTCGCCAAGCGCCAGGATTGTTGACCAGCATGTGCCAGTCGTAGACGATGACGACGCGATCGCATGACGCTTGCGCCCAGCCATAGGCCGCGTTCAGGTTTGCCATGCCTTCGATGATTTTCCCAGTTCTGGCGTTCTTGCCCTGCGACTGCGGAGCGGCAATCGTCGCGATCTCCGCCGTCTTCGGCAGCTCGGCGATGATATTCCGCACAAGTCTGGCTTCCTCGCGAGTCTCGATCAGCACCGCGCCAGCACCGGAACCATAGTAGCTCTGAATCATGGTCAGTTCTCCCCTGAATGAAACTTGGTTATCAACTCCACTGCTTGACGATTTCGCCATTCTGAACGTAGACCGACGCGCCGTCGGCAAGTGACAAATCATCAGCGATCAATAGTTTTTGTTGCCACTTGTCGCCATCCAGCCAACGGCAAGCGACTACCGCGCCTTTAAGAACGTGCCATAGCCAGCGATTGGCAGTTGTTGTGCCGAATGATTCTGGCCCAACCGTAATTTCGATATATTCGCCGCATGCGCAGGCGATGCTGGCTTTGCCTGTGGCTTTGGCACTCGAACTGTCGCCGCTGGTCGCGGCACTCGACCTGTAGCCGCTGGTCGCGGCACTCGAACTGTAGCCGCTGGTCGCGGCACTCGAACTGTAGCCGCTGGTCGCGGCACTCGAACTGTCGCCGCTGGTCGCGGCACTCGAACTGTCGCCGCTGGTCGCGGCACTCGAACTGTAGCCGCTGGTCGCGGCACTCGACCTGTCGCCGCTGGTCGCGGCACTCGAACTGTAGCCGCTGGTCGCGGCACTCGAACTGTCGCCGCTGGTCGCGGCACTCGAACTGTCGCCGCTGGTCGCGGCACTCGAACTGTCGCCGCTGGTCGCGGCACTCGAACTGTCGCCGCTGGTCGCGGCACTCGAACTGTCGCCGCTGGTCGCGGCACTCGCGTTTTCATTTATGAAGGCCATCCTTCCCTTATGCGTAAACATGATCGCGCCAAGGGCGTCGCCATAGTAGACGACTTCTACTTCGCCAATCGCTTTTGCTTTACCTTCGACCGAAATGACGTCGGCCTTATCGGCCGAAAATACTAACCAATCGCCGTTGTAGTCAGGTTCTTTTCCTTCGCCTAGCGACAAGCCCCACGGCCAGCCGAACAGGCCACCAGTATCGCATTTTGGGGTCTCGGCTGTTTTGCGGTCAGCCTTAGCCATCGGGCAGATGGTTTTGCCACTTCGGGGCCATTGGAAATCATTCTTGGATTTCCCGCCCTTATCGACGCACTTGATTAGCAACACCTTATCGCTGCCATTGGTCCATTCATGAGCTTGCATGACATTGCCCCCGATGAGATTGGTAATCACCGACATTCTACGACCGCGCATCACCTGCGGATCTGGTATCCGCCACGATATTCGGCGCCCGTGTTCGTGGCGACGATCAGCTTGGCCAGTTGCTTGCGTCCTGGTCCGCGTTGGATGAAGCGACGTGTCAGTTTGCATTCGGACACCACAACCTTGCCATCCGGGAATTCGGCAAGAAACTGGTCAATCCAAGCCCAGACTCGCGGGAGTCCGAAGTTGTCGTCTTTGATGCGCACCCTTCGGTCGCTCTTGCGATCATATCCGGCGGTGCGATAGGCATGGAGTTCGTACAGGCTCATGGCTTTGTCTCCTGATTGTGGCTTGCGAACCAGTCCTGCGCATCCGGGCCGGCGAAGTATGCAATGTCAACGCACGGCAGTCCGTCTACGCATTGCGCGTAGTGAGCGTAGGCCGTGAGATAGACTTCGCCGCACAGTCCGAGTTTGCTGCTAAGATGGCGGACGTAGTCGCGGGCCAACTTTGGCAGTTCGACCATCGGTATCTGCATCATAGCCATTGCCCGGACCACGGCGTCAATCGGCTTCTTGCTTTCTTCCGGGTGCATCTCCGCGCCGCTGAAGTCGCCCATACTGGCTTCGCCCCAAACGTCGAGCCAGTGGATGCCGCTAACGTCCTCGCCGACTTCGCGGTCGATTTTAATGGCCGCGTTCATGCGATCTTCGTCGTCCTTGTATGGGCCTTCGAGCCGGCCTTCAACGCCCTCGATTACGACGAGCATCCGATTGTGCTTGTGCTCCTCCTCGGCCTTCCCGCACACGCTACACCGCGTCCCGTCGCTTTCCTTGCGGAATTGATGATCGGTCGCTGGCCGCGAGCGGTCGTAGTCGCCGCTGTCTTGCGGCGGGCTCTGCGCCGCATATTTGTCTGGATTGATTGTCCGGTCCAACTCGTCGCGCAGTTTGTCGGCCTCAGACAGAAACGCATCGAGGTCGGACAGTTCATTGAAGAACAGCGTGACAATCCCGGTCTCGAAGCCGTCTCGGCACGTCTTGCGATCAAGGACCGCGAAGCCCGAGTGTATATGGTGCGCGTAGTGAATCGTTTCGGACAAACCGACTTGCGAACGTGCTGACAGTGGCATGGTTATTCCCCCTGCTGATAGTTGTAGACTGCCGCCCGCAGGTCATACAAGCCCTGCCGGTATCCGATCGCTTCAACGTCGTCGGCTGCAATGTGCCGACTCCAACGACTGATTTCGTCCGTCACCCACTGTTCCAGATAAGCAGCCGCGTGCGGCCTCTGGCCTGGTGCGTGATACTGCACAAGGACGGTTGCACAATCCGAGCGCGGCACGAACGCAAAGCGGTAGTAATTCTCGCTTGTGCCGTAGTATTTCGGCAGCCAGACGAGATTGCCATTGAGCTGCGCGTTCAGTGCGATGATGAGAGCGCCTTCGCTCTCGCGCAATCTGGCCGCGGTCTGCTCCGCGAGCTCGCGGGAGCAGTAATACCACTTGCGGCGTGGTTTAGTTGCAGTTTGCATGGCTCACTCCTTCACAGTCGCGCCGTCGCGAATTTCGATTGTGGAGTCGAGCTCGGGAATCTCAATCGTCACCGCGTCCCACGGATGACCCAATTGCCCCAGAGACCACTCGACCGCTAATTCCTTCGCGTGCTGCTCGGATTCGACCTCGACGGTTTTTGACGGCCCCTGCACGCCAGAGTCTTGCCCCAGGCGGAATGTAGCCGTGAACGTGCAGAGCGCCGTGAGATCGACTCCATCCAGATATTCCGTCCAGTCCTCCCATCCCCAATTTGGTCTATCCGAATCGTTCTGGATTTTGGTCGCGATTTTCTCGACCATTCCCTCCGGTCGGTTAAGCCAATCGCTGGTCATCGTGTCTACCCAGTTCCGCAGGTCGTTTTTCGTTGTGAACGTCGTCATGATATTTATACTCCTGCCAGTGTTTCGGCGAATTGGTGATCGTTCTTCATGACCCACCACGCCTTTGCGATTCCGATTTTGCCGCAGCGTAGCATGCCGCAAAGATCATGTCGTTCGGATTGTTTTGATGCCGCTCCTGCTCGTCGCGCAAGACGTTCGCGAGCTGAGTATTGGTGAGCGTTTGGCAATACTCCACGAATTCGCGATAGCAATGCTCAAATGCACTTTCCATGTTTCAGACTCCAGCCAGTGGATTGGCGCGAACAGACACCGCGAGGTGACGCGCCCCGCTGCCGGCCGCATACAACGCGACCGGGCGCACCTTGACTATCTGCTCCGCCATGCGCTCGCGCCACGCGGCAGCGAACTTGTGGACGCGCTCGCGCTCTTCGCCCGGAAACAGAGACGCGAAACTGAGAGGCTTGGATCGAGACATGAGACGGACTCCCCTGGTTGACGAACAGAACACCTACGCCACTTTGGACTCGCGGGCATAGTCTGCGAGCTGGCCGCATTTCATGACAACGGCCAGATTTCGACGGATGTACAAGTCGAGCGGGATCTCGTGCCGCATGGCAGGATACAGCTCGACTTGCTCTTCCCAGCGATTCGTGAGACGGCGGATCGCTTCGGCCTGGTCGATCATTTGACAATCTCCCAGAAGACGAAAAACCGGCCGCGCGCCACAAGCGCACGCGGCCGGCAGGGGGGAAAACGGTTGACGTTATTTGTCGCGCCCGAGCAAGCGGTCAATCAGGCTGACCAGTAGCCCAATGAACAGCCAGCGTAGCAACGATTTCAAGATGCGCCAGCTGGCCCATAGCACGTAGGCGACGGCCACGACGCAAACTAGCGCGATGACGAATTCCATTTGATGCCTCACACGAACAAATCGGTGGCGCGCCGGACTGCGCGCATAATCTCCAGCGAGTCGCCAATCTGGTAGCAGCGCGGTGGGCGCGGATTCTTCGCGTGCAGGCAGAACCAGTTCCGCGCCGGGATCGGGTCGAGTTGCTGGTCAATCAGGTCTGGCAACGGAACGTCCAACGTATTCCACTTGACGGCCTGGACGTAGTATCGGCCGAACCGATCTGCCGCGTTCAATTCCGCGGCGCGTTTCGTGGCCTTGTGCTGGTCGGTGAATTTGAATAGCTGCGCGATGCCGCCGTCAACCGCAATTTGTTGGTTGCGGTCAAGAATGGCCCATACGATCAATTTCATTGATTCCCCCAGCAAACGAAAAAACCGGCGCGATTGCGCCGGTTGACGGGTTGAGAATCGGTCAGATAATGCGAGCGCGGTTATCTGGTTGCGCTGTCGAGCTCAATTGCCTGCCGATGGACGGCGCGAATGGTTTTGAACCCGCGCCACTTGCCGATATGACAATACCGCTATCGGTAAGACCGCACGCAAGTAGGATAGTCGGACACGCTAGCCGCAGACATTCAAGCGCCGTTTCGGAACAGGAGAGCGTACAGCATTGGCGAACATGCAAACGCGGTTCGCCATATTCATCGTATCCATCGGCCAGATACTCACGCGGGCATTCGTGCGAAGGAATGACGCCGAACCGTTTTTTCCACGAATGCCATGCCTGCCGATGTTTCGCTGTCGATACGTCAATCAACACGCGCCGCGTTAGCATGACGCGCGTTAGCTCGATTCCATCGGCATTCACTAACGCGGGCAGGCGCTGTTGTTTGCCTTTTGCGTCGATACCGACAACCGGACGTTTTGTGAGACGTTGAGACATGGCCGATTCCTGAAATGAAATGGCCGCGCCGACGATGAATCGGCGCGGCCATTGGAGCGAATTACTTGACAGTTTCGGCCGTTTGCTTGCCGATCAATGCGTCCAGCTCGGGGACGATGGCAAGGACGGAAGCGCCCTTGAGAAGCGCCTTACCCTTGAGAGCCGCGCCCGCGTTCGTCGTTGCGCCCGTATCGCGCTCGCATGGAATTAGTTGGTCAGTACCATTGATTAGTTCGGCAACGTCCTTGACCGTTTCGCAACCGTACCAATTTTCGACCGTGACCGGGACGGAGATTTTCAGCTCGCGCCCCTGATCGTCAAGGTACGTACTAACCATTTTGGCCGATTCGCGCTTGCCCTTGTTTGCCTTACCCATTTGCTTTTCCCCTGATAGGTGGAATGAACCGTATAGGTCATTCCGACAATTTGAACCGATTCGCTCGATTCAAGCGAGCGGGCAAAACACTTGCCCGCATGTTCCGACGTTTCGGGCGCATCATAGATACGCTTATCGCAACGTCGTGCGCGGTTTTGTCTAAACCGCGCTCTACAATCAACGGCGTGAACCGCAATCAGACCGGACACGAAAAACAAAATATTTTGCTAACGTTTTCAATCCGGTCTGCCGACAATTCACGCCACAAAGATACATTAGACATTGCTTACGATAATGTCAAGCATATTTTCCCGATTTTGTCGGAATTTTTCAAAAATAACTGGCCAGCTCGAAAACGTCGGCACGCGGTCATAGGATTCAATCCGCCCCGATTCGCTCATGACCGGGAATCGACGCGATAGGATTGCGCCAGATTGACGATAGGCGGCGCGGCCGACGGCTTGTATCCTGCCAATCGAGCGCGCCCAGGTGACGGATTAAGCGAGCTCGAAACGTTACTCGGATTGCGCGCCCAGGCAGACCGCACACTATCGCCCAGGCGAAACGGAATGGGCGCGCCCAGGAAAGCGAGCGCGGCCGATTGACGCAATCCATATTATTTCGATGATGATTGTGAAGATTGCGCCGACGGAGCGCGCCGGCCCGGATAGTGTACGGGACTGGACTAGGTGACTAGAGTACACTGGTTTTGGGGCTGTGGGCCGGTGTTCTGACATGACCCAGGAGTAGTCCACCCACTCCACCCACTCCTACGGCCGTTTTTAGCCATTTTCGAGGTGCAATTCCGCGATGTCCTTGAGCAGCAGTTCTGGCCGAATTCCGAGCGCGCCGGCGATTCTGGCGACGGTATCGAGCCGCGGCGTGCGAGCGCCGTGAACGAACTGGGAGATCGCCGGGCCGGTGACGCCGATCCGCCGGCCGAGCTCGATGCGGGAGATGGACTTCTCGTGGCAGAGTCGTTCCAGTCGTTGCCCGAAGGACTCGCGGTGCGGCGGCGCACTGATTGGCATGGTCTGTTTCATGACAAAACTCCAGTCAGTTTCTTGACCGGCTTAACGCTCTTCGTCACTTCGATCGGCAGGAGTGCCGGGAAGTGCCCGACCTGGAAGCGGAACCGCTGCCAGTGCTTGTGGACGAGCTTCTGGTCGTTTTCGGCGATGCGAAAGAAGTCCCAGCGCTTATCGCGGCGATCTTCGAGTTCCTTGTCGCCGTATGTCAGGTGCGGCACGAACTGCTCTCGCATTGCGTAGCGACGGATCGCGGCGTCAACAGCGGACCACTTCAACCGCTTCTGGCGTGACTTGATGCCCATTACACGATTCTCCTTGTCTTCCACGGGTCTGTCGCCTGCGCGTTCTTTACCTTCGCGGTTGGAGTCTGAACCCATATCGCGTGCCTGCAAGTAGGGCACACCTCGGTCTTGGATTCCTCGCCGTCCATTTCGGCCGAGGTCAGCTCGATCTCGCAGCCGCAGTTCTTGCATTCGCCGCGGCCGGACTCTTTGACTGGCAATCGACCTTGCTTGATGATCTTCACGTCGGCACCTCACTGAATTTGAAGCGGACGGAGGTGTTCTTCCAGTTCGACTACCGTCCAGCGTGGATAGTTGTCTTACTACGCTCCGCCCGCTTCGTGGTCACTTCCATTTGTCTTCATGGTCGTTCTGGGTTTGCAGAACCGCTTGCGCTATCGACGCTTCGACGCCCAGGACTTTCGGCATCTCCCAGTCGCCATCCGGGCTCCCTTCGGGAACGCCCCTGCTCCAGACTTGGACAATGATATCGGTTCGAGTCCGGAAGACGCGTATCCAGTTCTGGCCACGTTTTTCATCAATGACCGGCTTCGGCGCTTTCGCCATCGTCATTCTCCTCTGTCAGTTGTCGTTCGGCCTCACGGTACAGTTCGATCGCTACCGAGACGGCCTTTTTGACGCCGTTGAATTCATCGAATCGTTGCGAGTCCGGGTCATAGAAGCCGGACGCGATATGCGCGATATCGCTCGGATCGACACCGTAGCATGCGTCTTCGTCGCCGGCCTCGCACGACGTAAGCGGCTCGCCGCAGTTGTCGCAGAGTTCAACGTCGTCTCGAAGCGATGCCATGTATTCGGCGACGTAGTCGTGGAGCTCAATCATGGCCGAGATCTTGTCGGACTTCTCGGACTTTGAATCGGCGTTGATATTGTCGATTGCGGCTTTCGCTTCATCGACCCATGTAACGTCGGACATTCATCGCTCCGTGTTTGAAATAAGGCAGGGCGGCTCTTTTCGGTCAATTCGCCTACCGCCCCGCCTTTGCCGAATTGAATTCTACGACGGAAGCACTGGCTCGGTCGAGATTTTCTCGCAGAACCACTTGATTGCGTGCAGACACCAGAGAAATCGGTAGGCGTAATCCTCGCACGATGGCATGTCGCATCCATCCCAGATTCCGGATTCGTGCATCGCCTTGATAGTCTCATTGGCGTCGCCATCCCAAGTGTCGTGATGCAGGCGAATCTCAAGTATCTTTTCGCGATTGTCCGGATTTTCTTCGAGCACCTCTTTCATTTCCTTATCGAAACACTCCGAGCTAAACTCGCGGATGCCGTCATCGCATGATGCGATGCACTTCTCGGCCGCGTAGTAGTAATCCCTGCAAGCTGAGCGCATAAAGGCAACCATATCGTCAGTGCGACGAAACAAGTAATCACCCATGTCGCCGGTGTAGCAAAGGCTGCCAGGCCAAGTCACGATATGGAAGCTCATGTCCGAGCTGCTGGGCTTGCCGCATCGCCAGTGTCGATACAAGCCGGCGCTGTGCCGTTGCTCAATGACATGCTCCGCAAGGTCTTTGTCGATCCTCTCCTTGACCATCGCTTCATTTTTCGACATTCTCATTCGATTCTCCCATAGTGCACAGTGAGCATTATATTACGGCGCTGGCTGAACTTGCACGATTTTTCGGACGACCGTAAAATTTATCAGATGTACGAACAGACACTACTCGAAGAGCGTATCCACAAACTCGAAGAGATGAATCGTTCGCTGGTCAGGATCATCGACCAAAAGAACGGAGACATCGAGAAGCGTGACGAGGCGCTCATTGCCTGGTGCCGTTTCGGCTTGGCCTACTTGGAAAACTGGCAAAAGACTATCCGAACCAAAGCACGTAAAAATGCGTGCAACAAGACATTGGACGCATGGGAACCAACAAGCGAAGCAAGGCCGCCACAAGGCTGACTCCAGAGCTCGAAGCGAAGATTCTTGAAACCCTGAACTCCGAAGAGTGGAAGAACCGCTCCACGAACGCCATCTCCGCGCACCTCCAGTTGTCCTACAAAATAATCCGCACCGTTCGCACAAAGCACAATCTAAAGCCCAAACGCATCGAACTCGAACACGGCGGTCAGATGCGAGCCGGGCATATCGGCACGGACAAGGGCCGGCAAGAGCCGCTTACTATCCGCGAACGACAGCGCATGGAAGAGGCCGAGCCGATGGTTCAGAGACTGGCCCGCGGTGCCGCGAATGGCACCTTGAGCTATGACCAGCTGATAGACGTGGCGCATGACACAATCGAGATAGCGGCGCGCAAGTGGGATCCAAGTGAAGGCAGAGGCTGGATGACGTATGCGGGCAATGGCATCCGCATGGCGATCAAGCAGGCATTTTGGCGTCGGCGCCAGCAGCTCGAGGTCGAGCGAGTCTTTTCCGGCGACGACTGTGCCGAGAACCACATTGATGAGAAGTTCGAAGATGACAGGCGGGCGTTTTTGCGTGAACGAATTCGCGGACTGCCGCCACTTCCACGTCTGATATGCGAGAAGATCATCTTGCTGGCGAGCGAGGGGTGTCAGAGCAAGAAACCGGAGACGTTGGCGAAAGAGGTTGCCATGTTCTGGGATCGTTCGTTAGAATGGGCCAATCGACAAATCGAGATTGCACGACAACTACTTCTTCAAGGAGATTCCCGTGAGTGAAACCAAGAGCAAGACTGCGGACAGCTTGGCCAAGCAAGCCGAAGCGATGGGTCTGACGGCCACGGCGACGCTCAAGGAGCCGAGCCCGGAGTCAGAGTTCGAGCGTAAACTGGCCTCTAATCCATTCGAAGGCGCACTTGTCGGTCGGCCAATCGGCAACATGCCGGCATCACCAGGCGCTGGCCTGTTGGGCGGTTGGTCGCCGGACGTTAAGCCAGGTCGCGAGGCGTTGATGTACCTTGAGGGCGGCGCGATCATGCTGCTCTACATCCCCGGCGATCTTGACGCCGACACCGTGCTGTCGTCAATTGGCAAGGATTACGCTAATCGCTCGACTCAGCAGCGATTCAAGGGATTTCTCATTCCCGAACGATGCAGCGCCAGAATCTTCCATTCAGGCCGGCAGTCCTGAACCGACAAGGAGTAAGTGATGCTGAACGGGCATGTCGTCTTGCACCTGTGGCGGGATGACGTCGATGACAAGTTCTTCTCGCTCCACTTCGAAACCGAGGGCGGCGAAGCGGTCGCGGTGAAGAAGCTGCGTGCCGCCGCGAACAAGCACCTGCACGAGCAGTTCGAGTTCAGGAGCTTGCGCTCATACGACATTCCGGACGGCCACGATGTCACAAGCGATAATCCCGGCGTGCTGCGAGCAGAATATCCGCTCATGGGACCACCGGAACTTCCGCCGCCGCCGCCAACGGACGACGACGCTGACGGCGTGCTCGCTCCACCGGAGAACATGCAGGCGCCGGGTGCGGCCGGCATTCGGAAAGCCAAGGCGGAATCGCCAAAGCGGGCCGCGATCAACGGTGCTATGAAGCGGCTTGCCGACAACCCGCCAAAGGTCGAGATACAAAATATGCCCAAAACGTCTGGGCAACATATTTCCGTCGTATCATGTATACGGTGTGGCGGGGGCCACGACGACCTTGCTTTGTACGCACTGAACAACGCGCCAGCGACCATCTCCGGCTGGGCGACCTGCCCGGAGACCGGCCAGCCCATGTTTGTTCGGACTGAAGTGATCTGATTCTTCACAATTGAGGTTCATCGCAATGAATGTCAAGAATGTTCGAACTATGCCTCTTCGTATCCCGAACGAGGATAGTACTGGAGTAGCGCAGGTCTCGCCACGTTGCGCAGATTTGCGGAGCTATTTGATTGCGCTCCGCGACAAATTAAAGCTAAACAACGGCGCAATTGCAGCACTTCATAGTAGCGTCGCTTCCTGCCCATGTGGCAGCGGTGAACTAACAGACAAGCCGGAAAGGGAGCCACTCATTGAGGTTGCCGCCGAGTGTCTTCGGATTGTCGAAGAATCATTGAATCAGCTTGAATCTATCCGATCAGTAATCGGATAATCATAGCAGGCATATTCCCGACTCCTTTTAGTTGGGGATCACGCCCCCGGCCGCTGACAACGGCGCGGGGGCATTAACAGACAGTGATCGCAGGCATCGCGAGCACGATGGAACCAAGGACGTAACGCCATGTCGCATATCATATTGGACGAGCGCAAGGTCAAAAAAATCATCACCGACTACGCGAAGGATCGGAACTTCGCTGAAGAAGGCGAGGTGCTCGGTCCCGTGGCGATCGAGGTGCTCGACGGCAACGCGATCCAGATAGCGATCGAGATTCTGAGCCAGGAAGAGCTAAACGCCGCGGCTGGCGACGCCAGTGGGGCGCAAGACGCCTTCGATGATTCGGTGATTGAGCCGCCAGCAGTGATACCGTTTCCGCCACCATCCGGGCCAGGGCAATACAATGCGTAAGCAACCACCAACGCCGACAACCAACAGCCGCCCATCATGGGCAGACAGGACGACAGGCCATGATTAACTGCAAGTCTTTTACCGTCACTAACATGGGCGTTCCAGTTCAGCTCCAGGTGTATCCCAATTACACGACCAACCAAGCTGAGAGCGTCTTCGTTGATGGAAAATTCGTCAGCGTCGAGCTGGAGTCTGATCGCGAGGTAGGCATCCGTCAGTCATGGAGAAGCCGCATCAACATCAGTGTCCACGAGAAAGTGGCCGAAAAGATGCGACAAAACACAGACTGCGGCGTCGTCATTAGGCAAGGCGGTCCATTCAAAGTCCGCGGCATTGATTTCATGCACGTCGAGGTTGGCGAATCAGGCGTTGATCCGTGGCGAGAAAATGGCGAGTTCGTCGAGCGAGTCCTTATCGAACTCAGGACTGATCTCAAGCAGGGCGCACTTCTCAACAACGCCGCCGTCAGCCGCGAGTGGGCGCAATTGTTTCTGACTCCAGAAGAAGCCAAGGGATTTTATCTCGGACTCGGAATCAATTTTGAGTTGATGGTCGGTATCAGTCTTCGCGACAGGCCGAGCCCAATCCGCCCAATTCCATACGGCTCGGCAGGAGTAGCCAGTGAGTGACCACCAGAAATTTGTTCTAATCCAGACATGCAGCGGCTGCCCAGAGCAGTATGACGTCTATTTGAACAAAGAATGCGTTGGTTATCTTCGTTTGCGACACGGATCATTCACCGCCAACGTTTTTGCACCCAAAACGGCTTGTACATGGGAAGAGGTCTATTCGGCGAGCCCGGCTGGCGACGGCATATTTGAACCGGATGAGCGTGAGAGATACCTGAACGAAGCGTGCTACGCAATCCGAGCCTGTATCGAGAAAAAGCCACGCGAGCAACTGCCGGTTATCTTCGAGATCGGAACCAAAATCGACGCGTCGGAGTGAGCCATGAGTCAATCAAGAGATTGGTTTGATACGGTGTTTGCAGGCATCATTATTTGTCTGGTCGTCAGCGGCTGCATCAACGGATCAACCGACAGAAGGATCAACGCCACAGACGCCAAGATCGAGCAGCTCGACCGCAAAACCGACGAGATCCTCAAAATCGCCAAGAAGTTCACCGCGGCAGCGCCAGCAAGAATAAAGATCCCTCTTGAAGAACCTTTACGGTCGCAGATCAATGCCGCGTTGGCGGCAGTGCCAGAGGGAACCGTCAGACTTACGATTCGTGGAATTGTTCCTCCGCGCGACCGAGAAGTCGTATCCGGAATAAGCGTGTTTCTGAACTGCCGTGAGGCGAATTCGGAAACTTCGACTTCTTCGCCCAATTTTGTTGGCACGCGCGAATTCAATCAGTCGGAAACACAGGCATTCAACATTAATCTGACACCTGCGCTTTTGGCTTTGAGAAATGACGGCAAATTGGAATTGAAGAATCAGCTTTGGATTACGCTTGTGGCATATCCGGCGAAGGCTGAGGTGAAAATCCCGAAGGATTTTTCAATTTCCTTCGGTGAAGTGACGGTCACGGTCCCAAAAGCTAAAGGCGGCCCGTGGGACAAGTGAATGATAATGAGGCATTTCTGATTCTGGCGAACGACTGTCCTGGATCGCTAAGCACGTTTGATATAGTACCACATCCGTCAGCGGTCGCGGCGTCGCCGTGTAGATCATTTGGCGGATTATGCCTTGATCTTCAGTAAGGTCAGTGCCGTCAGGGCGGAAGTGGATTGCGTCCCACACTCCCGAGCCGTTGAGTCGTGCCATGACTTGGGCTTCCCTTCTGCCGACGTTAAATTCCCGTTACCAGCGTCACGTCAGTCTTCGGAGTCGTTCCGGTCATTGCGATTCCTTCGCCTCGGAAAACAAGGAATAGGATCATGTTACGACGCAAGTTCTTAAAATCAGTATTCGCTGGCATTGGCGGATTGGCTGCCGCGGCCATCGTGCCAAAAAAGTCGTTCGCCTCCATCTACCAGAAGTGCGCCGGCAAGTACAATTTTGGCGACAGATTTGAGATGCGGTCCCTTCAGGTCGGAGCTGGCAGGCCGCCATGCGTCTTCACGATCACCGACGTGCCATTCTCGATCCTGGAGAGTATGAACGGCAGCCCCTGCGCAGCCACTGTCGGCCTGCAATCAATCCTCGGGCTGAGGCTGTTGAAGGTCAATGTATGCCGCTTTACGCCGACACTGCCCGCAGATGGGAAAACACGGTGCGACATCGAGCTTCACTTCGATAGCGACGAAAGACTGATCGCACTGGTTCCGAAAGAGCAGAACGTTCCCGCCGAAGGAACACATTGATGAAAGAAGACCAGTTCGAGTTCGACGACCGACACCAGGCCATCGCCGAAACAAATCGGCACTCCGTAAGTCCTAATTGCATCTCCGCCCGCCTGACCTTGAAAGACGGAAAGTTCATCGTTACAGTCAAGTATGTGGAAGAAGGCGAGTTTACTCCGGCCGAACTCGCCAGATATTACGCGACCGGAATACTCGAAAAACTACCAGTTCCAAGCAATGGCACGGACGGCAATCAGCCAAATCCCGACTGATATCGCCAAAGAACTCACCCCAAAACAACGCGAGTTCCTACGCCTCTGCGTCGCCCGCGGTGCCAGCACTTCCGATGGCGTCATGATGCAATGTTATCTAGACGCAGGCTTCAAAGTAAATATTGATTCAGCACGCTCTTGCGGGAATAGATTGCTCCGTTCTGTGCATGCAAAAGCATATCTTGCTGAACTGCATAGACTTAAAGAAGATGCGGCCGTCGAGCGCATGAAAAGAGAGTGGCTCGAAAGCCTTGAAGAACGTCGCGTGCTGGCCCATTACGATCCCGCTGACCTGTACGACGAAGAAGGTAATCTACTGCCTCTCAAGGACATGCCGAGCACCGTGCGAAAAGCCATTACTGGCGTGCGGATGAATAAAAAGGGAACGAAGCTCATTGGCGTTCAGCTGGACAAGAAGCACCAGCACCTTGACGTGATCGAAGACAAATACAGCCTGATGCCGGATAACAAGCGGATCCCGGAGAAGCTCGAGATTTCTGGCGGGCTGACGGTCGAAGCGCTTCAACCTCGGGACCAGAGGCTAAAGATCATCGACGATGTTATCGCGCGCTGGGAAGCGGAGAAGGCCGGTGCTGAGAAAGTGACCGACACTACGCCACAAGCCTCCCTACCAGCCCATGAAAGTCCTGGAAGTTGAGCTCGCGTCGATGCCGCATCATCTGGCAATCGAGCGCGTGTATGAACGCCGGGCACTCCCGCAAGTCATTTAGAGCACGCTCTTTAATCTGACGCACCCGCTCCTTTGTAACGCCAAGCTCTTTGCCCATCGACTCTAGCGTTCGATCTTCGAAAATGCACTCGCGGATGATTTGAATCTCGCGGCCGGTCAGGACCAATGACATGAGAGCGATAAGCTCGGCCTTGATCTTTGGCTCCTCGTCGTCGCTATACTCGTTGCCTGGCCCACGCGAGTCGAATACCTCGAGCGCTGATGCGTCGTAATGATTTCTCAAGGCTCCGTGCATCATCTCGCTCATGTCGATGACGACACGGTACTTGAATCGTTTGTCTGTGGTCCTTGCACAGATTCGGAAGTCCGATGACTGGATCCCTTCTCGAATAGCCCCGCGGATGCACCAGGATGCGTAGGTCGAGAACTTGATCGGCTTGCCGTCTTTTGGATTTGTTCGAGTCGGATCGAATTTGCGAGCGGCCGCGCAGAGCCCGATCCAGGCGGTATCGAGAATGTCTTCGTAGACGCAGAGCCGCTTGGCGTGGAAGTGTGTGTGCGAGTAAGAGAATGAGACGATATACGAAGCGTGTGTCATCGCGATTTGACGCGCGAGCCCCTGATTGTCGATGACGAGCCTTTGCTGCTCGGGAGTGAGACGGTGGGTTTGCTTGACTGCGGCCTCTTCGCCACCAATACTGTCCATTGCTTCTCCTTCTCTTGTGCCGGTGCGATCCACGAAGTCCACCGGCACTATTCTACCACTTGACTTGACCAGCCTGCTGCTTGGCCAATATCCTGCCAACGGTTGCTAGTATTTCTCTGCCAAGAATTTTACGGCACTGTTGGCACAAGTCTCCTCGCCATAGCGTTGTTTCGTGCTGAGTCACAGCATACATCGAGATTTTTACCGGCAAGCCCTTCGCCGCTTTAGTCTCGGTGCAGAAATCACAAATCGTCATGTTATCCTCAAATCTGGTAGTCGATCAAAGCCAATTCAGCGTCAGTATAGTGCCTAAATAGCGTCGTGTTTCCGCTCCCCTGCGTCGAACAGTGGCACAGGTACTTGCCGCCATGATTTATGGGCTGTTCGCACATAAAGAGGCGACCGCCGCAATTCGGGCATTTGAGCGACTCGGGCGCATCGGCTGTCCAGTGTACTACGGTGAAGTTCGTGTGATTTGGCATCATGCTAGAATGCTCCACAAGAACTTGCACGCGACATGCAAAAGCTGGTCGTCTTTGAACGACGTTACGCTCTCACATTTTACGACGTCGATGATAAAGTGGGCCACGAATTCGGCAAGACCGAGCCAAATGTTTCCTGTCACGAGAGCCACGGCGCCTGCGTGGATGAGGCAGTGCATCGCCATCAACCACCACCAGGGCATGCCAGGAAATGCCGTGTGCTTGCTTTTCCCTTTGGCCAAGAAGTCGCCCTGCAACGGAAAGTCGCATAGCGCGTGGGCGACCATGAGGTAGAAGAGCGTGCGAATCATGACTTGAGCCACTTCAAGATGTTCTGTTCAGCATCACGCCACAACCCGCGCAATTGATTCGACGTCGTGGTCAAACCGTACCTCTTTCTGGCCTCGAACAATACGGAACTGAATGGCGTTGCGTCTTTGATGCGCAACGCGAATTCCTTCTGGCTGGTCAAGGCCGCATGGTCGATCCACAACTCAAGTAGGTGAGCGTACTCTGTCTGTATCTTGGCCTTGAGCTTGTAGAACGCCTCAGAGCATTCCGTGAAGTAAACAAGCAATTCCGATTCCTCTCCCGTTAGCACAAACGGAAGAAGGTGCTTTGGATTGAATAGGTTGTCGCCTTCGCCGCGCATGCGGTGGAGAGCCAGGTAAGTGGGCGACTTGATCTTGAATCGCCGCCCCCACTTATCGCGGATGACGACGCCCTCGAACGTTGGATCGGTCTTGCTCTCCTCGGCGAGCCACTCCTGAATCTCTTCAATGCTGTTGAACTGGAATTGCTCAACTTGGTTCAAAAGCGGGCTACCGTGGTCTGGATGAAGCTCGTGAATCGGGATCTCTTCAACACCTCGGAATGTAGATAGCAGGTAAACCTTTGGCTCATCATATTTGCGGACGATTTTGTTCCACGGCGATACAAACTCGCAAACGTAAGTGCAGGCCGGATTAAGCACATTATTGATATACGCGGCAAAATACTCGAATCCCATCGCCTCGCGGATCGCCTCTTCCCACGTCTTGTCGCATCCATTCCCGATTACGCCGTCAGCGAATGTGCCACGGGTGTTGATCCGCCACTGCCCCTTGTAGTTGTACAGCAGGACGAGCGAGCCATCGACCTTCTCGGTGCACGTGAAATAGCTGAAGTCGAATTCGGCCATCTCGGTCTGGAACTCACCCCAGTTGAAGAATCGCGAAAAGCCCTTGGCGACCACGTTCCAAGTATCGAGCTCGAGGACCAAGCCGCGGCACTCTCGCACGATTGGATTGGTCTTCGGGCTGTCTATTTGGTCGTAGTTCAGGATGACCAGAGGCAAATCTATATGCAACAGGTTGCTGATGCCGAGCTCAGCTTCAAGATCGCCAAGCGTCTTGCCGCTGCGCAGGTAGAGCTGAACGTTCAAGAGTCTGTCGGTCATTTCTTAGCGTCTCCTTTTGGTCCGGCTGGCTTTGGCATCCAGTGCGTCGGCTCGGGATCGGAGCTGCAATGCGAATTATTCACGAACCAGACTTTTCGACATCCTTCCGAGATCGGCGAATATCGGCCTATGCCGACTGTTAGGCCGCCATTAAACTTGCTACGATTGATAAAAACGAGCACCTCAGTCCCATCCTTTGGCGCTTCGGAAATCGGCCTCCACTCCGTCGCGGCGCGGAGAGAGTCGAGTTCGTCTGCCATGTCGCAAAGAATACCAGAAGCCACTTTTTCGCCATCTACAAACAATCCCTGGGCACGGCTACGTGCTTCATTCGTGTCGATCACTTCGCACCTCCGGTGAGTTTGTCAATCTCGGCCAAAAGGAACCGCCCATCATCCGCGTCAAGGCTACCAAATCTGTGTAAGTGCGTCCCGTCGAGCATTGGGCTTTCGAGTCGTTCGGCGAGGACTTGACGTATCCGCTCCAGTCGAGATGGGTCGCTGGGCGAATGGCTACGTGAAATTTCGTTTTTTTCGCCCACGTTCATTTCTCCTTCAGTTGGCGGACGATATTTACTGCTTGTCTGAACGTCAAAGCCTTATGACTCCACCACTTCGCAGCTAGTTCATTTTCGGACACTGACGATGCGTACTCAGCGGCGCGTTTTTCCAGTGCCTTCGCCGCCTCCTCCAGAACGTCGGCGCGGGCGGCAGTGATTTCCGACAAAACAAATGTGGTTAGGCCAAGCATCGCTCTTTGAATGCCAACCACCTCAACCAACTTTCGAAAGTTCTTCCCTTCGCTATCATGCTTGGCTTCATTGACCGCTTTCATGAAGCTGGAAATGGCATCGCCAACTCGTTTTTCCGCAGTTGTTTCAGGCGTCGGCATTGTGTTGCTCCTTTGTGGCCGCACTCATGCGGGAGAGCAGGCAGTCGGGCGAGTGTTTTGGGGATTCGTCGCGCCACCATCTGGACCGGCACAGACAACACTCGCTGCCGATGACTTCGTGTTGATTCGGCCTGGTTTGCATCCAAATATCCTTGATCGCAACCAAGTCGAGAGCTTCCGCAATCTCCGCATCCAAGCTGACCAGTAAATCGGCGCGGTTGTGACAACTACATTTGCAAAAGTCCGGGAGCATCGCTCCGGGCCAGTGGTTGATTCGCTCGCTGGGGCGGTGGTGGCAGGAGGGGCAGGTCACGGTGTCTCCGATGCTGGTTTGATGGTGGCGACTACACGCCAGCCCCGCCATCAAGTGTCATTGTCGATGATCGAATTATTTCGCCGATCTCTTCGAGATTCTCAAAGAACTTGAAAGAATCGCCGTCGCGAGGATCAGGCTTGTATCCTTCCGGCCACAAGCAAAAAGAGCCATCGTAAACACCGCCCTGAAGACCTACCTTTTTGCAGTTCTTCAATGCCATCTCTAAGCGGATCGCGGCGCTGCGCTGATTTTGTTTTGGAAGTGGCACACTTCACCTACTTTCCGTTTCTGGCTTGTGTTTCCCGCATCCTTCTGACCGGTAAAACTCGCCGTCATCGTACCGTGTCGATCCACACTCGAATTCGTAGGTGCCAAGCTCCTCGGTCGGCAAATGCTCCTGGAAGGTGCAGGGCGAGGCACAGTGGGGGCAGGTCATTTAATTGGCTTTCTGAGGTAGGGATACATATCCATTGCGGCTATGAACTTTTCCGTAATAGAAGCGTCCATTTCTCTCAGCAACTCGGCCAGTCTTACATCTTGCTGGGCCGATTTGACTGCCCTCTTTTTCTTCGGATTCAAACTCAGCAATTCGTTCCTTGCCGACTGCATGACATTTAGAACATAAACAAATTTATCAACGCCTTCCTGACTCATGGCGTCTCCTTTTCTGGCCTGTGTACGCATTCGATAGCGGCGGGTTTTTCTGCCTTCATACCAGCCGCACTCCTCGCAGTTCCACGGCCCATATTGAACACCTACGCCAATATCAACTTCATCGCGCCAGCACTGGCCGTTGCATTGCGGGCAATTCATCGTCACTTCCTCCGTCCTTTCGTTTCCCACATTCATCCGACTGGTAAAACCCGCCGTCATCGTACCGTGCCGATCCGCACTCGAATTCGTAGGTGCCCATCTCCTCGGTCGGCAAATGCTCCTGAAAGGTGCAGGGCGAGGCACAGTGGGGGCAGGTCATTTCCACACCCTTCCGCAGAAGTATCCGAAATTAAAACTAGTCAAGTTGTAACTCCGGCTCATTCTGTCAGCTTGGACGCGAATGGTCGCGATCTTCTCCTTGCATCGCCGGCATTTCTGCTTGTCGAAGTGCGACGGATATTCAGACTTTCGATGGTTTGTGCTCATCCCTTCGTCTCCGTGGATGCGAGAGCAGCGCGAGCGCTGCGACACATCGGACATGCGACAAGCTGAGGGGTTTGATGATATTCCGTTACTTTGCCAGTCCCGCCGCATTCACGGCATCCGCCGATCATTACTGAGAGTGCCGCCCGCAGCTTCTCATTCTCGTCGGTGAGGCGCTTGTGGTTGTTGACAGAATCCCTGATGATCTTGGCATTGTCAGGCGGCATGCTTTGCAAGCCAATCTCCCGATCTGCCATATGAGCAATCAAAACACCGTTCTTGTCGCGAACGTCTATTCCGTCCACGAAAACGTCAAGCTGCCACGGTATCGGCGCGTGTTTCACTTCTTCCGTCATCGCTTCCTCGCTTTCAGGGGTTCGATATGCCGTCATTCTACTACCGCGGCTTGACGCCGTAACAGAAATTGGGTAAAGTTTTGTGATGAAAGAGTGTACACTTATCGAAGTCCACACGCCTGGCGCTGAGGTCAGGATTGGCGATCTGGTCGCCGTAGTCTGCGGCATCTCGATCAAAGGGCCGGCCGACAATCCGCACGTCGCTTACGAAATCGCATGGTGGGATGGCTCGACTCGGCATTCGCAGTGGGTTCAGGAATTCGAGATCGCGGCAAGTGCAAACGGTCGTAGAATGGCGATTGGATTCATGAAACAGGAGTGATTGTGGACGCATCAGAACTGCCGACTGACACCATTACGCACATTGCCGGGCCACGCATGGACATGGCAGGCAGAATTATCCAACGATGCGTTGTGTGCGGACAAAAACTAGCGGACAGCCAAAACCGTATGGAACTGGCGAATCCTGATGGCAACGTGTCGACGTTCCCGACATGGGAGCCTGGCGCTCTTGTTCAAATCGAGTCTGGCAATCCGACCAGATATTCGGTGATCGAGGACGACGGCGGCAAGATCGGACCTGATTACTGCATAAATTGGGAGTGACCATGACCGAGCAAGCAGCTGGGAAGAAAGTTGAAATACCGGATTACATGGTTGACGGTCAGCCATTCCACGCATCGCACGTGATCGCATTGGCGCAGCGCCACATGCGCGAAGAGAACTGGTGGCCCGCACCAGGCGATTCGATCCCGCAGTATTTGCGGAAGCGAGGCCATGTCGTGATCCGTGGCCATGAGCATGCGGCGGCGCTTGCCGGCGAAGAGCCGCGGGAGATCATTTGATACCCGAAGTCTGCCAAAACTGTCACTCTTCCAAGCTCTTCAGTACCGTGGACCTGGCGTTTCAGGAAGAATACGGTCTCGAGTCTGATCGTTGGCTGTGCGTCGCCTGCGGCGCCAAGGGAGAGTCGATCGCCATGAACTTCGCTGCTCGTCACAAACCGCCAGTCAATCCAGCAGCGGTTGCGCTGGCGATCATAATCGCCTTGCTGCTGGCGTGTATCTTGTCATCGAATTGAAAGATTTCCTGTAACAAATTCCTTTCAACTTTGATATCTAGGAGTCGCCGCATGTCCGGTACGTTTGGGGCTTTACGTATAGAGACGTTGGAGTGTCTGTTCGACACGCTCATCATCAAGCGCGATGCCGCGCCCGACGAGACGCCTGGCGGCGTTCTGCTTCCCGACGACGCGAAGGAAAAGCCGAAGACCGGCACCGTCGTTCGCTGTGGGCCTGGGCTGATTCACGAGAAGACCGGGGAGCGCATTCCGATGGGCGTTTCGGTCGGTGATCGAATCTGCTTCAAGCCATTCATTGGCCAGACGTTTCAGGACGCGGATGGCAAGTCGTTCGAGATTTCGAAGATCGAGCAGGTGTTGGCAAGAATCGAGTGACGCATGGGCTTACGCAAATCAGCAGATGGCATCCTTGACGATTTGGAAGGGAAAGAGTAATGATTGTCAACGCCTATATCCAGTCCGGCCGCATGGTCGCATCGGCATACACAAAGCCAGCCATGCGCGAAAAACGCGCCGTTCTCTTATGGCATGACACACGAGATTGTGGCGGCGTCTATGATTTGCTGCAAAGCTGGATGCGTGCAGTCTGCTTGGAGCAAGGGCCGACCGCGTGCGTCTCATTTCGGATTGAACCACCTCCGCTGATATCAGACAATGGTTGAGTGCGCGGTAGTAGAATGACGGAAACGCAAGGAACAAGATATGCTTCTCATCAAAGATTTCCCGGTTTTTCGTGCAAACTTCGGCGTGTCGCTTGCTGGCTTTGATCTCAAGGAAATCGTTGGGCGATTCCCAGAGCAGGCTCCGGGCTCGGTGCCGGTTGTCACAAAGTGCCATGCGACAATCGGCTTTGTGGATTCGCTGCGATACGCTGATGACGGCTCTGTGCTGGCCCATTTGCAGATTGAGAATTGCGGCGAGCTATTGGCGACAGTTTTGGCAGGTTGCGCCGATTTCAGCGGCTTTGTTCCAAATCCTGAAGTCAAGATTCTGCCGAAGGCGCACTTGAGCAAGCTGCAAATCTTGGAAGCTCCAAAACCGATTGGTGGGATGAAAAGCGGGAAGCCGCATCCTCCGAGCCCTAGCGACGATTTTACCATGCCAGCGAGAAGTTCTGCAAGCAGTTAAGAGCCGCTATCTGCAAACGGAGATTGCGTAATGCTGAAGGACCGAGGCGACAAAGAAGACCACGACAAGGGCGGTCCATACTCCGCCGCTCACGAACTCATTGAGGTCGAGTCGCGGACGGCCGAGACTCGCGACCTCAAGCCAAACGATACCATCCTGCGCAAGTACGGCTTCGCCATTTACAGCAGGCCCAAGGGCAAGGAACCGACGTGGATCAAGAATGGCAAGCTGTACGATGAGGGCTGCGCTCTTGAAATCTGCGAACAAATCATGGCCAAGAACCCGGTGAACAAGAGCGACGTCCAGAAGAAAGCCAAAGACGAAGGCTGAATCTCACCTCTTTACAACTCCCCGTCGTAGAATATTCGCATCACCACCATGAGGGGGTTTCATGGCCAAGTGCGACGGTAAATGCCGATACTCCAAGAGACTGGCCAAGATGATGGCCAGTCGGCAGTCCAAGATCGCTGGTTGGCGCATCGACTGGTATCGGTGCCCGAATCGCGATCCGGACGGGAGCATTCATTATCACATTGGTTCGCACGATGTCAAACACCCAGTGTGGGTCGCGTTTGTGATTGCGTTTCGTGAGATTTTATCCGAACCAGAAGAATTGGGGGCCGCGGCATGATCGGTTGCATGAAGAAACTGAAGATAGTCATGGAGCCTGAAAAAGGCAGTTCGATCGTTGATTGTGCGAAAGAGGCCCTTCGTCCGTGCATCGAGCACGACTCGCCGATTGAATTCATGTTTAACGGCACACCGTATCGAGTCGATCCGAAGGATTTTCGTGCCTGCATAAAGGAGATTGGCAAGTGAACATCATTCGCTCGGCTCGCAAGAACCCGCTTCGCAATTACATCGTCCCAGGGCTGACGAGCTGGCTTGTCAAGGATCGCGAGAACGACAACGACGTCTGCATTCGCATGTTCGAGATGGAGCGTGAGTTTGTGTGGCAAGTAACGCCGCACTCCCATCGGTTCGACTTCGAATGCGTGGTGCTGGAAGGGCAGGTTCTAAACACGATCTACGTCGATCCGGAAGTAGAGATGGCCAAGCATAGGTTTTACGGAACCGAGCCAGATTTATATCGGCAGACCGACCTCGTTTACCTTGGCAAGCCAGGCCAGTATCGCCTTGGCGCGCAAATCCAAGTGTCGATGTGCATCCGCACGTCTCTCTACGAACAGGGACAGACGTATCGTATGGATGCTGACCAGATTCACTCGATTCGCTTTTCCAAGGGGACGCAGGTCTTGTTCTTCGAAGGACCGATCAAGACGAACAAGAGCGTGTACTTGGAACCGATCGTGAACGGCCAGACCATCGAAACGATGAAGGTCGAGCCGTGGATGTTCCTGAAGGAAGGTGAGCGATGAGCGACGAAGCAGCCAAAGAAATCGTTGAAATTCCGCTCGATAAGGGGCTCGGTCTTCTGGCGCCAGGAGTCAAGCAGCTGTTCGGCATTGACCCGAGCAGTTTTGTTGCGCGGTACGAGCGCCAAGCCGATGGCGAGTTGGAGTATCTCGGCATCTTCCAGAATCCGGGCGGCAGCCAGCGTTGCGACGCGATGACGCCGGAGCAGTTCGAGGCCGCGATGCGGCAGCTTTGCTTTGGAGCAACATCAAGTAAAGCAATAGACAGACCAGCGGCCGACGCCTTAATGTGCCAGTGCTTAAGAGAGATTGGTTATGGTGCTGGCGTGGAGATATTCGAGAAAGCTCATAAATCTCACCGTGTTGGAGAATGACAATGGCTGTCGAACTGAAATCGCTGAAAGAAGTGGAAGCCGAATTGGCCGCTGATGGCAAGCCGTGGGCGGCGATGCAGGTAAGCATGGCCCGGCAGGAACTGGAATCGCTTCGTGTCAAGGTTGAAGACCTGGGCAGAAAGCTCGGCATTCGAAGGGGTGACGCATGAGCAGGCGAGCTAAACTGTGGATGTATCTGATCTAATTCTGAAGCGGCCATATCACTACGATCCAGACTGATGATTACACACGAATCATTTCTGCGCACGATCATCGACGAGCCTGATAACGACGGCCCGCGCATGGTCTACTCCGACTGGCTCGAAGAACAGGGCGATCCGCGTGGCGAGTTCATTCGCATCCAGTGCGAGATCGCACGCACGTTCCCCGGCGTCGCCGCAAATCCGGACTTTGACGAAAAACAGCTTGTTCAATTCGAGCGTGATGCGCCAGCCGCCGTCAAGCCAATTCCGGGGTGGCAGCGAACGATCGAGATGCGTAAGCGCGAGCACGAATTGCTGGCGCTGGTTCCAGAAGAGATTGGCGGCAAGCCAAACAAGAGACAGCTATCCGATCTATGGATTCCACCTTCAATCAAAGACTGCATGACTTCGCCGGCCGTGACAATGGACGGCATCGAAGTGAATCCAAGTGAAGTCAAGTTCCACCGCGGCTTCATTCGTGACATCGCCTGCTCGTGGGAGTCGTGGCTGTCACGATACAAGGACATCCTCGCGAGCACGCCGCTGAGGCGGGTGAAGTTCACGACCGAATTGCCGAACCCTTCTTTGTGGACCGACGATAGGTTTGAGACTTTCATTGGTTTCCGTGACAGCAACAACAATGGGATTTTTTGTGTCAACGCCAAGGATATGACAGCAGACGCGATGAAAATTCTGCGAGCGCGTCTTGCGCCGGAGTGGCACTCATTCTGCACGCGACAGATACTCAAGAAGAATTGGCCTGGAATCAAGTTCGAGCTTTATGAGCCACGGCTCCTGCCATTAATATGCAGATTCAGGATGGCGAGTATCTGATCGAATCTGGCGAGTCGTTGCTGGCTGGAGACTATATCACCGGAGATTCGGAACGACGAGTCGTTCGAGCGGAATCACGCGGACGCGACGCGGCGATTGGCGTTTGCCTGCAAAACGTCGCAATCAGAGGTATTGCTCGCGTTCGACTGTGGGGCGGCGCTTGGTCGCCAACTAGTGGGCTTGAGTTTGGTCCGATATTAATTGTGTTTCGCGGCGAAAACTATTCAGAACTTAATCACAACTGGCTGGAAGTACTGATTACGCCGTCCATGCTCGCCCTCAACGGCCGGAAGTGGAAAGACGCTTCGGTCTCGGCTCAGATATGGCCCGTGGCAGTAGGCCAGCAAGGCGAAATCATTAACGTTGATGCGTCCATTCGGCGAAATGGCCGTCGCCAACCGCCCACTGTGCGGATTCAGATTCCGTACACGATCACGTCGTCGTTGCGAGAGAACGAGTATCGGGTGCGCATCGCCATTCGCTTCACGGATGGGACTGGCGAACAGCTTCCTGACGTGCCGCTACGCGTGTACGATAGACAAAGCGTATACGATGTTCCCGATCCGGAGGCGGAAGCGTGAAGAATACGGGCGTGAATAAGTTCGCGGTCGTATAATGCCGGTGTCAGGCGTTTTCAATCCCCTGAGACGCCTGATACATTCTGTCCGGGGTCGGCTCGAGAGGCAGGCGAGCCGACCCTACTATGTTTGTCTCCATAGCGAGGACCATGTCGATGAACCCGGAAAAGCGCAAAGAGATCGCGGCACGAGCCGCGGCAAGTCGCCAACAACCGAAAACACAGGCATCGGGCTGCAAAATCAACGGCCCGGCGTGCGAGGCTGTGGCCAAAATCGTGAAACAGAAGACGCTCGTCAAGCTGCCGTGCGGGCACGAATTCCCGCCGCAGAACCTGCCCAAGTGCGGTGCCTGCCGGGACAAGGATCGCAAGGCCAAGAACGAGAAGAACAGGGCCAAGATGGCTGCTAAGCTCGCCGCAGGCCAAGGAAATCCCGAGAAGGACGGCCAGCACAAGCTCAAGGGCCGTCTTCCCGACAAGGCGAAGTATATTTGCGACTATGATTCCGAGGCCCAGGAATGGTCTGGGACGCTTTATGTGTCCGGTCAGACGTTCATGGCCAAAGCGAGCGGGTTGTTTCGGCTGGAGAAGCAACTGGACGAGCAATACCGTGCTTGGCTTGCCTCCACGAGAGCGGAAATGGCAGAATTGGCGTCATGAGAGACCATGCGCAGCTCGGTTGGTACGGAAAGGACCAATTATGAAGATCAGCAAGCGATCTTGGCATATTCGCTACTTGCGTTTCTGGGGCGTTGAATTCGAGAAGCTCCCTAAGAGCCTTTGCGGCTACTTCTGGACCCTGTGTCTTCATTTGACGATTGTTCCGGCGTTCATGGTGATGACGTCGCCAATTTGGATTCCTATTGTTGCTTTAGGGGCAATGCTTGCTTGGCTCGAAGAAAAAGAGGCTGCGCGAAAAGCCAAACAAGAACTGATCCCGAAATCGCCGAGAGGGCCAAGGACGCTACTGGGCGCATGGCTGAAGGCCAAGAAAGAAAAGGTCTGTCCAATTATCGAATGGAGCGATGAGTGATGGCCAGTCAGCGTTTGACCGATATGCCAGCCGAGGAGCAGCGAGAGCTAAAAAAGGCTCTCAAAGAGGCGATCGAAGCGCTGCTTCCGCCAGGCCGAGCGGGCGGCAAGTGCCCATATCTCATGGTCCTCTGCGATTACCCAGCGCCCGATGCCGATCCTTTCACGCCGTATACGTGGACGCTGATTGGCAATGTCGTTGACGAGACCGGGCTGGCGATACTTGAAGAAGCGCACGCTCGCTTGAAGCAGCTGCTCAGCATGCAGGCCATGCAAGCGGCAGACAAAAACGAACCGGAGACGCCGCCATCAGAGCCATCGACGACGAGTTCCTGAAGGCATGCCGAACGCCAGGTCCATGCCAATACTGCGGTGTGCAGTGTTCAAAGCGCGAGCCGCACCATCTTCGAACTCGCGGGTTCAGGGCTGGAACACGCGTTGATGTATATTGGTGCGTGATGGCGCTTGGCTGCCACAAGGGCTGGGAATGCAAGTGCCATCGTGGGCGCCATGCCATAAAGCCAAACCCGACGAACCAGCAGATGCTCAAGAAGCAAGCCGAGATTCTTGGCTGTGTTCCTGACGACATCGAGGTTGCGTTCAACTGTTTTCGTGAGCTCGACAAGCGAGCCGAGCCGGCCGACGTTGAGACGTTCATGTTCGAGTGGGGCGATACGCTTAGCGACAAGGCGAAGCAGTTTGTGCGCGAGGCGTATGCGGTGGCGAGGAAAGAAAAATGAGCGAGTGGGCACCCAAAACGCCGCCAGTCGAAGAATGTGGGCTCATTCTTTGCATCGGCGGGCCTCGTGACGGCTTGAGAATCGTATTGAACGATTATTGTGTTTTTCGAGGATACGTTCAGCTTCTGCCGAGGCCAAGATTCGCATTCGACGATTCCGATCTTACCTACACAACAGCATGGTATCGTCTGGAAAAAATTACCTGCACTGATCGAGTGTTCAATATTTTGGTTCATGATGGCATGACGTGCGAGGAAGCATTCATGAGGCTTTTCGACAGATATCCTACCGAGCCACAGTGAGAGCCCGCGTGCGTAACGCGAGCGTCGGTCGCGGGCGACGTTCTGGAGAGAATCCGTCGCCCGCCACATTTTTAGGAGAGTATTCGTGAGCGACTTCGATATCCGCAAAATCGACTTGGCCAAACTCAATAGCCTGACCAAGTACCCGTCGATTCCGACGTACCACGAACTTGGCGACCGCGGCACGCTGAAGGATGTCGTCGGCGTTCAGTTCGACGGCGCGGCGATCGTAACTGAGAAGGTTGACGGCACCAGCGGCAGAGTCATCTGCTGCCCGGATGGAACAATGATCGTCGGCAGCCGCGAGGAACTTTTGTGGGCTCGCGGCGATTTGATTGAGAACACGACGCTGCGGATCGTTGAGTCTGTCAAGCCGTACATGGAAAACATCAGGGCGCAGTCGTATCCGAACATCAATAAAATCGTCGTCCACTTCTTCGAAGTCTATGGAGCCAAGGTGTCGCCTGGGAAAGCGTCGAAGAATTACACGGCGGGCGACGCGACCGGCTGCCGCTTGTTCGACGTGGCCGTGCTCGTGGATAGTACATGGCAAAAGGTTATGGCGATGGACCGTTCGGAAATATCGCACTGGCGAGAGGGCGGCGGTCAGCATTTCGTGTCGATGGAAGTTTTACGCGAGGCCAGCTTCCTGACTTCAATGCCATGCGTCCCAAACCGTGGCTTCTGCACGCCACCAGCAACGATTGACGAAGCCGTCCAGTTGATGCGAGAATACTGGGAAAGCAAGTGTCCTCTCGACACGGGCTTATCTGGCCACTGCGAAGGCATCGTCATCCGTTCATCGGATCGCAAGAAGATCGCCAAGCTCCGTTTCGAGGACTATGAAAAGACTATCAAAGCACGAGAAAGGGTCTCGAAGTGAGCCTGGTCGATACCAACGCAAGGTGCCACTGCGGCGCCAAAGCAACGACAATCGTGATCGAAACCGATGCTCGGAGCGAGCGAGTTCATACTTCGCATTACTGTTGGCGGCATGATCCGAGCGGCGAGTATCAGCTGCGACAACGGATAGCCAACGAAATTAAACTGAAACAAGAACAACACGACCCAAGGTGGTGATTAGTGGCTACGGAAAGAATGGCGATAGCCAAGGAGCGTCGCCGGTAAACTCGCAAGTTCGTGAGCAAGAACATCGGCGCGATGATGTCGGCTCCGCGTGCGAATCGTCCGTCGAACAACAGGATCCGCGAGCAGCTGTTGATGATGGTCAAGATGAACTTCGAAAACAAAGGCGAAGTTCCGTACATGAGCATCGACATTGACTGGGACGTTGTTCGCGATCTGCTTCACCCGAGCGTGGCGTCGCCCAGGCGTCCGATCAAGCGTAAGGCGAAGCGTCTCTCTGCGGGATGGGGGAATTTACTCACACCAAACGGATTCCGAAAGTAGGCCAGGCATGGGCATTATTCGATCAGCCAAGCGGGAAATGAAGAAGCGCCAAAAGGCATCATTTCTATTCCGCGGCACAGCCGAGTTCCGGGCCAAGGTACGCCGAGCGCGGACATCGAAGCAGAGCCGAAACGACATGACGATTGTGGTTGGTGGACAAAAGCCCACCGCCTGATGCTACAATGCGGGGAGAAAGGAATTTCCCCTATGACAGCACTTCTCAAGCTCATTTTCTTGACACTTTGTCTGCCCATTCTCGACCAGGGTCCGACGCCAGCGGTTCAATCCGACTCTGACCGATTCAGGATCACCGCAGTCGAAGCCAAGCGCAATTACGAATTCGCTCTGGAGCACTATAATTGGTGCCAACAAAACGTGCCGAATACGTTATGGGAGCGGCAAGCGCAGTATTGCTATCAAGCGTGGGATGCGTTGGACAATGTCAAGAGATTCTGTTTTGAAGTGCACGAAGAGCGTATGATTCCAGTAAACTTGGAGAGGCTGCGAGACTTGCTCGGTCAGGACGCATGGGCTATCGGTCGCATGCCGCCGCCTGCTCCCTATTGGTACTTCCAAGAGAAATCTCGCTGACCAGTTTCGATATGCCGTTGTGAATCCCATTCATGGCCGCGCGGATCGAACTTTCAGTCTCTTTGTTCAAATCCTTCCATGTATCCAGCGCCGTCTGCCAATCCTTTTTGTGCTTGAGAAGGTGGCCTTGGATGTCGGCCATTGAAGTCTGCTCTCGCATGCACTCAGCGAACTCTTTTGACCAGTGATGGTCGATGCTCGGGTAGAATCGCTGGAAGATTCTGGCCGCTTGGATCTTGTCTGCGTAACCGAACTCCAAATCAACATCGGCACGACCAGGTCGGATCAATGCTGGATCTAGTTTGGCTTTGTGGTTCGTCGTCATGAAGAGTAGCCGGCCTTCGGTTGCGGCCACGCCGTCGATCGCGTTCAGAATGCCGCTGAATGTGATACTCGTTTTGTCCTTCGTCTCGCCTTCATGATTGATGTCGCGAGAAGTGAATATGGCGTCGATGTCTTCAAGCAGAACGACCGCCCCAGTTGGAACCTGACCCATGAGCGAACTCAAGTCGCTATCGCCAATCATACGATCGCCTAGATTTAGCATGTAAACGTCGAGCCCGAGCGTGCCGGCAATAGCAACGACAGTCGATGTCTTGCCTGAACCCGGAACGCCGTGGAAAAGATAGCCGCGGCGGTACGGGATGCCAAGATTGTGATACCACCTCTTGCTCTCGATAAACTCTTTCGCGTCAGCCACGAGACTGTCGAGCATTCCATCGGGCAGAATCACAGACTCCTGTGGCCGAATCCGTCGTTGCGTCGGTCGCTGCCAATAACTGCCGGTTGACGATATGACCAGCGTCTCTTCGCCATCGCTTGGAAGTGCCATCTCCATTGCGTCTTGGATGATTTGGCGAATGACCTTTTGGCTGCGCCCGAAGGCCCAGATGCTGAACGTTTCTCGTTGAAAACGACCATCTCCGCCAGTTCCTTTGCCCGGCGTATCGCCAGACATGCGGCTAAGCCAAATCAGACGTTTTTTGTAGAAGAATACATGCTGGCCAATCGACGGCGTGAAAATCAAACGCGGCCGTCGCTTCTTGGCGGCACCAACCGCCGCTCCTATTTCGCATGGTCCATCGTCGGCATCGTCACGGTTGTAAGTCGAGATCGTGATATGTCGTGATCGCTTGCTGTATGGCTGAAGATCAAGCCACAGTGAAATCCAGTTGAACGCTTGGTCCGTATTCTTGACGTCTCCAGTAACGCCGGAGTGGCGCCAAAACCAATCCTTCACCTTTCCAGGAATGTTTCGGCAGTAAGCCAATATTCCAGCGATAATCGTCGTGGCCACAAGGCTGACGGTCAACTGGTTTCCGATCATAGAAGGATCAAATGGCATTCAGTCTCCAATTTCGACTTCACCATACATCAAATCCACGGAGTCTTCTTTGCGACTCGAAAAATACTTCTCCAGCTCGTCGCGCAGCCCGATGCGATCCGGATTGAGTTGGTACACGCCAAACGAGTCGCGGTAAATATCCGTCATCGGATCGTATTGCTGCCGAGCGATGATATGCTGGCGCTCCCCGTAAAATCGGCGACGCTTGGATCCATGCCAGTGGTGAATGGCGTAGCAATCGACATAGCCAATGTTCTGCTTGCACGCGCGGAGCGCGCGATCTTGCCAGGCCGCGATCATTTCTCGGTAATGCGGATGACCACCAATCAACTCCGGGCGGTCCTTGCACAATTCCGAATGACCAACTAGGCCAAGAGTCATATAGTAGTCGGCGGACCCAAGCAAGCAAATGTCGATCATCCCGCCGACAGCATTGAAGGCGTCACGCCGGAATGCCCAGGCGAGGCCGACGGCACCTATGCCGCCACTCTGGCGACGGCCTTTCGAGCCCATCTTTAGCTCACAACCGCTGTCGCCACTATCGCCGCCGGCCGCTCCCATCTTCAATGCTGCCTCCAGCGAGCCTCCAGGCAGGCGATTGGTGCAGTATTTGTACGCGAAGCCGAACTCATGCGACAACGGCCGGTGGGAAGGCGAGACATTGGTGTACGAGCTGAAAGGCTGGACAAAGGCGTGGTGCTGAAGCGCGTGAATGACTTCAATGCCAAAGTCGCTTCTCGTGAATAGGACGTCGGCGTCGATCCATGCGCCGTATTTCCACGTCGGATCGAATTTCGACACGCACAAATTAATCTGATTTTCTTTGTGCCACAGCACGTGCCCAGTGCGCAGTTGGAGATGATTCGGATTCTGCGAGTTCGTGACTTCGAACGGTCGATCGCCGTAGGCCAGCTCGCAGACGTAGACTTCAAGATTCTGAAGTTTCGTCAGGTGCTGATAGCAGTCATTGAAAAGCGAGATGCGCGACCTGAAGCGATAGGGGTTGGAATACACCATCGCAACGTGAAGAGTCTGGTCCGGCGCCCAGCGGCGATGCGCGGCGGTGCCGTTCTGGTGATCGACGACGACCGAGGCTTGATGCGCAGCGTGATGGTGATCGTAATTAGCAGCTTCCATTCACGGCACTCTCTTGTATTGTGGATGCTTGTTGTTTTGGTAGCCTTACGCCGCATCGGCCGCAAAAATCCGCTACTTGCTTGTGGCCTTCTCGCTTGCATACGCATTCCGGGCAGGTGAAAACAATGCAATCGCCGACCGTGAATCGGTTCCAGCACTCAACGCATCGGACTGTGTATTCGCCAATGGGCATGTCAAGTTCCGCAACACAAAAACTTTTGACTACTGCTCGCACGAATCGCACTCGTCATCGTCCCACGACGAATCGTCGCCGTCATCCTCGTCGTCTGGCACCGGGCGAGCGTGTATCGAGACCATTTCAAACGCTCCGAAAAACGGCGGCGGTTCGACGCTATCGTACATTCGCTCTCGGACAACGGCACGGAGATCGACGCTCATGCCATATTCTCGATTGTCTTAGGCCGGCCGCGACCGAGTCAAGCCGGGGAGTCAAAGAGGTGTGGTCGCGGCCGGCATTCGCATGTAATTTTGTTCACTCCCCGGTTCAGAAATAGTAATCTCGCGCGGCTGAAGTGTCAAGCCCGCTTGCGCGGTCGTAGAATAGAAAGGAAAGGAGCGATTATGGACAAGTGCATGTGCCCTCATTGCGGCGAAGTCTTCGGTCGCCTTCTCGATAGCTTGATTCCGACGCACTCTTTCCCGAAACCGACACGAGCTGTCTGCCCAGGGTCAGGACAGGCACCGCGCAATCCAGACACTGATCGAAGGCCGCTATGGAAGGACGAGAATGCGCACGCGCTCGCGAACGTGCAAAAAGCCAAGCGTGACAACTTGGCTTTCACTTTTAACTCAGTCAAGAAGCCGATACCGCCGCAATGCTCTGCGATATTTCCCGCGGAGCGGCGCCGTACCGATCGACGTCGCCGAGTTATCGAGATCTTCTTCCCGCCAGAGGCAACACGGTACGACCGCCGCTTTCAGTTGCTCAAACGACTCGATAAGAGATCGTTCGTCTGGCACTGTGCAGATGACGAGATTCGGATGCGGTTGTGTTGGTTCGCCGAAGGCGTGAGTGGCAGCGATTGCGCCGTGGACTGCTTGAACTGTTCGAATTGGCTCGGGAAGGTCCGCCCTTACGAGCACGTAGACGTGTGCCAGTTTAACCTGCTCATCCATCTATAGCATGACACGATCCTCAAAGTGGATACTGATCGTAAAACACAAGAGCCCGGTGCATGAGTTGAACATGCGACCTACGGATTAAAATCCGCCGCTCTACACTGAGCTAACCGGGCTTAAGGGTCTGGGTTTGCAGCCCAGACCCGAAGAACCCTACTGTCAGGTCTTGCCTGATGCCAGGTTCTCGACCATTCGGGCACCGCACTGAAGGTCAAGTCATGCGAGGCCCAGAACCGGCAGCGGGATTTGAACCCGCGACAAGAACGTTTAGAGCGTTCCACTCTGGCCAGCTGAGTTATGCCGGTATCAGTCTTTCGCCATTCTACGACCGTTCCCAAAAATCGGCAAGTTCTTTCCGCTTTTCCTGACAGCGGGCCGTCATCCGTCGTAAGATGTTTGAACTGACCATCGTACAGCCATCGTAAACGCGCAAGCCTGAGCCCGCGCTCGGGATTGACGCCGCGCAGGTGTACAAGATATCATTTGTTGATTCGTCCGACACCGCCTCTCGAACCGGCGCTCGGATACGTCACGGGATAAGGATCAGAAACACATGACCAGCGACTGAATCCTTCCCAACTGCCGTCCTTGAGATCACCTTATCGTCTCCTGGAACGGGTTCGACAGTTGGGCGGGATTCTCTCGCTGGTCAAGAAGGCACACCCCAATGCCAAGGCCGACACTTTTTGAGCATCCCAAGTTTCACAGGCTCGTCCATGAGCTAAAACTTCCCAGGCCATACGTCCTTGGTCTTCTGGAGTTCCTTTGGCGTCCTGGATACGCATCTGGGAACCCGATTATTGGTGACGCAATCGACGTTGAACTGGTCGCCGAATGGCCGGGAACGCCGAACGCACTTGTAACGGAACTCGAAAAACTCCGTTTCATCGACCGTTTGGAAGATGGTCGTTATCAGATTCATGACCTCTTCGACCACGCTCCGGAGTATGTTTCGGAGCGAAGAAAGCGCGAAAACGAACGCAAAGTGGATAAGACTTGCGCTTTCTGTTCCGAAATATACCGAAACTCAGACCCAAGATCGACTTACTGTTCATCAAAGTGCAGGTCTGCGGCATGGAGAAAGTCGAATTGTGACGGAAATGACACGGAAAATCACGGAAAGAACGAACCGAGCGCAGGTGACGGAACGCAAACGGAAAATCACGGCGCTCTTACTCCCGCGCGCGCTCGCGCTCTTAAAGAAGAAGAAATACATCTTGCTGCGCAAGATGTCTGCTCGGAGCCGATCAAAGCATCGGCTGCCGAGCCGATGGCTGCCGGCGAGTCCCAAGAGTCGTCCAAGGTGGTGATGTCTTTCCCGGTGGTTGGCAAGAAGCCAAATAGCGGTTTGACGGAATGGCCTCTCACCGAGGCCAAGGTGGCGGAGTATCAAGAATCTTTTCCTGGAGTTGACGTGATGGTAGAATGCCGAAAGGCTCGCCAGTGGTGCATTGACAACCCAACGAAACGAAAGACTGTCCGTGGAATGCCAAAGTTTCTCAGCGGCTGGCTCGCGCGGCAACAAGACCGCGGATCGACTCCAGCGCTTCAAGTCCAAGCGACACCGAAACCGCAAGGCCCGAATGGTCCAGCGCCGGCAGGCAGATTTCTGACTCCAGATGAGGAAAAACACTATTCGGGAAAATTGGACGAAAATACGCAGCTCCCCTACTGGAAAATCTGCACATGGCCTGGGTATAAAGAAAAATGCACTTGGCCCTGGTGCGTCGAGCAGCGCCGAAAACTTGCCGAAGAAAATCAAAAAAGAGACGTAGCATGAATCCATTCGCTGACAAGTTGACACTAAAATTCGACGGCTCTTGCGAACCGCGCAATCCGGGCGGCGTGGCGACGTATGGATACGTCATCACGGCACCGGATGGCTCAATCGTCAAAGAGACCGGAGGACTCGTCTGCAAGGGCGCCGGCGCGACGAACAACGTGGCTGAATATTCAGCTCTCGGCTTCGCGTTGCGATTCCTTGGCGACGAGCAGTGGCTCGGCAGTCTCGATATTTTTGGCGACTCTCAACTGGTCATCAAACAACTCACCGGAGAATGGGCGTGCAACAAAGAACATCTGCAACGACTGCGCGCCAGATGTTTGGAGTTGCTCGATGTCGTCGCCAAGGGAAAATGGACGGCAACGTGGATACCGAGAGAGCAAAACAAACGGGCCGACAAGCATAGCCAAGAGGCTTATGAACGCGAGACGGGATTGACATATCCCGAGAGAAGGAAAAAAACAAAATGACGGATCAGGTGGGTTCAGCTATGCAAAGAGTGAATCTCGACAACATTCCAAAGTCACTGACAGAGCTACGTCAGTGGGTCGTCTGGAAAATGGCCAGGCGCTCTCCAGACGACAAAGAAGAAACAAAACTGCCGTTCCAAATTAATGGCGATTTTGCGGAAGCGGACAATCCCGAAACATGGTGTAGTTGGGGCTCGGCAAGATCGGCATATCAGTACGGCGATTACCGCGGCGTCGGATTCGAGTTCAGTGTCGATGATCCGTTTTGCGGTGTTGATTTGGACAAGTGCAGAAATCCAAAGACGGGCAAGGTCTCCGAATGGGCGAGAGAAATAATTCTGAAATTTGCGAGCTATGCCGAAGTCTCTCCGTCCGAAACTGGTGTCAAGATTTTCTGTCGTGGCAAATCGCCATTCGACCGCGGGCGAAAAAAGAAATTCCCGGAACTCGAAAAAGTCTGCGATGATCCGAAGGACGTTGCGATCGAAATCTACGATCAGCGGCGCTACTTCGCAGTCACCGGCTGGCGTTTGGGCGGCGTTCCGCACGAACCGACCGAGTGCCAGGAACATCTCGAATGGCTGAAGTCGAAATATTTCAATGACGATCCGAAACCAGTTCAAGACTTCCGGAGCGGCGATGCAGTCTTCGAACGCGCTCGCAAGTATCTCGAAAAACTGCCGGCCGCTGTAAGCGGCTCCAACGGCCACGGCGCCACATTCCACGCTGCCTGCGTTCTCGTTCTCGGCTTTGAATTATCCGAGAGCGAAGCGATGTCACTCATGCGAGAATACAATGCACGCTGCCAACCATCGTGGTCTGAACGTGAATTGGAACACAAAGTAAAATCGGCGTTTAAGCAACCAGGCCAGAGAGGGTTTCTTCGTAATTCGGCACCGGACAAATGGCAGGGTATTTCGGTGCCGGATTATGCTGCATCTCTGCCGCCCGAGCCGAAGACGACGACGTTGGTTGAAGCGACCAAGGGATACATCGAGTCGATTCGAAATGGGCAAGTTCCTCTCATCAGCACGAGCATTCCGGATTTGGATTTTGCGTTGAGTGGTGGACTTGAAAGAAGCGAAATGGTGATCTTCGCAGCCCGCCCTTCACATGGAAAATCACTTGCCGCATTGCAACTCGTCCACCATTGGACCGCAACGGGAATTCCATGTGCCATTGTGAGCGAAGAAATGTCGCCGATGATGCTCGGCAAGCGCACTTTGCACTTTGTCAGCGCTCTGCATCAAGAGCACTGGCATCACGAAATTTGCCAACTCGAACACGAGATCGCCCAGTACGAAACAACGCATGCGCCGTGTCCAATTTTCGAGTCATGCGGCACGGCACAAAAGGCAGTTGAATGTATCGAGCGATCGGTCGAAGAACATGGTGTTCGTTGCGCAGTGGTTGACTACGCGCAGCTTTTGCGATCGCCAGGTAAAACACGATACGAGCAGGTTACAAACACGAGTATCGCCCTTCGTCAGTTAGCCAATCGCTGCAAAATAACGCTGTTGGTTTTGTGCCAACTCAATCGCGAGATCGAGCACCGGCCTACATTCACGCCGACATTGGCTGACATTAAAGAAACCGGCCAGCTCGAGCAGGACGCTGACGTTGTCGTTGGATTGTCATGGCCGTACAAGATGAACACGGAGGAGCCGCCAGATAAATACCAATTCCACATTCTGAAAAATCGCAACCGAGGAATCCGAGAAGCGTGTGTCAATTGCCGACTGGTTGCTGACCGCCAGATGATCCTCGATCCGCATCCAGGCCAATTCGGAATCGAGGCCGCTCATCCGCACCAACAAGGCATTCAGTTCTAAAATTCCGTCTGCTTTCTCGCGTTCGTCGTAGAATGTTGGAAACGAAAGGAACTCGCATGCACACGCCTCTACCCGAGCTTGTCGAACAAAACCCGGTCTTGAACGGCGCACCGTTCCGAATTCGTGGGTGCGACGTGATCTCTCGCGACAAGGGCTGGCGGGTGAAAATCGACGGCCATTGGTTCGGGCCTTTTCAGAATTTCAACGCGGTCGATGACTATCTCGACGCGATCGAGAAAACTCAACGACAAGCGGCGTAAACCGGAGGACAACCGTGTTGGCTTTCATCGAAATATTCGAAATCGTTCTCGTCTTCATTCTTGGCTTGTTCTTTTTGACGCAGATCATCGTGCCGACGTGGAAGGGAAGCATGTGGTTCCCAAGTTTCCGCTCAGAGGTTCGATGGCTTGAAAAGAGATTGCGTCACGCGCGACTTCACAACGAAATCGCCGAAGAAAAGAAACGTCTAGCGCGATTAGAATTTCATAGCGAGACGCCAGAAGAAAGCGATTCCGATAGCGATATCGCGCCAACGATCCTGCCGACAAAACCAAAGAAACGTTCAACCAAAACCAAGGAGTGATTTGTGGAAGACCTGAATTTTCGTCGTATCGCTGCGATTATCGCGGCCGTGGTGATTGGAATTATTATCGTCGTCGCGGCGTTCTCAGTTGCGACCCACGTTGACGCGAGCGAGCTCGTCGTAAAGCAAAGTCCAGTGGCCGGCGACCTGACGTGGTACACCAGTCCTGGGATGAAGTACCAAGGATTCGGGAAGATCACGAAGTACAAGCGGCGATCGCAATTCTGGTTTTCGAGCAAGAATGACCAAGGCAAGCCGGAAGACGAGTCGATCGAGATTCGATTCAACGATGGCGGGCACGCGAACATTTCTGGCGGTATCTCGTGGGAGATGCCACTCGACGATGAGCATTTGACCGCGTGCCACCAAAAGTTCGGGTCGCAGGAGGCAATCGAGAAACAGCTCATCAAGACGGTTATTCAAAAATCCGTCTATATGACCGGGCCGCTCATGTCTTCGACAGAGAGTTACGCCGGCCGTCGCAATGAGCTGTTGCAAATTATCGAAGACCAGATTCAGAACGGCGTATATCTGACCAAGACCGTCGTGGAGGCGCAGAAAGACCCGATCACTGGAGTCGAGCGAAAGATCAGCGTCGTTCAGCTTGTCACAGGCCAAGATGGCAAGCCTCTTCGCGCTGAGGATTCGGCCCTCAAAGAATTTGGTATTCACGTTTTCAACCTCGCGATCAACGACATCAAGTACGAAGATCGAGTTGAAGAGCAAATCAAGCAGCAGCAGCAAGCGACGATGCAAGTTCAGCTTGCCATCGCCGAAGCGAAGCGCGCCGAGCAGCAGGTCATGACGACTCAGAAGGAAGGCGAATCTTCCGCAGCCAAAGCCGAGTGGGAGCAAAAGACGATCGCCGCCAAACTGGTTCAAGAAGCCAAAATGAAAAAGGAAGTTGCCGAGACCGAGGCGAACCAGAAGCTGCAAGTCGCTCAATTGGATGCCAAGGCAGCTGAAGAGTTTAAGAAAGCTGAAACTTCCCGCGGCGAAGGCGAAGCGAACCGTCGAAAAGCCGTGATGGCAGCTGACGGCGCACTAGAGAAAAAACTGGCCGCATGGGTCGAAGCACAGAAGGCGTATGCCGAGGCGATCGGCAAGGCAGGTGTTCCTCACATTGTCTTCGGAGCGGACGGGAAGGGCGGAGGCGCTTCGTCAGGAGTCCAACAGCTCATCGACATTTTGTCGGCCAAGACGGCGATGGACTTGGACCTGAACATGAAGGTCAAGAAGCCAGAACCGAAAAACGACCAGCAGCCTTGACGCCTCGTCGGGCTAGCGGAAAGCCATGACGCCTGCCAAAATGGCGTCATGGCGATCCCGCAGAAAAAACTCGATACACTTCGTCTCATCATCGCGGATCCAAAAACGGACCCGAAACTTCGCGCCGATGCTGAAGCATGTCTCGTCCGTGAGGCCACATTCGAAGAACGCTGTCCGTGGGCTTGCTACGAAGGCAGGCCGATCGAGTACGCGGAGCGCTTTCACGGCTTCCGCCTCACGCAAGATCAGAAGAAGATGTGCACGTATCTTCTTCAGCCGCCATATCGACTGCACGTTGACTCGGCCCACGGAGTTGGCAAATCGTGGCTGATGGCACTTCTGACAAACTGGTTTTTTGATACCTACGATCCAGGCGTCGCGATCACCACCGGCCCGAGCGACAAATCGGTTCGCCAAAACATCTGGGGTCGCGTTCGTGAGATGCGTCAGGACATCAAGAAGAAGATCGCCAACTATCCATTCGCGATGATGCCGAGCAGCCCCGAGATGAAGACTGGAGAGTCGCATTGGGCCGTTGGCCAGGTCGCAGCGAAAGCCGAAGCATTCCAGGGGAAACACTGGGAATATATGTTCTTCGGATTCGACGAGTCCGAGGGCTTGCCGGAGATTTATTTTGAGACCACCACGTCGATGTTCAAGTCGAATGGGAAGCATTTCTGGTTCTCGATTTGCAATCCGCTATCGACCAGCTCTCCGGTGTATCTGAACACGCAAAAGATCGACTACGTCGGCCAAATGCTTTGGCGGCTCATGTCCGTGTCGGCGTTGAATCACGACAACATCAAAATCCAGATGAACGATGAAGGCAACGACACCGGCGTTGACCCGCCGATACCAGGCGCTGTGACGCTCGACCAGATTGACGACTGGATCACGGAGTACGGCTGCGACAAACTTGGACAAGGCGAGAAGCCTCAGCCGGGCGACTTCCAGTGGCGACCCAAGAAAACTAACGCGTGCCCGGAATGCGGATTGATATTTCAAAATCCAGTGGGCGGAGTTTTCCCGAAGCACGGGCAATCGCCGACCAAGCCTGATGGCTGCGAAGGAACTGGGCTGATAGCCGGTAATTGGTGGCGCCCGTCAGGGCTTGCCGAATCACGCATTCTTGGACGGCGCCCGAGCCACGGCGTCGAGGGTATTTGGAGCTCTGCGCTCTGGGAGTATTGCGAGAATCGGACAGAAGAGACTGCGATCCCATTTCCGCTTGACGAATTCCCGGAGTTCGGCTGCTTTGTCGCAGGAACTCTTGTGGAAACAAAATCTGGTCCTGTGCCGATAGAACAACTGAATGCTGGCGACATGGTTCTGACGCGGCAGGGATACAAGCGAGTGAAGGCGGCTTTTTGCACCGGGATACAACAAACACACACCCTGGTCTGCGAAAACGGACAAACTCTGACTGGGACAGGTAATCATCCAATTTGGGACGGCCACGGGTGGAAATCTCTTGGTTCGTTGACGAATCATGATATAATTTACACATGGAAACCAGCGAATACGAATACATTGAATATGACGGAATTGTTTGGCATAGAAAACCGCAAGCGAAACGGATATGGGAGCGAAACTATTTCCGCGGATACATTCCAAGACGCGGCGATATTCCCAGACGAAAACACTATCCGCTCCATCGGTATGTTTGGGAAAAATTCAACGGGCCGATTCCGAAAAGCCTCTGCATCCACCATAAGGACGAAGACACGTCCAATAACGACATCACTAATCTCGAACTACTCACGCGATCAGAGCACAGTAAGATTCATTCGGACAACTGGCGAGTCGTCCGAACAAGTGAATGTGAATTTTGCGGAAAAGAGTATCAGCACATTAGTGTGCCGTCTCGATTCTGTTCCAACAAATGCAAATGCGCATGGCGAAGAAAAAACAAAGTTGACAATGAGACCAGAACATGCAGCGAATGCTCAGTTTCATTCTCGTGTTGCAAATACGAACCAGCCACAACTTGTTCCCGTTTCTGTACGAACAAGAAATCTTGGAAAACTCGAAGAGGTCTACAACATAACAGTTGAGGATTGTCACGAGTATTTCGCCAATGGTGTCCTCGTTCATAATTGTGACGTAGCTCGCTTTGGAGATGATGCAACTGGCTTCCACGGGCGCTGGGGCGGCGTCTCGCTGGTTCACGATCAGAAGTACGGATGGGACACAAACCAGATCGCCGGCCGACTCAAGGAAATGTGCGACGAGATGGCGCAGTTTGCAAACGCGGTGCGATTAGCAGCAGCGGTCAAGGCCGGCACGGAAAAGAACTTCAAGCCGTTCTATCCGCATCAATTTCCAGTCAAGATCGACTGCACTGGCGGCTGGGGCGGCGGCGTGCGCGACAAACGAGACAATTACAACTTCATCGAGATCAACTCATCCAGCACGGCCTATGCGGACTTGAAATATCCGAACATCCGTAGCGAGCTTTGGTTCCAAGTTGCCGAGAGGGCGCGGATGGGTCTTCTTGATTTGTCGCGGCTTGATGAGGCCGATCGGCAGGCGCTGAAGATCGAAGCGCTAGCGGTCAAATATTCGTTTGATTCGGCTGGAAGAAAGGTCGTCGAAAAGAAAGATGAGACGAAGAAAAGACTCAAACGATCTCCGGACAATGCCGACAGTTTTTGCCTAGCATTTTTGCATCACGGCCAAGCAGTTCCGCACATGGTCGGTCAAGAAATGACATCATCGCGCGGCGGACATGAAACTCTGGCGGCGAAGTTCGGAACGCTAGGGCGAGGCCCAAACTCAACTCGTGATCGCCACACGTTCGACTATGGCGCACAGCCGAAACCGGAACGCCGGTTCAAGACACTTGGAAGGCGTTAGATTTTACACTCGACACCAGAGTCAATTCCTCAACCTTGTAGTGCGTGCCGCTGCCAGAGTCGCCTTGGCAACCTTCGCTCCAGCACTCGCCCTTGACGCAATAAATACCACCGCCGAGATGGTCGGACGGCCGATAGGTATGCTCGTGCCCTTTCGGGCACCGAACGGTAACACCGATGGCGACTTGTTCGATCTTCATTTTTGGTTCACGCCTTCCCCGCTAAGAACAGCACCGTGCACGGATCGCAAAGGTAGCACCGATCGCCAGGCTCCAGCACCTTCCCATAAATCGCGATCATCTGCGCGTCGAGTTCGGTCTGATTCGTATCGCACGGGATCAACTGGTTGCACCGCGCGCACTTGAAGCCGACGATGCGTTGGCCAGTCCAGTTCTTGAACCGAAATAGCCGTCGCACATGCTCTTTCAGCTTGGCGAGTTCGTTTGACACTGCTTTGCCCCTCTACGCGTCATTTCCAGACCTAAAGACATAGTACCAAACCGGAAGGTTTTCGGACACCGAGACGCTATGTTTTGGCGAATAGCGACAACCTGCGTAATCCTTGGCGACGTAGCTCTCATCGGTTTTTATGACGTGCTCGCGAACAAGTACGGCGGCAATTCCGCCACGATCAGCCGTCAGTGCCTGAATACGTCTCTTGAAATTCCCGGATTCCGCTTCCTGATGTGTGCGCTATTTGGCGTGCTGATGGGCCATTTGTTCGTGTGGCGGCGGCCGGGATCAGAAACTCAGGATCAGGAATTGTTCGCGCTGGCGTTTTTCGTTGGCTTGCCGCTGCTCGTGATCTCGTTCGACTTGATTGCGATGTTGCTCGGAATGAATCCGCGGCCGATGCACGCGACGCGCTGCGTTAATGAGTGGCTGAGCCAGCGGCCATACATCGAAGTGTTTCTCGGCTACGTTTTCGGCGTGATGGTCGGGAACCGATTTTTAGCGCAGCACGTGTTTTGAATAGGAGTGTGGACTTTGTGTGTGGTCAGTATGGTCATGGACCATAAATGGGACGATTGGACCAGGAAATATGTCCAGCCGGTTACGCCGCCATCGCCGTATCAACCGTTCGTGACGCCGCCATTGCCAACGCCAGCGGAAATCGACGAATTTCGGCGGCTTCTTGAAAGAGCTCGTGAGTATGACAAACGAAATAACGAGCCAGATTGCGAACTTGAAAGCAAGCGACAAAAGTTGCGAGACCTAGCTGACATGCTCGGCGTGAAGATTGATTTTGTCTGAGTCCTGAGAGGGCTCGACGATGTCCGTCATGAACGAATATCGAGATGACAAAGATCAGATTTCGTTGTTCTGGGATGCGATGACGATCAGCACTGACGAGTTAATGAAGATGCTAAAGATCGGACATCGGGAACCACACAGACATCCGGTCTACAGGAATTACATCGCAGTCGGAACGCCGGTATTGCGATCGGGCTGGCTGCAACAGTGCTATCAAGAGGACGTCGGCCAATGCCAGAAGTTTCCCCCGTGAATCCCGCACCGACTCCAAGCCCGGTGCCATCCGCGACCGCCACGTTGCTGGACAAGGTCGTGCATGGCCTGGGCGTGTTCGCGCTCGTGACGCTGGTGACAATCGGCAACGAAGGCGTCAAGCATGCGACCGGAGCGGATTGGGAAAGCGCGGCCATCCAAGGCGCGATCGCCGCGCTCGTGACCTCTGGCGTGTCGTATGTTGGACTCCGAAACCGTTGACCAGCGGAGGCGATTCGATGGACCCGGAAGTCCTGAAGTTTGTCTGGCACATGCTGGTCGGTGTAGCGGGCGGCGGCGGTCTGGTTGCGGTTGGCGCTCGGTTTGTTCTCAAATATCGCCAGCAAACCAAGGACGAGCTCTCCAAGGTCTTGGCCGAACAGGCGCGCCAGATTCAGTCGTTATCGAAAGAGGCTGGCGAAGACCGGGTGGAGATGAGAGCCCGCATCACGCAGTTGGAAACGCAGATTGAACGATCGCGCCTTGAGCACAACGACTGTTTGCAGAAGCAGGCCGAGCTTCGCGCCGAATTGGTCGTCCAGAAGGACACCGTAGCGAAGATGCACGCCGAGAATCGTGAATTGATGCAGAAGATTTACACCGCAGTCACGCAACCGACAACCACCAAGTAACTGGAGTTTTGACAATGGCACCTCCCGCTAAGAAAAACAAAGACGCTGCGACGCCGAACAAACCGAGCGCTCCGTTCAAGCCGACATCGTTGACGGATAATACAGGCGGCACCGTCAGCAGCACGCTCGCTGCCACAGCTGTTGAAATGACGCAGTTGATGGCACCTCTTCAGTTGGCCGACATCGCTAACTCGGCGGCGTATGCGATCACGATCCCATTCAACTTCACGCTCGTATCAGCGTTGTGGCGAACTGGCAAGCCGGCGACGACCGGCTCCAAACTCGCCACGCTGACGTTATCGACGACGGGCGGCTCCTTGACGGGCGGCGTCATGGCGCTGACATCTGCCAATCAGACACCAGCTGGAGCCACCGTTGCCGCAACGGCTATTTCCGGAGCGAACGCGACGCAGGCGGCCGGCAGCTCGATCATCTTGACTGGAAGCAGCGTTACAAGTTTTGTTGAAGGCGATGGCGTCTGCGAACTTACGCTTATTAACAATGACCTCGCCAACACGCTCAGCTCTCTGGCTTCGAAAATCAATAAGATCGTTGACCAGCTGTGAGCGATTTATGAAACCAGCAGACCGGCGCAATCACGCGCCGGTCTTTTTTTTGAATTCCTATACCAGCCAATTCGTCTCGTCGTATAATGCCGGTTGTCCACCAACTTCGTGACACGGAGTAACTGACAATGAAGTTCCGTTTGAGCCTTCTCGCGCTATTCGTCGCCATCGCACCGATTTTCGCGGCCGATCCGCCAGCCCCAACTCCTGAACCGCCGGTATCTCCCGGAGTCACGGTCCCGCTCAATGCCACGGGCGTCCCAGGAGAGTGGATTCTCGTGCCGTTCACGATTCGCTCGGGTGGAACACCAGAGTTTCGCATTCTCGAGAGCGGACTTGCCGAGATCGACCTATCCAAGCTATTCCCAGACGATGTGGCCAAGAAGGCGACAGCCCATTTATTCAAGGCATCGCAGCCCGGCACGTACCACGTCGAAGTGCGGAACGCAAACGCCAGTGTTTTGAGCCCTATTGCGACAGTGACGATCAATGTCGTGCCGGTGAACGTCAATCCGAATCCGATTCCCGGTCCAATCAACCCGAATCCGACTCCGGTAAATCCGAATCCAGGCCCGTCGCCGCCTGTGGCCGACAAAACGGCCCAGCACCTGTTCGTGATTATCATCGAAGACATGGTCAAGCGCACTCCGCAGCAGGGCGCTGTCATGTATGACAAGGATTTCCGTCAGTGGATGCTCACGAGCGGCCACAAGATCGAGATTTACTCGAAAGGCGACAAGGATTTAAGCCCGACGCTCGCACAGTTCGCCGCGCAGATGCAAAGTCTGCTTCCGATCGTGATTGTGCTTGACGCGGACGCCTCTGGAACTCAAAAACCGCTCAAGTCATTCACGCTTCCGGCCACTGGAGCCGATTTGGAAGCGATGCTCAAGAATCTCGTGTCGAAATAACGCAAATCATCAAATGACCGTCAAATAAGAGGCTCAAATGGATAACGCTGTTCAACTTCCCGATGGTTCGCACGCCAAAATGGGCTGTGTCCGACCAGTTCACATTCGCTTCGGTGCCGTACCGATGTGGGCCGACAAGAATCCGGTCCTTGCCGAGAACGACTGCCCGGATCACGACGATTTAGCGCAGTTCTGCGAGCCGCCGAAGACCCAACACTATTCGAATTGCACAAACGCATCGCTGGCCTGGGGCGCGCAGGCGATTTTCAAGGCCAATGGCGTCGATTGCCCAGACCTGTCGATGTCGTTCCTCTACGCGCTCAACAACGGCGGGCGCGATCAAGGGGCAATGTGCCGTGACGTGATCGCGAGCTGGATGGCGAAGGGCTTGCCGCCAGCCAGCGTCGTTCCCGAGTCGCAGATTTTCACGCCACGCGGCGGCTTCTCACGAGCGGTCCTCGCCGCGGCTTTGCAATGGCAAGGATTTGAAGTGTACCAGTGCATGAACTGGGATGACGTGCGATCAGCTCTGGCCCGTCGTTTTATCGTGTATCACGGCTTCTCGCTCGGTCAGGCTTTCTTCCAGGCTCCGGAAGGCAAGGTTCCCGAGTTCGATGGCCAAGAGGTCAACGGCCATGCGCAGTGCTCTCGCGGTCTGACTCGTCGGTTCGGAGACTTGCGGACGATAACTCCGAACACCTGGGGATCGCAAGGATTCGGCGACAATGGCATCGGCTACATCCCCGAGAGCTATTTCGCTCCGACTCTTGGCGGTGATCCGAATCTGGATGCTTACGCGATTCGTTCGGCGGAAATGCCGAAAGCGCCAGACATTCAAGCGTGACAACAACCGTCGCGATGGGATGAGCATCGCGGCGATAAACATCCCGGCTTCGTTCTAGTCAATCGAACCGGGATTTTCTTTTTCTACCGTTCCTATCACTGGAGACCTTTTCAATGTCGAGTTCAGTTCCTCTTCTCGGTCAGCGTTGCGTGTTCATTGCGAACGCCAGCGACGTCGGCCGCGCACAGCACGGACACGTCTGCTATGTCAACGACGATAACACCGTCAACATCGCGTGCTTGACGTCTCGCGGAGCCGTCCAGGCGTTCGTGAACGTGAATTGCCACAAGGACGGCGACAAGCTGCCCGAGGATGCGTCGTTCTGCATCCTGCTTCCAGATCCGGCCGCTGAAGACGCGCACGACGCGATTGATTGCGTTCGGAAAATGCACCTTGAGGCCGTCAAAGCGGCCGAGGAAGCGAAGAAGAAACCGGCCGAGCCGGAGACCAAGTGATTTCAGGAAAAGCGTAATTCCCTGCTTGCAACCACGGGTCACGCTTCCCGAGTGTATCGGGATCAGCCGCATGGAGAATTCCCTCCAAGCGGCTTTTTCATGCGCTGAGTGGTCTTGCATACACCCATCACACTTCGTTATTCTTACCTGAAGTGAACACACGAACACTTCGGGGAAAGTCATGTCAGCACGTGGACTTGATCCAGAAAAGATAAAACAGATCGAAGAAATGCACCGGGCCGGCAAGACAAATCAAGAAATAAGGATCAAACTAAAGCTCTGCGAGAACACGGTCCTCAAGTACGTCCACGCCTTCGACGCGGGCGACGATCCTATCGCTCAGCACGACCGTAGAATCCAACAGCAGCGCGCAATTGAAGATCGTGTGAAGTCGATCAAGGAAATACACTTCCGCCAGTTCCTCGAAAAGTGCATCGCCGAACAAGTCCAGCCACTCGAAATACCTAAGAAGCCGAAAGAGCGACCATCGCGGCGCCGATCCTGCCGCGCGCACGAGCGATATCCGCTCTTGACGCTAACCGATTGGCACTATGAAGAGACCGTCAATCCGGAAGGCGTACTCGAGCTGAACCAGTATTCAATCTCGATCGCTTGCAAGCGAATCTGGCGAGTTGTCCACTCATGCCTTGATTGGAAACGCGACATGGAGGCGAGCGGCCGGTACGTGATGCCGGAGTTAGTCGTCGCGCTCATGGGCGACATGATGACCGGCACGCTGCACGGCCTGGAACGCCATTCCGGCGCGCAGAATATCGTGCGGGCAGCGCTGGGATGCGGCGACTTGATCTCGCTCGTGCTCGCTGATCTGGCCGCGGCATTCCCGCGGATCAAGGTTGTCGGCGTCGTCGGCAATCACGGGCGGTTGCCGGACGACAAGAAAGTGCCGACGAAAGACCCGACGCGCAGTTGGGATTTCCTCGCGTATCAGGTCGCGAAGAGGCGGCTTACCAACGTCAGTACCATTTCGTGGGATTTGCCGAACGCTTATGGCCGACTGTTTGATGTCGGCACGCATCCCTGTTATTTGGCTCACGGAAATTTCATTCAAAACAATCTCGGCATCGTAGGATATGGTGTACGCAGATTTTCTTCGGCATTGGCGAGCAATCTGAACGCGGCCGGCAAGTCGCTTCGGTACTGCTTCTTCGGTCACTGGCACCAGCAGAGCGCGGCGGAGTTCGCCGGCATGAGCACGTTCATCTGTCCGTCGCTCATCGGCACACAGGAGTATTCGTTCCTGTCGGGTGGGGCGGTTAATCGACCTGCTCAGCAGATGTATATCATGGATAGAGAACTCGGCCTTGTGTCCCAAGAGACTTTCTACGGAGATGGTCCAGAAACAAATCCTGGCTCATACCAACTGGAGCTTTGATCCATGCGAGCCGATTGGCTTCACGACGGACCAATTCTCGGCAAGAGCCGCATGTACTCCATGCTCGCGGCCGGCGCGTTCGGCAACACAATTCCGCAATGGTTTAATCTTGACGAGTGGGAGCAATCCGCAGACGCCGCGCGCTATGCGACATGGGGCGTGCGCACGCTCGTTGCTGGCGGTCCATGCCGACTGTATTGCCCGCGTGAGGAAGTCCGCTCAACGGCGGAGCGCCCAGAGTATCGCGCGGCGGGCGTGAACATTTCGATGATGATCGACGCCATCGTCAATGCCACTCTCTGGGCTGATGTATATGATTCGGAAGACGGCTTAATTGTGTACGGCGTTCTTAATCCGCCGCGCGGAGCTTCGTGGCGAAAGCTGATGCCGAGCGAGGGCCGTGAGTACCGCGGAATCGCGGCGCAGATGCTACTCAAGCAAAAGTTGAATCCGAACAGTCTTGCCGATCTTGAGGCGCTGCGGGATCGCTGGCCTGGCCACGTTTACGAATTGTCCGCGTGCGAAAAGTGCATCGGAGTTATACCGCATCGAAACGGTGTGGTGTGGGAAGTCAGAAACTATTAGGAAAACCATGAAAACAAAGGTATTTCTGGACATGGATGGTGTGCTTGTTGATTTCGTGTCTGGCGCGTGCGCGGCGCATGGGATGCCAAACCCATACAAAGTCGATCCGATCAAGAGTCGCGGCGAATGGGGAATCGAAGCTCTTCTCGGTGTCTCGCCAGCGATGTTCTGGAAACCTCTTGGATTCGAGTTCTGGGCGAATCTCGATTGGATGCCAGACGGCCGCGAGATTCTAAAGCAAGTCGAGTTCTTTGTTGACATTGAAAACATCTGCATCCTGACCTCTCCATGCGACACGCCGGGTTGTATCGACGGCAAACGCGAATGGATAAAAAACAACATACCAGAATACAGGAAACAGATTCTTGTCGGGGCCGCGAAGCAATTTGTCGCCGGTCCAGGGAAAGTGTTGATCGACGATTATCAGAACAACACAGACAAGTTCATCGACCACGGCGGCGAAGCGGTACTGATTCCGAGAATTTGGAACTCGTCATGGATGTTTGAAAAGGAACGGTCATCATCATTGGCTATCGGTGGCTACTTTGGCAAGCCAACCATTCGTGGATGACGACGGCCTTGAGCCCTGGGAGCGTCGGCCGTTCCGGTACGCCTTCGACACAGTCCTGGGAATTTGGCTCGGTACGATTATGGTGCTGTCGATCGTCGTTCTCGTGTTGTCCGCGCTCGTAAAAATCCGCTGGGAGTGAAGACATGGAAGCCGAGCAAGCAGTTGCAAACGTCAAGGCTATCTACATTCGTTGGATGATCCGCCGCGATATGACCGACGTCGTGCGCATCGAACGCGAGAGCTTTGATTGCAGTTGGACGGAAGACGACTTCCTACGCTGCTTACGCCAACGCAACACCATCGGCATGGTCTGCGAGTTGATGGGCAATGTCGAAGGCTACATGATCTACGAACTTCACGAGTCTCGGTTGCACATTCTGAACTTTGCGGTATCGCCGCTCGCTCGTCGCATCGGGCTTGGCCGGTCGATGGTTGAGAAGTTGATCGGCAAACTGTCTTCCCACAGACGAAAGCGTATTACTCTGGCCGTTCGCGAGACGAATCTCGGCGCGCAGTTGTTTTTCAAGGCGACGGGGTTCCGGGCGACGAAGGTACTGCGCGGCTATTACGAGATGACCGGCGAAGATGGGTACGCGATGAAGTACGAGATTTGCGAGCCAGTTAAGCATCCCGTGCCGTGGTGACGATCATGTTCTGTTTTGATTTCCTGCTTGGCGTGATCGTTTTCGGCGTCTGTCTATGGGCCTTTGCGAAACGAACCGATAGCCCGTGGTGGTGACATGGACCAGATAGAACCGAAGGTCTTGCTTGGGATGGACGCTGAGGCGCAAGGCGCGTATCTCAGGCAGGCGTTTTACGAATGCACGGAACAGTGGTTCAATGTCTTCCGTGGCCGCGAAGGCGTGCTGTCAGCTGGCTGGAAGCCCATGAGCTTCAAGGAAGAATCAGCGATCATGGACGCATGGAGCTTCCTTTACAAAGCCTGCCGCGACACGGAGATTGGCCTGGCGATGCTGAAGGAACTTGGCGACCGGCAGAATCGCATCGACGCCCTAGAGAGGGAAGTCGCGAGGCTGAACGGCAAAATCATCGCCGATCCCGATTATCGACTCAGCAGGCCGGAAGTTGTCAATCAACTCGGCAAATAAACACTCAATCGCTTCGAAGCACCTTTTGATTCTGCCCGTATCCCAAATATCATTTCCGGTGACGATCCACGGCTTTCGGTTCTTGTCGAGCAAGTCTTTGGCGTGCGACATGCACTCACCGAGCATGCTGTGAGTGAAAATCGGGATATCGAACGCTGTCGTCGGAAATCCGAACGGAGCGGGCGGGTCAAAACGTTTTTTCATCTCGGTCGCATCGACGATCCGCTTCTCGCCTTCAGGCGTCGCGAGGATGTCCGTCAACTCAGGCTCGCAGACTTTGATTTTCTTGTACGTCTCAAGAATGGATTCAAGCGTGACGCTGACCGATGCAGTCGAGCAGTTCAACCATGCGTTCGTGTAGGTATTCATATTGCCATTGTATCAAAATCTCCAGTGGGCTTGACGCGCGACATACCATTTCTGTAGTCTAGTGAAGAGTTGTCCATCAAGTGGGAAACTGACCAGTCAACAAAGAGGAACGAGACCGTGAAACTCCTTCGAACACTTTTCGCTTGCGCGCTAATCGCGACGTTCACATTGCTGTATTCGAGTCCGCTTCTCGCCGCCGGCCATTGGGAACGACACTGCAACAACGGCTTCTGCACGTGGAGTTACGTGGAAGACGTTCCTGTTCAGGCCGTCGTTTCTCCGGTCGCCGTCGCGCCGGCCGCGAATGTCCAATACGGCTATGTGATCCCGGCCTCGCAACTGCCAACGTTCGAGATCAAGACCCCGACCGCCCATGTCGCCCAAGAATTTCATGTCGGTGATCGTGTCCATCACGACGCCAACACGGACGGCGCGTTCCCGACCGGAACAGGTACAGTCGTCGCGGTAATCCCCTGGAATACTGGCGACGGTTTTTCCTATCAGGTCCGTTGCGACGTGACTGGCCGAGTTCTTGGCGTGAACTTCAAGGCGTCCGAGCTCGTGGCATTGAAGCCGGTCGCCGCGGCCGCGCCGGCCGTTGGCGCTGCCTTGTACGAATCCGCTCCAGTCGTTACGGTCGGTTGCCAAGCGTGTCAGGCTTGCGGCAATGTCGGGCTCGGCACGCAGGTCGCGCAGAATCATCCCGCGCTGGCGAATTTCAAGCCGGTTCGCAACGTGATTGGCGGAGTCCTGAATTTCTTCCGCGGCGGGCGTCGCAATAAGGCGTCTGTCAGTGTTGGCTACGGCGGTTCGAATTGCGGCTGCAATGGTGCGTGCGGCGTAGCCGGTTGCACCTGCGGCCAGTGAGGCATCGGTCGCCGTCGTGCTTTCTAATCCCGATGCACCGTTCCGAAGCAGCACACGACGGCGACTGATTTTTGAACTGAAATACACCCCCTGAAGAGAGCCGGCTGGAGCGCAGGTGACGAAACTGTGATTGCTGGACAGAAGTCGTCGAGCCTGAACTAGCCAAAAAGTCCATGTTCGAACGAGCGCGGCGGACCAGCAACCGCCGCCACTTTTTCTTTCAAGACAAAATCCTTTCTAGGAGTTTCAGCTATGGGGCCGTTGGACCTTATTCGCCTTCAGCGCATCAAGCGCGAAGGCGTCCCTCAGATCCTGACCAATATCGCCAGCAACCCGACAACACCAGCCACGGCGCAGCCGTCGATCGCGTTCGTCAAGACGAACGACAGCGCTCAAGAGCTTTTGGCTCACGCCAGTTTGTTTGCCTTAAAACAGAAGGCCGCTTCCGGCTGTCCATTGTCGGCATCAACAATCGCGGCTCTGGGCGTCGATGATGGCTCGATTCTCGGCAATCTCCCCTCTGGATGGTTCCAGAGTCTTCTGAGCACGGTCGTCGCCGACCTTCCGCAAATCCTGTCGTTCATCCAAGCCCTGAGCAAGATGTTCGGTGGTGCATGAGAACTTGGGGCGGCAGAAAACTCTGCCGCCTGTTCGTTTTCAATTGGTCAAGACGGTACTGTCCTAGCGTTGCGTTGCAGAGGTTGCAATGATTTCGTGTTCGGATAATATGAATGGACCGGCAGTGTTGTTGCACCGCCGGTCCCACGACAAGGCTTTGAAGGAGCCGAGCGTGTCCATTCAGAGTATCATCCGCACCGTCGAATTCAAACTCTATCTCAATGCCGAACAAGAGCGCCCTACCAGAGGCCACTATGCGCCAATGCCGAAAGTGTTTTACTGAGAAACCAATTGATCGTTTTGCGAAGGCCAGAGGTCGGGATGGTTCGCCATGCCGTCGTCATACTTGCATGGACTGCGACAATGCTAGAAAGCGAGACATTCGTTGCGATCCGATCAAAGGAGAACGCAAGAGACTTCTTGGTCGCTTGAACGAAAAGAGGCTTCGAAGAACTCCGATTGGATGGTGCAAAAGAGGCGTATTAAGCGCTCGCTGGAGAGCTTTGCAGGCCGGGATCGCTTTTACGATAACGTGGGAGGATGTCTTCGCGGTCTACCCTGCTGATGGAATTTGCCCAGCGCTCGGGATCGCGTTCCAACTCGGAGATCGCAGCCCATATAATCCGTCAATTGACCGTATAAATCCGAAGTTTGGCTACATTTCTGGAAACATTGCCGTTATCAGTAGACGGGCCAACGCGATCAAGCAGGATGCGACCTTTGAAGAATTAGAGAGAATCGCTCTTTGGCTGAAAGGCAAAATCGATCGGGACGTGGCCAGTGGCAAGGTGATCTTAGCTCGCGGCCTTGCAGTGGCAGGGCTGAAGCCTGTGGAGGGATCGACCACTATCGGCGAGCATCGTGCAAGCCGACAAGCCGGCCCGTTGAAGCAGGAAGTCCATGCAACGCATTGCTAGGACACTACCGACACTACCGTCAAGACGGAGCGGCGATGCCATTTCGACCACTCAGACGCTTGGAAGCACGGCTGGCGGCTGGCGTGTTCCTGAATCACGTCCAGAGCCGCACCGACCTCTCCGATGAGCAGCGAGCGGCCCTGGAGCGAGTTCGCGATGACAGCGTGGCGTTTCATCACGTCGTCAACGCCATCATGGATCAGCACTATCGTCCGAAGCTCCAAGAGCTGAGTGCTATCTTCGCAGAGAACGCGGTGGCGGCTCCTGAATTTGTTGGGAAGCAATATGGCTGGGACGTGATCGCTGAACATGCTGCGATTATCAACAGAAATCAAAATGCCCCAGCACCAGCGCCCGCCCCTCCGGCTCCGCCAGTGCCGCCTCCGATACCCATACCGACGAATCCGCAACATCCGCTGATTGCAAAAATCGTGGCGTGGTTAAACTCGTCTGGATTCGTCGCCATCTACGACATTGTCGCTGTTCTGGTCACGCTTTTTTACCACATACCGATGCCGATTATTCCGGTGCCGAAGCCAACACCGGCCACTTGAAAAACCTTTCTGAGCGCGCTAGGTGCTGACGGCCTAGCCATAGCAGCCTCGGGATCGCAAGATTCCGGGGCTGTTGTGTTTTGCCATGTCTATTCGAGTCGCTGTGCCTATTAAGACATGGGAATACTACCGGCACCAAACGTCAACGCGCTGATGCGGCGCGACGACTACCCGATCGAAATTCTCGATTCCTACGGCAAGAAGCGTACTGAAGACGCCAACTTCCTGCTCGGGCACCAGCGCACGTTTGCAGCCGTCTATCAGACGTTCTCGAAGCAATACTTCTATCGCTTTGATGAAGCACGCATCCACTCCGAAGAGAACTCGAAGGCGATGCGCAACGACGCCTTCATTTGCGCGCTGTTGCAAGAGCGGTACGTGCAGCTTACGTCATTAAACTGGCATCTTGAGGCAGAAGACGCTCGCAGCAACATTCAAGCCGAAGTCACCGGAAAACTCACGAACATCATTCGTGCAACAGACAGATGGGTCAATCTAGTTTGGACGCTTGCAGATGCCATTTGGTACGGGCGCATGGCCAGTGAATTGCGATGGGAAGCGCAGCCAGTCAACGGCGAGAACAGACTGTGTATTGTTGACCATCGACCGATTCTTGGCGACAAGATCCAATTCCAATATGACGGCCGGCCAGCGATCCAGGTCCACTCCAGCGCATTTGCCGAGTTGGAAAAAAAGGGAATCGTCAAGAAAGAAGACGAGCTCTACGGAAATCTGGCACCGACGTTGGTGCTGACCGATCCGCGCTGGCGAGACCGTTTCATATTCCATCGGCATCTCTCTGAGGATAACGATTACTTTGAAGGCATGAAGGCTGGTGCCGTTCAGGGTATCGGATTGCGAAGTAAACTTTATTGGGCGTGGTGGCTTCGGGATGAGATCCTTGGGATGGCCTTGAACCATCTCCAGAAAATTTCGATGGGCGGAATTCTCGTCGTGTACTACGACGATGGCGACGCAGCTAGCCAGCTCGCTGCCGAGCAAGCTGCCATGAATGCCGGCGAGCGATATGCGATCGCGATGCCGCGCACGAAAGGCAGTTCGAAGGACTCGAATGGCATGGAGTTCTTGGCGTTCAACGAAGCCGGCGTGAAGAGCATGACGGAAGTCATCTCAAGCTACTTCGAATCGCACATTGAAAGATTAGTCATCGGCCAAACTCTCTCCGCCAACACCGAAGGCTCTGGCCTGGGCGGCTCGGGCGTTGCCAGGCTGCACGAAGCGACGAAGTTGAAGCTGTTGCGATTCGACGCGCAGAACATGGCGGACACGCTGAGCAATGACTTGGTGATGGTCGCGCAGAAGTGGAACTTCCCGAACGCCAATTTCCGCACGCGATTCGTTTTTGACATACCGGACCCGGACGCCGCGGCGAAGTTGGAAGCGGCGATGAAGTTCATCCAGATCGGCGGCGTCGCGAAGGCGGAAGACGTGCGTCGATTTGCGGAGTTGGCGAAGCCGGAGAAAGACGATGAGGTGCTCTCGCAAGAACTCGTGCAGCGTAAGCAGATGGGCATCCAGATCGAAGGTCAGTTGCTTCTTGCCAAAGGGACGATGGCCTTGCAGCAGCAGGCAGTCCTCGAACAGCAGGCCCAGCAAGCTCAGCAGATGCAGGCGCTCGGCGCGAGCCCGCAAGCAGCCGCTCCGGGGCAGTCGGCCGCACCAGCCGCTGCTCAGCAATCAGCTCCAGCAGAAGCTCCAGCGGAACAAGAGCAAGCTGCTGCGCCAGCCGAACAGTCCGCGACACCCGAGCAAGGCGGCGGAGAAGCAACTGCCGCCGAAGTCGAGAACAAGCTGCTCGATATAGTTGCTGGCGATACCGATCCTGAATTGCCGAACATCGACCTTGGCGAAGAGCCGGTGATGGCGATGGAGGATGGAAAACTTGTACGCTATGAATCAACCCATGCACCAAAAGGTGGCGTACAAATTCGCGGAGAATTTTATCCGGGCGGGCGCTTCATCCCTGGGGCTGTATTGGCTGCTGCCTCTCCGGAAGAAAAAGCCGAATTGGCCGCGAAGAAAGCCGAATCCGGTGAAGAAGTTCCTCAGATGCCGGCAGCGGGGCAGGATCAGCAACAAGTAGCCGCTAGCGACGAAGAACAGCCACAACCTCAGCCGCAAGAACAGCAGGTCGCGCAGGTTGTCCAGAAGATTCAAGCTCTCCCGGCGGTTCCGGAAGACGAATATCCGGCACTGCAAGAGACTCTATGGAAAGGCACAAAGAATCAGCGCGGCGTCGATCCGGAACAGCAGGAGGTTGTCTGGGCCAAGATGCTCGAGCTGTCACAGATTCCTCGTGAGCAGTTTGCGAAAGTCGCCGGCCAGTTGTATTACAAAGCGACGCGGGCCGATCGAACGGAAGATGACAAGATCAATGCTAAAGCAGCTGGCTTGGTTCAGGGCTATATGCACCAGCGCGGCAAGATGGTCCGCGAGCAGGCGAGTACCCACGGCTTGCCGGCAGTGATCGACCGCGAAGTCCAGTCGGCGCAGAAATACATCAAGGGTCGCGGGCTGAAGATCGCGACGCAGCCGAAGTTCGTGAAGCGCCAATTCAATGACGATCTCATCAACCGCGGGATCGCCAGTGTCAGCGCTCCGTGGGTTGGTCTTGATCCGGACACGCTCAAGCAGAGGGCACGCGATGCCGACCAAGCTAGTCGTGTCGCCGGCCGGCGCGATCGCGATCAGTTCTTGGCAAATCCAAATGTGCAATCAGCGCTCATGGCAGCCAAAGGACCGAATGCGACTCCACAAGACAAGTACCGCGCCGAAGACGTACTGCGCGAAGCCGACAATGTGTACGATGATACGCGCGAATTCGAGAAGCGGGAGCGGCTTGGCTCTCTTGAGCACAAACAGAAAGTGCACCTTGCGAGCTCACTCGCGACGGCGGACCTGATTAAGCACATTCTCAAGTGGGGCATCGACATCGCCGGGCCGATCGTCGGCGATTATGTGAAACGCAAGGTCAGCGGACGGCACGCGCACACCTACGCGGCCGATGATGGCGTCGTGGAGTATTCGGCCGCGGACGTGAGCGATGAGATCATTCTTGAGCTGACATTCTTGCTTCGCGACCGGATCAAGAATCGCGTTCGGCGCCAGCAAATCGGGATTTCGGAAATTGAGCTTGAGCAAATGGCTACCGAGCAGGCGAAGATCTTCGCTCCGATGCTCGCGACTGTTATCTTGCAAGTCGCAGCCGGTCAGGCGCCGACAGCGGCGCTAGAAGCAGGAATCTCCGAAGGCCAACAGGCAGCCGACTCGCAGAATCAACCGCAAGGCCCGCCGACTGGCGAACAGATGCAGGAAGCAGAGCAACAGCAACTGGAACAAACGCGAGTCTACTTCGACGACAACGGAGCGATGGTTGTCGAGTACGCTTCGCAAGCGTCTCCAAACACACATATCGACTGGACGCCAGACGGCGGCAATCGAGTGTTGGACATCGGCCGACTCTTGGAGATGGTTAAGTCTCGTCAGCCGTACACGATTTCATTGGAGTCTGTGCGCCCGGACCTAATCAACCGTTCGCCTGACGCCGGCTTTAGCCAAGGGAAATACAAGAACTGCAACGTTGAAGTTCCGGCGCTCATTGATTCGCATGGCCGGTTGATCGACGGCCGACATCGCGCCGCGAAACTGTTCGACATGGGAGCTGACTCAATGCCGGCTCATGTCATCAACGAAGCCGAATTAAAAAAGGCGACGGTGCGAGCGAATCCGCCGATGGAAGGTCTCCACAAAAAGTTTGCCGGCTACGAAGGCACGCCGATGAGCGGGTATGGCGGCGAAGACGACGGCGACTCGCAGCCAAAACTCCCCGAAGGCCACGTCATCTCTCCAGAAGGCGAAACGGCCGCGAATTGACCGAGCCTCTTTGCCCGACGATCGTGTGCTGCGTTTGCCTACGTCTCTTGAAACCAGACGAGGAAATGCGGCATGGCAATCGTCACATATTCGGATCCAACCGTAGACTTCTTGAAAACGCTCGACGACCCACGCCTCTGGGTCAAAGTGGAAAATGCACCTATCTTCAAGCCGCACGAGCGCACAATCAAGGGACCGGACGGCGCCGAGAAGAAAATCGTCATCACCGAAGACGATTTGGAGCCGATTGCCCAGCAAATCAACCAATTGGCGGCTGACGATGGCTCCCTGCCGATCATGACCATCGGGCACCGCGTCCAAAACGATCCCAATTTCAAGGAAACCAATCAGCCGCCGTGGGTCGGTGTCGTCTGCAACGCCAAAAAGGGAACTTTCGGCCCGAAGAACAAGCCGGCTATCACCGCGACCCTGTATTACAAGCGAAAGCACTGGGAAGAGGCCAAGGAATACCCGTTTCGCAGCATTGATTTCTACCCTGGATCGAACAAGGTATCCGGCGTCGCCCTGCTCACTCGCGATCCATACCTGTCGATGGGAATCATTTCCTACCAATCAGAAGACGCCTTGACGACGCCGTGGACCTATCACGCGCCGGCTAATGATGTTCCCGAGAGCCACACGTCCGTGCGAGCGCCAAAGGAAGGTATTGAGCTCGGTGGCCATAAGTTCGGACCAGGCCACTACATACCGCCTCACTACATAGCGCACGCCACGCCTGAACAGTATTCGATGCTGACCGCTCGTCCGGCAGTTCCGGCGATCAAGCAGACCGGCTCGGTTCAGTCGCATGGTCTGTCCACACCAAAGGTTTCGACTCAGCGAGCCGCGAAGGAAATCGCCGCGGCCGGAAAGGCGCACATGGCTACGCACGGTGCCAACGGACCAATTCATAACGACGGCGGCGAAGAAGCAGAAGAATACGCGCTGACGCAGCGTTTGAAGTCTGGGGCTGCGAAGTTTGGCAAGCGAACCGCGGCGAAAGCGATTCACAGCACTGCCGGCCATGCGGCGATCGGCGCTGGCGTCGGTGCCCTGGTTGGTGGAGCGCACAGCGCAATCAAGGGCGACAGCGTCGGCGAAGGTGCCGCGAAGGGCGCGATCGCTGGCGGTGCAGCCGGTGCTGCGTCGAAACAAATCTCGAAAAAGTTCCAGAAAAAGCGAATCAGCATCCCGGCTGTAATGACCTCGGCAGCTGGCAAGAAGCCAGTGAAGTATGGTCAGGGCGAGAAAATCGGCCGCACCATCGGCGAAATCGGCGGCGGGATCGCTGGCGGAGTCGGCGGCTCATTGGTGACTCCGGTTGTGGGCACGGCGATCGGCGGCGCGGGCGGGGCGCTGGCTGGCGGCGAGCTTGGAGCCGAACTTGGGAAGCACTTCGACAAGCCGGTGAAGATGGAGTCTGGTGGTGAGTCTCCGGTGCGAGCACCAGCTGGCGGGCTGGACATTGACGGCTGTCACTTCGCCGCAAATCATTACATCCCACCGAAGTACGTGGCGATGATGACGCCCGAGCAGCACAAACTCTGCGGTAGCGATGGCGAGGCGGCGGAGTATAGCCTCGGTTCGAAAATGAAGAATGCCGCCGGCGCGGCGGCATTGCTTGCCGGAACGATGGGCGGGATTCATTCGGTCCAAAAAGCCACGAATCCAGTTCGTGTCGGCATTCAGCAGGCCAATCAGCATGCCACGCAGAAGCGAGCGAATTCGGTGCAAATCGCGCCGCCAATACCAACCCGCCATGAGGCCGGAAAGAAGCCAGCGCAATACGGCGCGGCGAGTTCGCTAATCAAAGGCGCGGTCAATCTCGGCAAGGGCGCTCTCAAGAGCCAGACTCTACGGCGAGCGGCCACGGATGCAGCTGTTCAGGGGGGGCTCGATGTAGGCGTGAAGGCGCTTGGCGATCAGCTTTCAGGCCAAGGAATCAAGCACACGCTCACCGATCCGGCGACGCTTCACACCGGCTTGCTTGGAGCAGCCGCTGGCGGCGCAGCGGGGGCGATCGACCACAAACTGAACGGCGGCAAAACGGCTGTGCCAGCGGCATCGAACGACTCGCTTGGCAGTGCTCAATTGCAAGGGAAACGCAAGCCGGTCGCATACGTCCTGAAGCCGCACGTCATGGTCGATCCGGGCAGCGGACAGCTCAAGATGGGCTACCAAAACATCTACGACGGGACAATCTGCTACGACGTTCAGCACGCGCCGGCTGGCGCTCCGACGTCGCTGGCAGGAAAGACGTTCAAGCCAGGCGAATTCATCCCGGCCGCTGACATGGCGAAGGCGACGCCACAAGAAAAGGCCGCACTGTCGCAGCCGAAACCGGCAGCGGGCGCGATGCCTCAACTCGGCGGCGGCCTGCCTCAATTGCCGAAAATTCCCGGTGCCGCTCCTGCGCCAGCGGGCATGCCAACGATGGCCGCGCCGGGCGGAGAAGCAGGCAAGATGCCGGCCATGCCAACCGCAAAACCGCAAGCCGAATCTCCAGCGCCTGCCGCGAAGCCAGCAGCCGAAGCGCCGAAGGGTGCCGCACCGGCGAAAGTTGAAGCGCCAGAAGCGGACTTGTCCAAGACTGTGACGGACTTTGCGTCAACAGCTCCGCCTGAATTGCGCAAGGCGCTGACGAATCATCTCAATCAAACGATGGCCGGAAAACTCGGCAAGTTCATCAGCGGGGCGTCGCCCGAGCAACTCGAGAAAATTGCCGCTGATTTGGCCAAGAAGCCGGTTTCTGACAATGGGCCGTCATGGGGAAAACTCATCACTGGTTCCGTTGAAGACGCCGGCCACGTCATTGGCATCGGCAAAGGCGCGGACAAGCGTAGCTGGTGGGAGAAGAACGCTCCGAAGTGGCTTGGCGGAGCGGTCGATAAAAGCTATCGCGCCAACTTGGAAAAGTATCCGGCGAAGAAGGCCGCGTCGATTGCGGTAATCGTTGGAGTGCTTGCAGGCGGATTCGCGGCCAAGCATTACATCAAGAAAAAAATCGGTGTCTCGATTCCGACCAAAGGCGGAACGGTCGGCGGCGTTGTCGGTAAAGGCATTGATTCGGTGATGCCGCTCATCGCGCACCAGTCTCCCGAAAACCCGCTGACTTTGCCTGCGTCAAATCGGCTGCGTTCCCCTACGTCTGTTGTAGCTTACGCGATGAGTATGCCAGGCTCGACAGACGCCAGCGTGCCACATTCAGCAGAGGGCCACATGGCTGACGACAGCGAAGACGAAAACGAGCGTAACGAGAAACCGGGCGATCAGTCCGGCGAGACGGCAGGCGAAGAGCGTCAGGTCGCCGAAGAAGACAAAGAGCCGGAAGGCTACGCTCAGCATTGCAAGTGCATGGAATACGCGATGCAGCATCACCCGAGGCTGTATGGCGTCGTTCAGCACTACGAAAACGCGATGGCAGCCGAAGGCGCGAATCAAGAAGGCGACGCGGATCAGGAAGCGGCTCAAGACGACGAAGCCGCGGCCAGTGATTGCGAAGCCGCGGCCGACGAAGAGCATCAAGGCGAAGACGACGCCGAACTTCAGCGAATTCTCGGCGGCGGCGCCAAGGAAATGCCGGAACCTGAAGGCGACAAGCCGCAAGGATACGGCGTTGAAAAACTTCTGCCCGGCGGCGAGCAAGCGGACACGCTCGGGAAAAGCGCTCTCGGTGCCGGCCTTGGCGGACTAGCCGGTCTCGGTGTCGGTTCTGTTTTGGGTCATCCAGGAGCCGGAGCCGCAGTTGGCGCTGGCTTGGGCGGTTTAGCGGGGAAAAAAGTCATGTCTCAAGGCGATCAAGTTCCGGCCACGTATGCCGCGGCCGTCAACAATGCGTTTGAACAGGTCATCACCGAGCTCCGCTCTGTCAAGGGCGAGGTCGGGCAGCTCAAGCAGCGAGACGCCGCGAAGAGCAAGACGATCGAAACGCTCTCCCGCGAGCGTGACGAAGCCAAGACGGTCGCCCTCATGTACCAGCTCCGGAATACCGGCGTGAAAGCCATTGGTCAGCCGGGCTCCAAGGAAGAGAAGGCCGTTTACGATCTTCTCCTCGCGATGGACGAGCCGAGCCGCACGGCCGAAGTCACCCGCATGCTGGCGTACTACGAAAAAGACGCCTCGACTCCGTACACGAATGCTGGCGCTCCGACCGGCCCGATGCTCGGCTCTGGTTTCGTGAGTCAAGCCGCTGTCACCGCGAACTCGAAACCGAAGACTCTGCCTCCGCACAAACTCGACGAAGCCTTGAAGTATATGCGGAAGACTGGCAAGGAGTTCGACGAGTGCGCCCAGTACGTGATGGACGGCGGCTCGGTCAACTGAGAACTTTTTCTTCGCTCCGCGATCAGGATTCAACCGGCTGACGAGGTAAGGCAAAATGTTTCCAGTCCCTATCGCTTACATGCGTGGTTACGGCAAGCTGACGCAGACCGCCGGCACCGTCATTAGCCGGTTGGTCGAGCCGTGGAAGAAAGCCTACACGCGCATCTCGGACCTCTGGTACAACGCCGGCGCGACCGCCCACGTCATCACCGCGATGCGACCGCTTTACAAGGTGACAACTTCCGCCGCGGCAGCCGCAGGCCAAGCAGTCATCAACATCAGCGCCGATCCCGGTAACTACTCGGCAATCTTCACGATCAATACCGCCAACAACCTCATCGCCGCCAACGACTACGTCGTCTATCAGACCGCCGATGGCAACTACACGCTCGACACGGTCAGCTCCGTCTCGACGCTCGCGATCACGATGACGAACAACGTTCCGACCGCTGGCGTTTTGAATGGCGCGGATTTCTGGTGGTTCGGCATCACGACCGACACCAACCCCGGCGACAATCAGGCTCATCCGCAGTTCGATTGCCCGGCGAGCGGCGTGACCAAGTTCGGTTCCGATCCTGGTGAAGCCGTCATGGGCTTCATCGGCACCATCCAAGGTCTGTCTCCAGTCGTCCCGAACTGGAAGATCAACGGCCAGAACGAGCCGATGATCCTGCAATCGAACAACGCGACCAACGCCGGAACGATGGAAAAGGTGGCCGCGGTATACACGATGGATTACAAGTGAGATAACGACATAAGTCGTTGTCATGTAAGGAGTTAGGTATGGGCCTCCAGCAAGGCTTTATCGCGAATGGTAACATTTACCCTTGCCGTTTCGTCATCATCGACACGAGCGTCGGTCAGGGCGGACGAGTGGACCAGTCCGGTGCCGGCGGCGTCATCTTCGGCGTGAGCCAGAAGGATTGCCGCATCGCTCCGATTCTGGACTCGAACGGCTACGCGGCCTCGGCTGGCGAACCGATCGCGGTCTACGACCTGAACAGCGAGTGCGCCCTCGAAATCTCCGCGACCGTGACTCAGGGTCAGCTCTTGAAGAGCGACTCGAACGGCGAAGGCACGCCGGTCACGACCGACAAGGACATCTACGGTGCCGTGGCGCTTCAGAACGGCGTCGCTGGCGACCAGATCAAGGTTAAGGTCTTGTTCGGCTATTACGAGGGTTGATCGGATTCGTCTGCGTATACGCGAGATTTGCCGCGACCGTATCCGAGCTTGAGAGGAAGACCGAGTGCTTGGCGTTTGGACTTTATTTGCGAAACAACAGGACCAAGCAATAGCATTTCTTCCTCAGTGAATTGGTTGCCTTTGATAACGTTGCAAAGGCCACAACATGGAACGACATTGTCGAGCGTGTAATGTCCGGCACTGTCAACGCGATCGAGCCAGGTGCCATTTTCGTGCGGCGTGAATTTGCAGTAGTGGCACGGCTGAAGTATTAAGTCTCCGTACTGCTCGATCGTTAAATGGAATTCGTGTTTTGCGCGACGAGCTGTGATCTTGGCAAATGTGAATCGGCCCTTAATCGTGCGACGATAAGCACGTGCCCTTAGAGCTTCGCAATGCAGGCAACGATAGGAGAATCGACGTTTTTGGATGCCGCTTGCGGTCGTGAGATTTTTAGCCACGAACTTGTCATAAGGCTTCCATTGTTTGCAGGTGCTACAGCGAAGTAATTCTGGCGGTTGCGTTCTTTCCATGCAGCGCTTGCAGAGACCATCAATGACGGCTTTTGAAAGTTTGCAGTAGAGACAAAGGTCCATGAGGTTCTCCAAACAAATACTGGTATTAGAGCATTATACCAGAATATGTTTTGAGAAACACGCCAGTCACAACAGCGTTTGGAGAAAAGGTTTAACATGACTCTTAACTTCCTGGGCGCGTTCGACAGCTATATTCCCGCCTTCAACGGTCAGGTGATTCAGTTCTCTAGGAACGACAAAGCCTGGAAGCTCAACAAATACTCCCAGCTCTTCCCATCGAAGACCGAACTCGGTCTTTACTACCGCATCGGAGTGGACTTCGATGTTCGGGTCGAGAACGACGAGCAATGGGTGTGGAAGAGCGGCGGCAAGCGTCCGGACTGGTCGAGCAGCGCTCCGAAGTTCGATCAAGTCGGCTATCGTTGCATCCGTCGAAGCAAGGGCGCGGGTTTGGATTGGCGGCAGATCGAAACGGCCGACGTCAAGACGATGGTCATCAACACCCGCGGCATCCGCAATCAGATGATGACCGCCCGCACGAATCGTTTGTGGAACGGGTATCTCGGCGGCACCGTGTCGAACTCGTTCGGCGTGGCGTCTGGCGGACTGGAGAACCCGGCGAACTGGGGCTCGAACACGGCGACGGCCCAGAGCTTGAATAACAATGCCGGCTTCTGGGATCAGGGCTCGAGCGAGCCGATGAGCCCGAACTTCTGCGCGATCAAGAAATCGCTGGACTCGGTGAAGAGCACGATCAATCTGCTCACCAACGGCGCGGTGAACGAGAACGATGACAGCAAGCTGATGCTGGTCTTGAATCCGGACGCGGCGTTGCGAATCAGCCAGAGCCCGGAAATTCACGCGTACATCAAAGAATCGCCTTACGCGATGGCCCAGATCACCGGCGACAAACCGGGCCAGAACTCGCAATGGGGTCTGCCCGACAAGTTGTACGGTTGGGATTTGGTTGTGGAAGACGCGGCGATCGTCACGCAGAATCAGAACGCGGCCGACGCGATCGGCAGCGAAGCATCGACGGTTGGCGGCTCGACCGCTCCTCGACGCTACATCAAGCAGTTCAACACGGCCTGCGTCTTGTCGCGAGTCGGCGGTCTGGACGGCGAAAACGGAGCGCCGAGCTTCTCGACCGTTCAAACGTACTACGTCGGCAAGGAACTGGAAACCAAGACCTTCGACGAGCCGAAGCATGAGCTGACCGAAGTCTATGTCGAAGAGAACCTCGTGCACGTCCTCGCGGCTCCGGCGAGTGGCTGGCTTATCACGAACCTGTTTGCGTAAGTAACGACTTGTTACGGTCATAGTTACGGGAAAGAGGCGGGGCCGCAAGCCTCGCCTCTTTTGCTTTCAGGACACATCGTGCCGCAAACATCAATCTCCAGTCTGACGTCATACTGCACTCCAACGCAGTTGTTGATGTATCACGACCAGGTCATGGTCGGGACGCTGGCCGTTGATGAGGGCATGACACCGCTTACTGTCGATCAGATCACGGACGAAGTGAATCCCAATCCGACGATTGCGCAGGCGTTGCTGACGGCGAGTGGTCAGGTCGAGTCGTGGTGTCTCCGCGGCGAGCGGTATGCGCCAACGGATTTGGCTGCGCTGACCGGCGCTAGCCAGGCGATGCTGATTGAACTGGTGGCGGACCTCGCGTTTTACCGTCTCGGGAAGAGGCGGTGGAAGGATCCGGTTAAAGAGTGTCCGGGCTACAAGGAAGCGATGGAGACGCTGAAGGCACTCGGCGAGGGCACGGCGATATTCAGTTTTCAGGAAAGCGCGGAAGCCGGGAATATGCAGTCCTTCGATTTGAAGTACAACTCGCAGGGCCAGCGGCAGCGGATCACGGACAAGGCTCGCCCATTCTTTGGCCGGCGCATGAACAATGGTCCCACATTCATTGATCTTGACTGAGGGACAAAATGGGCTTTGACCCAACGATTCAGCGTTCCGAGTTTGTGTCGATCGACCGCATCCATTTTCTGTTGGCGAAGAAGGCAGCGGACGCCGGCATTGTTACTGGCCCACAAAACGTCTGGCTTGTGATCGACGACGAGACAGCACCCCAAGAAGTTCCCTCACAAACCACATTTATTACGGTGCGACTGCCGGCGCTTATCCAAGAAGCTGGCGACGTCTTCGCTGGCGGCGGGATCCTCGATCGGCTGATGGTTCAGGGACAAACAAGGATCACGATTTGGACGTGGAGTGCGCTTGACACCTATGGCCGAATCACCGTTGCGGCGAGCCAGGTCACAGGCAAGCCGCCACGCGGCGCCGCGTTAGTTGACAAGCTGATGGACGCGTTCTGGAATCAGGATTTGGTCGATCAAAACGAAGCAGGCGGCACGGCGTTGACCAACCGACCGATGAGCTTTGTTAGCTATGATCCGCCGCCAAGCGGCGACGCTGGCGCTAACGTGTGGCGTCCGTGGCGAGTGGTGTTTGGGGTCAATTTTACGTGGGGTCGTAAGGCTTCTGAGACAGGCCAATAATTCACGAATCTATTCAGGAATCTATTCATGCCGCAAGTGAGCATCGTTTACAGCGAAGACGAACAGAAAGAGGGCGACGCCATCGGTCGCGCTCGCGGCTTCCGCGACTGCCCGAAGTGCAGCCATTCTCTGCACTGGAAGGGAGTCCACGAGGTTGTTTACTCAACCGGCGAGTTCGAGCTCAAGCAAGTTGTGCGCAACGTCGCACGCAGCTCACGCAAGATCGTGGCCGCTCGTGGAATCAATCTAACATGCGCGGACTGTTGGGCTGGCATGTCGATCGACGAACGCGTCGCGGTGGTGCAAAAGCACTTCGGACTCCGCCAAGAAGCAATCCGGTTGCCAGTCACTACTCGATCAGCAGATGGCGTCGAGAAGGTCGATGAGAAGGACGCGCAACGCTATCGCACGCAGACCGCGGCCTTGACCGAAGAACAAACGCTGATTCTCGCGGCCGTCCGGGAGGGCAAATAATGAATCTCTTGGGTGCAACCCTGAGCATCGGTCTCGCGTGGAACTCGCAAAAGGTTCTCACGAACTTCAATCCCGATACGCAGAACGGACAGTGCGCGGCCACTCTCGGCCCGACCGTATCGAGCGCGGCGTGCTCCGATGTCTGGTTCATCGGCGGCACGCTTGCGGCCTCGGGCTCGATCACTTTCGACCTTACCGCTCTCACCGACCATTTCGGCTCGTCGCTGACCGCGACCGGCGCGTACTGCATCGTCGTGACGGCAAGCGGAGCGTCATGGACGTACAGCCCCGGCGCGTCGAATGGTTTTGCATGGTTTTTGGGCGGAACTTCACCGACGATCACCGGGAATAGCGGCGATTGCTTTGGATACGGTTCGGCCACAACCGCTGGCGTCGTAAACAGTACGAACAAGACAATCAAGATTCTCAACAACAGCGGATCGGCGTCTCTCAACTATTCGATCGCCGTGCTGCTGAAGACGTCGTGACCGCTTTGACCGTCCTGAACGTGCGGTCAGACCTATGGATTTAGAGCGGAAATTGCATCGTTATTGGCAGCTCTGTACGGTTCAAAAAGCCTGCTGCTGATAACACGATCGAGACCGTCTTCGATTATTCTTCTCGCAATTAAGAATTTGCGAGGAAGCGATATTGTGGCGCGACAATAAAAATGCTTGCAAAGTTCGTAAATTTGACGTTTGCCGCCCAGCTCAATCAGCCATCCCTTGCCATGATCGCTTTGGCGTGGCTTGCATTGTGTTCCTGTGATCGTGGCGCAATAATCGGCAAATCCTTTGGTCATGAATTCGTTTCCAGTAATTGTTACGCGACCACAAATGGAACCGTCGCCGTCAATGACGCCGCGCCAGTAGTGTCGCATAAGTTCTCGCGGACCATTCCAGGGTCTTATAACCAAGGACTTTCTTGGACCTATTCGAATACCGGCGAGGTCACTGACCATCTTGGCGGAAATCCAGTTGAGACGAACGACCTTGTACGGATTTCCGAGATAATTCATCTGTCTTCTCATGACCGGGCATGTGGATTTAATTTCTCGTCTGATTCGGTCCAAGATAAACCAATCATCACCTTTGAGCATGATCGACAAAACATCATTGTCACCAATCCCGCCGTCAGCAGAGAAAAATCCGAGTATCCACGCCTTGGCCTCAGTGTCTATCCGCGAAAAATAGGAATCGTCAACGGATTCCTTAACGTCATTATGGCGACGCCGAAATTGACTTCTCTTAACGGTATCGGTGCAACCAGCGAATATGGCTCGTTGAATGAAGCGCACCGATCTTCCGGTTCGTGCTTGTATAGAACCGATGCTTTCGCCATTCTCGAAAGCATCGGAAATAGCAATCATTTCTTGATACGGAGCCCAGATTTCCTCATCGGTCAACGGTTTGTAGAACGGCTGAATTTTTCTGTAAACGTGTGGAGCGCACACGTTGTATTTGACGGCTATGGTCTTTGGTGCAACGCCAGAGAGAAAATCAGCGACAATTTGTTCGTCTCGACGTTTAACGAATTCCATCGTCTCTTTAAGAGGAATTCCGACATAATACTTCCCGCGACCACACGAGGAATAATCTCGACGTTTGACGCCAGCTTTGGTCAAGGCTTCCGAGACAGTTCGGTGCTTGACGCCAATAGCGTTCGCAATATCAATCGTTTCCTGCCCGGACAAATAGCGATCGACGATGTTTTTGTTTCGCGTTCTAGCGGCATCTATGACGTGATATGGCAGGCTCATGCGTTTGCCCTGTGACAGAGTTTCTATTATACGACTCGGCACGCCGATCGTATGCAAAAGAAAGGAGTGAGATGTGACCTTTTATCAGGCTAAAGCGGCTTCGCTAACCTGGAGCTCCACGTCTCAGCCGTTTCGAAAAGTGCCGACTGTCTTTTAAGTCGGAAGTCGCTGACACTTCTAACTTTACGTCAGAAGGGTATCTTTCGAATTTGGACGGCATGTTCAGTTCGGAATTGAGCGCGGAAGGTCCATACAACGGCTCTCTCTCGATTTCGCAAGGCAGCACGACGGCTGTTACGTTTGCCACTGGCAACAGCGGCCCGAGCTTCACCGTTACCTATCGCTGGTCTGACATTTCTTTGGACGCTGCGGTCCACAATCAGGTGGTTCGCTGCTCGATTCAGGGCATATCGACCGGCACGTTTTCGATCACACTTTGATTGAAGGATTTTCATGTCAACAGTAGGAGCCGCGTTGAGCGACGTAGCGAAGCCACTGACCATCGAATGGCGTGGCAAGAAGGCTGAGATCGGATACCTGAAGTGGAAAACGATCATCGTGCCGATGGAGGACTGGCTTACCGAGCAGGCGTGCAAGAAAAACTTGGCATACTTGATGAGTCTGTTCAATGTTGGCTTGCTCACCAAGGAAGAGGTGATGGCCAAGCAGGAGGACTTCTCGAAGCAGCTGCTGTTGAACAATGCCTGCGGCTTTGGCTCGGAAGCGATGATGTCGCTTTTGAAGATTGCTGACGCTGGGAAGCCGGAAGACTTGGCGAAGCCGTCGAATCCGAACGTGACGGGCATCCTGAAGCTGTTCACGCTGATTACTGGGCGTTGCGAAGAAGACGTCATGGAGATGTACAGCGACGTGCCGGACGAGTTGTTTGAGAAGATCGGACTGGCGTTGAAGCGTAGTTTCCCGGATGCACCAGGCGAGGCCGCGCCGGGGGCGAAATGACCGCCCAACTTGACTTCGCGGCCGGCATTGATTGGGACAAGGCATTCGCTCAGCTGAAGCTGTGGCCAGCGAACCGGAGCGCGGAAGAGATTGGCAACCAGACGCCTCGGCAGACGTTTCAACTCTGGCGTGAGTTGAATGACCTGCGAAAGCTGTTCTTGGACGCGACCGGGAACAAGACTGAATCCAAGGACGAGATTGGCAACGAACCGGAAGCCTTATTGCCAGCGTTGATTGACGCGGCATTGAATCAACCACGCGAATTGGAGCCATACGAGATGTTGGAAGAGAAAGCCAGCCCTGAGAACAAGCAGGTGATGAGCGGCGTCAAGAAGCCGATGGGCGTGCAGACGATCGCCGGCCTCGGCATGGACAAATGGCCGTGCTGGCGCGCGACTCCGGACGAGTTGGCGGAGCGCGAAGCCGGTCGCAATCCTGACATCGACCCATTCGTGACCGATCGCTCGGTGATCTACCAGCGGTTTGCGGCAATGATATTCGAACATGGGCGCGAAGGTCGTCTGAAGCAATACGGCATCCCCAAGAAGCAGGACGAAGCTGACGAAGCCAGTGACGCGGCGTGCCAGAGCTACATCGAGCAGGCTTGGCGCATCAACTCCGCGAACTTCGCAGGCGTCGAAAAGGCGGCATCCGCTCCCCTGTTGGAAGGGATGAAGATCATCACCGAGCTGGCCGATGCCGGCAGGCTACAGGTTTACAACGTGCATGGCCACGACGAGGAAGTCGCGCTGGCTTTCTTGCAGCACATTCGCAGCTGCTGGGCGCGTAAACTCAGTCGTGACCAGGCGAAGAAAATGGGCGAGTGCCGCGGCTAATTGAGGGACAGAATAATGGCTTTCACCGATGACATCCCCGGCGACGAACCGACTCTTGTGAATATCGACGACAAGACGCTGCCCGGTCGCGCCGTATTCACGGACAGTTCGACATTGGTTTTCCCTGACGGCGTGACGTTCCCACCGGACAACCATGTTGATCCGGGTTCGAGGAAGGTCATCCAGCAGCGCGTCCTCTGCACGCCCGCGATCAATCCAGCGACTGGGAAACCGAAGTCGCCGCCCGTTCTTCTACTTTTGCACGCGACGAAGAGTTATGTCGCGGCCGTGATTGATCGACTAACCAAGGGAGTGTGAGCCCGTGAACTCGCAGCAAGCGATGGCGTATCTGGAAGCCGTCATTTATTCTGGGCAGTGGGAAGAGCAAAAGCACCCACGAGATCACGGAAAGTTTTCTAGCAAGCCAGGCGACAGAGGTGCATCGAACAACAAGGCGGCTAAGACTGAAGGCACGTCGAACGTCAAAACAAAAATCTCTAAATCTCCTCGCGCCGAATCCTCGGCACGACGACGCCGCATTGAAGAAACTAATCCGGACAGCAAAAAACTTCGTGAGCTTCTTGGCATTGGATTAACTAGCGCAGCGATTGGCTGGAGAGTCGGATCAGCCATCGGCGGCGGCGATGCACACAGCGCTTTAGTCGGCGCTAGTGCTGGCGGATTCGTAGGCGTTGCCGCTGGCATGTGGCTGTTGATGGGAGGAAGTCCGAAAGACGTTGAGATCGACCCGAAGAAGTATCACGAGACAGGTAATATCGCAAATCCAACCTTGGGGAAGAAACCAAAAAACGAGTTTGAATTCCGAAAAACCGTGGCGACGGCATTTATCTCTCACATGGGAGTGTCCCTGGAGAACCGGCGGGCATACTTTACGGCGTTCGACAAATCATTCAACAAAATGCCGCCGCCGATGCGACAAGCCTTCATGAAAAATCTGACGGACGTGAAAATCTATGATTCGTCAAAGGATTTGAATAAGTTCGGCAAGAAACTTGGTCTTCCAGGAAAAGGCACGATTGCGATGGTCGAGACTGGCACTGGCGCTATGCACTTGGACGGAGCTGTCAAAGCGCAGCATAATGGTGGCCACACGGTCGATAATCGCTCCATGCTTGTCAATTATTACTCTCATGAAATGGGCCATGTGATCGACGGATGGCCGAAGATAAGCCAACAGACTCCGTGGCTCGCGGCATGGCTAACTGAGATTCGAAGCCCAGACGCCGAGCTTGGTGAAGCGGAACCTCCTCTCAGCGATTATGCCATGACAAGTGCATCGGAAGGATTTGCCGAGTTCACTCGTTTGCTCGTTACCAAACCGGAAGTGGCGCAGAAGAAGTTCCCAAAGTGTTGCGCCGTTTTCAAGAAAAACAAGTTGATGTGAACCATGCCAGAACTAGAAGACATCTTCGACGAGCCGATTTACAAGGATGGCGTCCACGCCGATACTGTGGCGTCTGGTGATTCTCGTTCTGACGATGACGAAGAGACTGACGACGACGAGAAGCCGATGACCTCTCAAGAAGCACTGCAAGCGATTCTCTACTCAATTTCGTGAAACAATGGCAGGATTCGGAGATTTTGCGAACTTCGCCGGCCAAGGCGCGGCTGGTTTTGTGTCGCCGTCCGCACCCGGCTTACTTTCGCCGCTGACCGATCTCGTTACTTCTTTCACGGCCACGCTCAAGAAATTGACCGAGCCGTTTGAGAAGATCACGGACCTCGCCGCGCACTTCGTCCAGAACATTGACCCTGCCATCCTCAACGATCTCAACCGCAAGTTCCGCGATCTCAACGCAACCGTTGGTTTGGCATTGCGACCAATCATCGACACGACTCGCGAGATTGTGAAGTATCTGTCGGATCGCTTGCTGCCGATCATGCGACAGCTTCAGCCGCTCGTGGAGAAGATTAGCTCCGCGGTCGGCGGCGCTCTAATGGACGCGATTGACAACTTCGCCAAGACGGCGCAGGCAATGATGCCGACGTTTCAGCAGATCACGGAAGTTCTGACCGGCGTCGTGCGCATCGTCATGGACATCAACACAGCGCTGATTGCATTCGGGCGATTCATTTCCGAACTGGCAACCAACGCGATGGGCGGGATGAAGGGCAGCGTCGAAGGCGTTCGCGACTTCATGGACAAGCTGCGCCAGCGAATCCAGGAATTGATCGGCACGATTATCATGTTCGTCGCCAGGCTCATGCTCGCGCTCGGGTTTGCGGACTCTGTGAAAGCTCTGCTCAAGAGTTTGGAACGTGGTGCCGGCCCGGCCAAAAAAGACGAATCGGGCGGTCTGGCTGTTGCGCTCAATCCGATGTTCAAGTCGATCAGCGATCTTTCGCGCAGCATTCAACAGGAAGCGTTTGCGGCCAGCTCGGGATCGACTGGAAAACGACCGGACGAAGCGGCAGCCGAATTCCTTGGCAACATTGCCGCAGACCTCAAAAAACTCATCGCGGCTGGCGATAAAGACTCGGCCATCAACCAAATCAAAACGGCGATTAAAAACATCGAAACAAAGGCCGGAGAAATCAAGACTGGCGCGATGGATATCAAGACCGCAATTGTCAACGGTTTCAATGACGCTTTGAAATGGGCCGAACAGTATATCACTCGCCCGGTAACGAAAATATGGGACAGCGTATTGCATCCGTTGTTGCAATATCTGAACAACCATTTCCACTTGACGGAAACAGATCAAGAAAAGAACGTCAGACAAGCGAAAGATGCGCTGAATCATAAGGGCGCGGCGAAGAGATTCGTTGCCGCTGGCGGCAATGTAGGGAACATGATTGGTGCGTGGATAGCAGACCAATTCTCAGATTGATAGGATCTCATGGGCGTTCAACCGCAGCTTTGGATGGAACAGGTAGCCGGCAATTCGCCGTCATCGGCCGCTTTCTCATACCAGGGAGGCGGTCGGTCGAGTCGCAATTATTTTATCGGTGACGATGGCACTGGCGTTCATGCACCTGTTACCAACTTCACGCAACTTCAAAACGCCTTACTCACGCTGCTCGGCGATGTAACTCCAAATCTTGTTGATGGGACAAGTCTCAAGAGAACTCCGCCGCTTGCGGATCCAATGTATCCGTGGCTTTTTTGCGAGAGCGTCGGCTCGGTTCAAGGAATCGGCCATCCCGTTCAAGTGAATCCCGACCCGACTGGCTTGCTGGAAATTCCGCAGGTCGAGTACACGGCGCTTTACCCGTGCTACAAATTCTCAGGGTGTCTCTTTGGAGCAAGGCCATACACTCTTCTCAACGATACCGCGGTGAATGGATTTGGCAGTCTGAGCGCCAATGGTACGCCGTGGTACGATGAGACGTTCACGCTTCAAGAGCAGGACGCCTACGCAAACGAATGGATACGCTACGTCGATGTCGAGCACTCGCCATCAGGAGAGTTTCTCGTCGCGCAAGCCGGTCAGTTTATTTTCGATGTCGCTGGTGGATACTCGCCAAACGGAAAACCAGCTGGCAATGGTCAGCTTCGCATGTTCTTTCGAAAGGATGCACTGCGAATCACCTGGTACATGGTGCCGTACACGTTCATCAGCTCGCCGGACAGCTTCATCCTTGAAGGCATCGGCCACATAAATCAGAATCCGTGGTGCGATTGGGACAAGGGCCAGCTGCTGCTTGAAGGCATTCAGATCGTTCGCTACACGCCGATAGTACCGCAAATGGCCCTTTGGCCGGTGGCGACCAATGCTTATGCGAACAACAAGTATTGCAACATTTCATTTTTCATGACGCTAGTCAATCGACCGTTCGCGACGATCTCCGATGGCGGCGATGGAACCAGACTGGCGATCCCGAATGATCCGGTGCTGCCGCCGTGGGCTGACGACGCGGCCGCAATCCAGATAGTCCAGAGACACCACAACCTCGTCCCATGGGGGCATTGCCTCTACCAGTTCTTTTATGCGAAGCTCCAGAATATCGCCGATTACGAAGGCGCGCAGGGACTGCCGGTCTATCCGAGTTTTCCGTTCGAGCTGCTTTTCACGAATCCAGATGGCGACAGCCCAACTCCTGGGGGCACGCTGTAATGCGGATGACGCCGCTGGATCCGGTCAGGCAACCGAGCAGCGAAATCTTCGTCGCCCAGCTCACGTCTGCCGATACGTCCACTGACTATGACAGCGATCCATACGCTTATCCATCAAGCTGTCAAGCGTATTCTTGGATTGAGATGCGGCTCGATCCAGGAAGTTGCGGATATGTCCCAAACGAGTGGGGCCGATTCGGAACTCCAGAGCAAAACCCAGTCTACACGCTCAATGGAGAGCTTCTCCAGACGCCCATCTTGGCTTATGTGAAATTGCGTGGCTGGATTCTTGGGCAGCAGGTCTACGACGTTGTCGGCGTCGTTGGTGAAACGACAACTCCATATTCGCAATACTATGGCAGCCCGAATTGCTGCTCGGAATGTCAGACCATCCAAGCTGTCGTGACATGCTCGGCATCCAACGGCGACGGAACAACGACGAATCAGTTCACCCTGACTTGTTGGCCGTCCGGGCAAATTATTTTCAGCGGTTGCGTGACCGTTTCGAGCTGTCCGTGCAATCAATATTACTCGTCGCCGGGAATGCCGGGCTCATGTTCGTGCGACCCGTCATGCAATGTGACGTCCTACGTTTTGTTTTTCCCGCACGGCGTGCCAGCGGATGGGACGTGCTTCAATTGCAATATGTTTTCGACGACGTTCAATGAGGCAAGCGGCGCTACGCCAGGGTATTCTCAGTGGTGCCTTAACGAGCAGGCGACAACTCCATACGGGTGCGTGTACGAAGGCCAAGCGACTGGCGATTTGTGCGGCGACGTCAGCTTCTTTGTGGCCACGCTGACAATCAACGATGACGGCAGCGCCACGCTACTCATTGTGACGGAATCGCTCGGAACGACTATGCCGCAGGCGCAATACCACGTCAACAATTTTGCGTGCGGCCAATCGAATGCGTTGGGCTTGATTTACCAGATTTCTGGCAGGACGTCAGCATGCAAGAACTGGCCAGAACTCGTCAATATTACCCCATGCTTCGATTGCGGATTCGATACGGCTATTCCGTTGAACTGTCCGCCTTCAGGCGGTGGCAGTGGCGGCACAAGCGGCATCAGCCCGAGCGGCGGTGGCCCTAGCGGCGGACCAATGTGAGATGATAGGATCACCAGATGGCTTGTAATTCTCCGAACTGCAAAGAAGTCAAAGCGGCACACGAAGCCGTAATGCAGCAATCGCATACTAGCGAGACAAAGCACCTTCTCTACCATTGCTACCCGGTGCGCCCGAGTGGCGAATGCTGGCGTTGGAATCTCGCGCAAATCAAGAAGCGTGAGTCACTGTTCGATGGCCTGAAGATTGTGTGTGTGGCTCAAGATGGGATGGCTGAAGACGTCAGTGTCGTCCAGAAGTTTCTCGGTTCGAACTTTATCGTCGTCGGTCGCAGAAACGACATTACTATCGCTGAAGTCCAGACTTGGTGGTTCGGTTGGAGTCAGTACCTTCTGCACAACTCCGGTCGTGTGTTCTATGCGCACGCCAAGGGCGTCAGCCATCCGTGGAAGACGGGCAGTCCAATCGCACGTTGGACAAATTTGATGTACGAAACGTGTCTGGATTATTGGCCGATTGCCGAACGTCTCTTGAACGAGCATCCTGTCGCTGGCTCATTCTGCCTAAAAGGTCAGTGCTTTCCAAGCTCACGATTCTTCTACTCTGGCGCGTTCTTTTGGACCAATATCGACGCAGCTCGCGATACCTGGGCGATCATCGACCACCAGCGATGGGGAGTCGAAGCGTGGCCGGGGCGGCATTTCCCCAATCCGGGAGTGATCTTTAGCGAAAGTCCGATCAAGAATGGTCGTCATATCATCCTGTACGATCATCGGCACATTTTCGAGCAGGAGAAGAAAGCTCTTGAATGGCGAGAGCTGAATCAGAACGAAAAGATTGACTTCGCCGTCCAGCAATCGTCGGACAAGCCGATGCGGCCAAGTGCGCCGTTGCCGCCATGCGTCGAACTTGGTCACGCCAAGGGATCTCAGCAGCTCATCCAACTCGGGCTGGACCCGCTAAAGTGTGGCTGTGGCGGAAAAGTCCGCGCTTGCGGTATTCATGACAACTGCACGACAGAAACTCCATTCAAGGATTTCGCATGCTGTGCAACGTGCATGGACTACGACGATGGCAACGGAAAAGACCCGGACCTCGCGACCGAGCCTATTTGTAATGAGACGAAGGCCAAGACCAATGCGACAGTTCATCGTCACCGCGCCGCACTTTACCGCCAGTTGCGAGCGCCGGCGCCGAAATACACTGGCCCGGACGATGGGTGCGGACTGATTCTTGCTGGCGGCGGAAGATACTGGCCAGGGACGGTCATCGCCGCAAAGATGTGGCGCAAGTTTACGAATCTGCCGATCGAAATTTGGAAGTACCTTCCCGGTCAGGACCACAATCCGAAAGACCTCGAAGGAGTGGAAGGCATCACGTATCGAGACGCGGCCGAGTTTGAGCCGCGGCGAATGACGCTGTTCGAAATCAAGGCGCTCGCGCTCCAGCATGCCAAGTTCCGCTACGCATTCTGGCTGGATAGCGACGGATGGCCCACGGCAGACCCATCGCCGCTTTTCGAACTGCTCAAGAAATACTCGTTTTTGTACTGGCGTGACATTGCCGAATACAAGGTTCGCGCGAAGTGGGAGATGGTCGGCGTTGACGGCTCGGAAAGAATTCCGCACGTTCAAGCCGGTCATTTGCTCTTTGATCGCAAGGCGTGCTGGAAGGAATTGTCGATCATCCACTGGATGAATCAGCACAGCGACTTCTATTATTGGCCGCATATTTCCGGCGATCATGACCAATCCCTGTGGCGTGTCATCTGGACCGCGACGCAGAATAGTTGGCGATGCCTCGGGAACGCTGTTTGGAAGTATCCAGCGTTCAGTTGCAAGTTCAAAGGCCAGACGATGTGCGTCCACCGCTGCGCTGGAGACGCAAAGATCATGGCCGGAAACAAGAGGCTGATGCCGGGCATTCATCCATACGAAAAAGAAGCCTGGGCAATCTTCGACGAGGTCACTAAATGAGCCAATATCCACACATGCGCGTCGTGTGCGTATGCCACGGCGGCAACGTTCGCTCGGTCGGACTAGCGAGGATTCTCAAGCACGGCGACTTCGGCAACCACGACGCGGTAGCCATCGGCTGCACGACCGCAGGGCGGACGGTCAAGGAACTTCTATTCTCATGGGCCGATCGCATCGTGTGCATGCAGCCGGTAATGCGCGAGACCATTCCCGAGCGGTATCTGCCCAAGGTCCGGATTTGCGACGTCGGCGAAGATGTCTATGGATATCCGACGCATCCGGATTTGATGAAAAAGTGCAACGAGTGGCTGCAAGTCGATGGGCTGTCTTGATGCTTCAAGCCTGAAACAAGTCAAATCCTGCTTTGCCTCTCAATCCGCTCGTTTTGAGCCTATGAAGATAGACCAAAACGCACGCGGATTCTCTGTCTTTTGAGGCTACTCTCATGGCCGGTGGACCAATCGGGCCAAGCTCCGTTTACCTCGGCGGCGAATCAATTAAAACCGCTATGGCCGAGTGCACCTGCGCGTGCCACAAGAGGGGCGAAGAATTTAGATTCCTTCATTTCCTGCCATGCTGCGAAGGATGCTGTGAACACTGCAAGAAATGGTTTAAGTCGGGACTTTGCGCCCATCGAGAATCATGCGGCGAAAAACCCGAAGACGACACGTTGCGATTCGAGAACGGCGTGCCGGTGGTGAGTTAAATGTCTGGACCATCTACCTCAGTGAATCCCGTTCTCTGGCACGACTTCAGCACTGGAGTCTACCAAGATAGCGGCACGTCTACGCCATGCACAGACGGCACCGCACTTCAGCACATAGTTGACCAGAGCGGCAACGGCAACGACGGCCAGCAGGCTACGTCAGGGAATCGTCCAACTTGGCACAGCAACCCGTTCGGCTCGTTGATGGGAGTGAATCAGGCCGGCGCATCGTTTAACGCCAGTAACAGCCAATACCTGCTTCACCCTTACAACGTCGCCAACGGCATCACGCTCTTTGTAATCGGCATGTGTCAAGGCACTGGCGACATGGCATGGATGGGGCTGGAGGCGTCGTCGGGAAACCTCGCTCCGTACTACTTTAAACCAAGCAACTCGGCCAGCCTCAATTCCGCAGTTGGTGAAGCCGGTGGGACGACTCTCTACGGCGGTCGAAACACCAACATCATGTTCATGCAGTTGGTGACGATCAGCAACAACACCGTGACGCTCTGGCAAAATGGCGTCCAGGTCGCGAGCGCGTCATTCAGTGGCCAAGCATCGCCGGGAAGCAACGGATTCGTTGGTGCTAGCTATTACGGCGGGAATCCAGTTGACTTTTTGACCGGGATTATCCGGCACCTGTTCATATTCCCGCAAGTCCTTGGGTCAATCGACATCGCGGCCTGCTTCAGTTGGGGGCGGTCATACCTTCCGCCCGCGCCATCGCTCTCAGGTGTGAGCTACATCGGCGCTTTCTTCGATTCAACGAATGAAGTTTTGGTCATGGGCACGAGTTCGGACGGGATCAACTTCCAGCAGTACCCGATTTCGTACGTGCCGAGCGGGATCAATTCTGGTTCGGTTGGTGCAACGACGCGTGATCCGCGAATCATCCAGAATTACACAACGAAGACGGTCTGGAATCTCGCTCACACTTCCATCAGCTTGAGCACCGGGTTGCAAAGTGGCATGGCCCAGACGACGGACTTCGCTTACTGGACTTCGCTACCAAACCTCGATTGGTCTGACGTGACGGGCAGCCCGAATCAGGCATGGGCTCCGAATCTCTACGTCGATGGGAGCGGAAACACTTGGGTTTATTGTGCGGTCGGGAATTCGAGCGGGCCGACGCATGCGATTTGGTACAAGGAATTCACGGCAGCCGATTTGTCGTCAGCCGGTTCATCGACCGAGACTTCGATCACGTCAGCGCCGACGAATATCATCGACCCGTTCCTGCTTCTTTACAGCGGCACGTACTATCTATTCTTCGCCAACAACACAGGCGGGTATGTTGGATATGCAAGCTGCTCAACGCAGAATGGCACGTACACCGTTGGCGTGAGCGGAGCTTCCAACACGCTCGGCCTTGGAGCGGCTGAAGGTCCGTTCTTTGTGACAGTTGGCAGCAATCTAACGATTTACGTTGATGCGACGGGCGCCGCACATCTCGAATATTCGCAGCCGAGCGGCGGACCAACCGGAACGTATCCGACGCCATCGAACGTCAACCTGACCGCGTATGGCGGTGGATCGCTGACGCCAAGACATGGGACAATTATCAATTATTCAGCTGCTACCAGTCAAGGAACCGCTTCGCTTTGGCTTGTTGGCTAAATTATGCTAAATCGAATCTCACCAGCTGTCGCCATTTCCGCAGGGACTCAACAAGTCTCTAGCGGTAGTCTGATATTCTCTAATTCCAATGGCGTATCGTTCGGGATCAACGGTAATACTCTGACGGCCAGCGCCGCCGGTGGCGGAGGCGGCGCATTCACGGGCGGAATGTCCACATTTGGGAACACGCTCGGAAACACGGGCCTTGTCACGGGCCAACTTGTCCTCGTCGGAACGAACAATATCACGCTATCGGGATCGACCAATGGCGGGAGCATGACGATTTCGTTCTCTGGCGGCGCTGGTGCGGCCGGGAACACCGGATACATTTCAGCCGGCACTCTCACGGCCAGTCTCGGCACGGTAGTCTTCAGCAATAGCGGCGGCGTTAGTTTTGGCATCAATGGCCAGACCGTCACGGCTACGGTTGCGACAAATTACCTAACCACCGCTGACCTATCGCAGAATAGCAGCAAGTACATTCAGGCGTGGGATCTGACTGGTAATACAGCCGGAACAACATCGTCGGCCCAAGGTACTGCGCTGTGGTTATCGGGCGGCAATAGCATTACGGTCTCTGGAAACAGCAACACAATCGTCTTCTCGGTCGGGAACTACCTGACAACGGCCGATCTTTCGCAGAATAGTTCGAAGTATGCCGGCATCAATGGCGCGATCACGGGCGGCAGCATCACGGTCAATACATCTGGCGTCTCGGTGGCCTTGCCCGCTTATCTGACGACGGCGATGCAGAGCAACGCCACAACGATCTCGAATATCAACGTCAGTGCCGGAACGACGAGCCAGAATCTGTCCGCACTGGTATTCTCGAACTCGAACAACTTCAGTTTTGGTCTGAACGGTTCGACGATCACGGGCAGTTACACAGTCCCAACGCAAACGAATCAGTCTGGGAACGTTTACGCATCGTCGAACACCTTTGGAACATCGTCTGGAACTTATGATGCACGCTCGCTGTCTATCGCGGGAAGCGGGGCTGTCTCTGTTGCAGCCAGCAATTCCGGTTGGGTAATCAGCGCGCCGACGCAAACGAACGATACTGGCAAGGTCTATGCGTCGTCCAATACATTCGGCACGTCTAGCGGGACGTTCGATGTACGAACGTTGTCGATTGCCGGCAGCGGTGCCGTTAGCGTCGCTGCAAGTAATTCGGGATGGGTTATTTCGGCTCCGACGCAAACGGCCCAAACACAGAATTGCGTCGATCTTAGCCTTTCTGGCAACAGCACCTCGGCCGGCGCTGGCTACATCCTGATTTCGTCAGGCACAGCTGTTCTTGCTGGCGGAAACAACATCACGCTGTCTCAGAATGGGCAGTCCATTACCATCTCTGGTGCCAACGCTGCCGGTGCCCAAACGGGTATCAGTGGCATCGCAGACTCGGCCCATACGCAGACTGTTGGCACTCTTTCGTTCGCCAATAGCAATGGCGTGACGTTCGGCCTTTCCACTGGCGCGAACACCGGCACGCTGACCGCCAGCGTCGCCGCGCAGACGAATCAGACGGGCGGAGTTTATGCCAGTTCCAACACGTTCGGGACATCTAGCGGCACTTACGACGCCCGCTCAATCTCGATCGCCGGAAGCGGAAATGTTTCAATCGCGGCTAGCAATTCCGGCTGGGTGGTGAGCGTTCCGAATCAGACCAATCAAACTGGCAATGTGTATGCCAGTTCGAATACGTTCGGCACGAGCAGCGGGACGTATGACGCGAGGAGCCTGTCAATTGCTGGCTCTGGCGCCGTGTCCGTGGCGGCATCGAACTCTGGTTTCGTCATCAGCGCTCCGGTGCAGACCAATCAAAGCGTCGGTCTTTACGCCCTTGGCAACACGACCCAGAACAGTTCGACAACTCTGGATGCGCGTTCGCTTAGTTACAACGCGATCGGTGCTATGTCGTGGGGCTATTCCAACGGGTCCATTCAAGCATCCGTGCCGGCGACCTCCAGCCTGTCGGCTACCGGCTGGGCGTCAATCAGTGTCAACGGCTCAACGATCAGCATTGGCGCCTCGACAACGGCGAGCCTGTACGCTGTCGGCAACACCACAAACAACACGACGCAATCGCAGGATATCCGCACGGTCTCGTTCGCTGGCTTGGGCCAGGTCAGCGTCGGATTCAGCGGCGGTACGATGCAAGTGTCTGGACCGGCATTACTCTCGGCCTTTGAGCCGCTGCAACTCCAGACGAACACGAGCGTCAGCAGCTTCGCGACGAACTCGTACATCTTCCAGAAGATTCTGATTCCAGACCCGCTCGCGTGCAGCAAAATCAATGTCTTGAAGTCGCTCAACGCGGCCGTCGGCGCGAACGTCACAACGAAGACATTTAATCTGACCTACTTCCACGGTCTGACGCTCTTCTCGCGTCAGGATTATACGAACAATTCGAGTAATCTGTCGAGCTTTGCCTCGGCCAGTTTTGGTATCAGCCACACGTTCAGCTACAGCAGCTTGTCAGGCTCGGCAACCGTGGCATGGGCGACCAATTCGGCTGGCGGCACAAGCAGCGCCAGCTTCACAGATTCGATCATCTCGGGCATGACCAGCTATCTGACCGGCCTGAAGTTCGCCCAGATACCCTTCGTGGCAACGCTGACGAGCCCAGAAATCTGGATCGCGCACAACGAATCGTCGAGCACGAGCGGCAGCCCGCCCTGCGTCAGCGTGTCGTTCAGCGACGTTTACATGACTCCACTTGTGTCCACCATCGGGGCGTGGTCAAATAGTGGAAGCGACACAGCCAGAAATCCGCAGGGCGAAGGCTTCGGCAACGCGTCGGCGACAGCGAACACGATGCCGTTCTCGAATATCTCCGCGGCGACGCAGGCTTTCATTTACCACAACTACTCGAATGTGCTGGTGACATGACGACGCAGCAGTTGATCGTGCAGGACATGGGAGGGTTCCATAATGCGAATCTCGAAGCGACACGCGCGCGACTTATCCGCGGCGGATCGTACAAGAAGCAGCGTGTCATTCTCATCATCCCGGCCATCAAGCCAATACCGCCCAAGGTGTATCTTTCGCACTGCTCGCTAATTTTCCCGCCTAATCAGCCGGTCGTCAGAATTTTGGCCGAAGGAATGGAGGTGGGAGATTCCTACAGTCAGGCCATCGCGAACGTGTTGTCGCATCCATACCTTTCTGAATTTGAGTACATTTGTACGATCGAGGCAGATAATTGCCCGCCCAATGATGGCGTCTTGAAGTTAATAGAGAGAATGGAAAATCATCCGGAAATGTCCGCGATTTCCGGTTTGTACTATACAAAATTTTGCGGCGGCGTGGCCCAGATTTGGGGATCTCCACAGCAAGACCCAGTATTCAATTGTCGGCCACAGCTACCAGTGCCAGGCGAGTTGGTCGAAGCATACGGAATTGGCATGGGCTTCGCCCTATGGCGCACTTCCATGTTCAAAGATGCGCGCCTGCCGCGACCTTGGTTTAAGACGAATGCGAGCAAAAATGGTGTGGGAACTCAAGACCTGCACTTCGCATCCGAAATTCGTAAATTCGGCTACAGGCTTGGTGTCGATTGCGATGTCAAAGTAGGTCACTACGATTTTGAAAATGACATGATGTGGTAGAATGGTAATAGCCAACACATACGAGGTTGCTATGCCATCTTCATCAGCCATCAGAAGTCGTAAGTATCGAGCGAAAGATGTAGACGCTTACAGGAAAAATAAACGCGAGTATGCTAGGACTCCAGAGCAGCGCGCTAAACGCAACGCCTACATGGCTATCTGGAGAGAGAGAAACCGAGAAAAACACAATCGTCAAGCGAGAGAATCACACGCCAGAAACTCGCACAAGCATAAGCAGAAACGCAAAGATCACGCTCTCAAGGTGTCTTACGGTCTTACGCGAGACGATTACAATGCAATGCTCGCTTCTCAAGATGGGGTATGCTTTATCTGCCGACTCGCCGAGAGAGCCAAGAAGACTGGGCAGACGCCGCGAAATCTGGCCGTTGACCATTGCCACGCAACCGGAAAGATTCGTGGTCTACTCTGCACAAAATGCAATGGTAATCTAGGCTGGTTCGAAAAGTTCAAGGATTCAATACTGAGATATTTGGATAGGACCATAGCTACATGACCGCGACTCTCGAAGAGACAAGACCATTCGCCTCTGTCTTCTGCCGTCATTGTGGCGAAGGCTTCCTTCGCGCCGACTTGGCGGGCGACCATGAGGCAAAGTGCATAGGCATACAAGCCGCCGATGGCCGATGCGCGAGCTGCGGCTTGTTTATTTATCCGGACGGTCTCTATGCGGGGCTTTTGCACGGCGAACCATGCCGATGCAATGTGAAACCGATTCTGAAACTTGACATCGGATGTGGCGGTAACAAGCGGCAGGACAATGGCCCGTGGATTGGCGTCGATTGCTTGCAGATGATTGGCGTTGATGTTGTTGCCGATCTGCGAGAGACGTGGCCCTGGGAAGACGGCTCCGTGACGGAGATACACGCTTCGCATGTTCTGGAGCATTTTGGCTCGATGCAGCGCGTACATATCGCCAACGAGATGTACCGGGTGCTCATGCCTGGCGGCAAGGCGACGGTGATCGTGCCTCATTGGGCGAGCTGTCGCGCCTACGGCGATCCGACGCATCAATGGCCACCCTGCGGAGAATTTTGGTTCTACTATCTTTCGCGTGAGTGGCGTCTCGGGAATGCCGACAAGAAGATTCCAGCCAACGCGCCGCACACGGACGCGAAATATCTCGAAGGCGGTTTCAACTGCGATTTCGAGGCGACGTGGGGCTACACGCCGCATCCGCACTGGCAAACGCGATCGGCCGAAGCGCAGCAGTTCGCTTTCCAGTTCAACAAGGAAGCGATTCAGGACATGATAAGTACGTGGACGGCCCGGAAGTGACATGCCGAACCAGATTCAAGTATCGACAACCACCGGCAGCACGATCTACGCCCTGGTCCGCAATGCGGCCTCGCTGATTTGGAACGGCTCTGGATTCGAGACATACGAGACGGCGAATTACGCCAACTACCCGCTCTCGATGACCGAACAAGGATCACACAGCGGCTATTACGCTGGCCCGTTCCCGATCGTGATACCAGGCGAGTACGAAATTGTGATGAAGGCGCAGTCGGGCGGTTCGCCAGCCGAGACGGACCAGAGCGCCGGGAATCAGACGGTGGTGTGGGACGGCACGCAGTTTGGCCTTGTCGGTCTTGAGAATGGCGGCATCGCGTACATCGGACCAAGTTTGTCATGAGCGATCAAATCCAAGTTGACGGTTTGACAGGCCAGACGGTCTACTCTCTCGTGCGCAATGCGCTGGGCGCGATCTGGAATGGCACGGCGTTCGTCACCTACGTCACTGCCAACTACGCGACGTACCCAATTGCAATGACCGAGCAGGGCTCGCATTCAGGCTATTACGCCGGCACGTTCCCCACTGTCGCCGCGGGTGAATACGAGGTCGTGGCGAAGCAGCAGGCCGGCGGCAGCCCGGCGGAGACTGACGCGACGGTTGGCAACGGAACCATCGTCTGGGACGGGACACAGTTCTCGCTCGTCGGTCTGTTGCAAAACACAATCAATTGTTCCGGCCCGGTCGATCCGATCACGGGCAACGTCACGATCATCGGCGGCGATGCGTACACGGCGGCAAACGGCAGACCGTTGCTTTGGAACGCTCCCGTAGGGAATGGAATACCAGACCTAACTGGCGCCACTCTGGTCGCGAATTTCTACAAGTCGAAGTTGCTTGTCAATCCGACGATTGTCGGGACCGCGACGGCGCTCAATGCGGGCGGTTCAAGCCAGCAAGTTCAGCTGTCTTTGCAACCGGACGACTCAGCTGCGGTAATCGGCTGCACTCTGCTCGCGATCGTCGCTTATGACTCGTCGTTGACAACGTGGACGGTGATAAGACAGTCAACGACTATTCTTGAACCGAGCAACCTTGGCGTGCCACGGATATGAAAGATGACCGTCAGCCGATTGTACTTCAGAAAAGGTAAGCTAGTCCAGCTTCGGGCGATTGATCTTGTCGGCTTGAAGACGCTTAGAGATGCAGACGGCTGGCGGCTTGTGACATCATCCAACATCAAGGCGCTACGGTGGAGACCGCCATTTGAAGGAGATAACGGCCGCTCTGGTCTCGGTGTGTGGTTTGCTCCGACGAATGCGGATGGAAAGCCAAGCGGCAAGGAAACGATTTACTGGCTTTCTGGAGTTCCGTTCGACGAATACGCCAAGATGCTGACATCGGCCAGTAAAGGGAAATTCTACTATTACTTCGTGCGTCCACGGTGGCCAGTAACTGCTGGCCCACTAGAAATAGGCGACTAACTCAAGGGTGAAATATGAATCGCGTCAAACAATCGTGCCTCAACCTCTTCGACGCGACCGGCGCTGCTGTCGGTGGCACGTCTCTTAGCGGGTTGCAGTTCCCAGGCTCGAATACTGTCGCGCCGACGGTTGAGAATCGCAGCCAGATTCTGCCGCTGTCAGGCGGCTACGTCTTCCCGATCAGCAATGCGACTCCAGCCGTGTGCGGCGGCGTTGTTTCTGTCGGTCAGGACTGGGGCGACATTTTGCTCGACTTCTTGGCAACCGGCACGGGTAACTTAGTCGTTGAAATCGGCAAGATCAGCGCCGTGCTGCCGGCCGCTTCGCCGCCTTCATTTGGCTTGGCCGAACCGCTGGCCAAGTTGACTCTGTCGCCATCGGCGACAAGCGCACCTGCCAATCTTGATCCTTACACGTTGACGACGATTGCTTCGACGACGTTTTCGTTCTTCGACGCGACCACGCGCACGACTTTGTATGGCAACAACGAACAAGTCACGCTGTCGGCGAACGGCGGCTCCGCGAACGGGTTCCCGGTCCAGGTCCGCGTCAACACAACTGAAGGTCTTTTCTATTACGTGCTAATCTTGGCACTGAACAGTCTCACCCGAGTCCGCTGCAACTTCCGTCCCGTCCCATCCAGCGGCAGCTTTATCAATGGCGTCGTAAAATCTGAGACATGAGAAATCAGAGATAGGACCATCATGTCACAGCCGCGCGTCAACTACGCGCGCTGCCAATGGTGCAGCGCGCGTCTTTCTTTCATCGGGATATTCGAATGCACCATCCCCAAGACTGGCGAGCGCGAAGATATGAAGATTCTTCAATGCGAGAAGTGCTTGCGAGGCGTGATCGTCAGGCCGGAAGACGTTGCGGTTGATTCGAGACGGGGATAGTTGACGGCCAGAACTTCGGATCATCGAACCAGACGACCATCTCGCTTTGATCCTTGATCTTAAACTCAACCCACTTCACAAAAATGCCTGCCACGAATCTGGCGTTGTCGTCGGGAATGACTTTGGCCGCAACCAATAAATCTTCTACGGCCTTAGTTCTGTTTCCGACATCCGCTTGCGGATCCCAATCGAGGCCGGGGTAAAGCAGCATGCACACGAGAACTGGATAGCTCGGTGGCGATGGCATGCCAAGAGCTATCGGAATCATCGAATCTCGCCACGCCTTGTATTCAGGAGTTATCCCGCGGCCTTTCCCTTTCTGGCCGGTCTTGCGGTTGTAGAAGAGCGAGTTCGAGCTGGGCGGCAGCTTGATCGTGATCGGCACTCGAAACATGGAAGGAATGCACGTCTCGCCATCCATGCGGCACGAAGCCGCGGCCTCACCGACTATCGAGAATCGTCCTTCCGACGCCAGCTTGCGCAGCCCGTCCATCGTGCTCGGATGCTTCGTGATCTTCGGACGTCCCATGCTCAGTCCTTGTGGTGTTTTGGAAGTGAATCGCCGGTCGCTTTGCGGTGGGCTTTGACAGCGCGGTGATAATCTGGAAGTTCGTCGTCAGTCAACCGCGTATCCCAGACGACATCAACCAACCAACTATCGGACCAGTTCCCGATCGGGTCTCGCAAGCGAACAACTCTACCTTTTACGGCGAATTGCTCTGGTATCCAACGAATGGTGTACTCGCGCACGCCTGCGATAATTCCGGCCGACGTTTGCTGGACAGGGGTTGTTTGGCGAATCAGATGGCACTGTCGATAATAAACGATCTTGGCCATGCTCACGCCGCCTTTCTCGTTGCAGGAATATTCGGCGCCCCTTGCGCCAGCCGTTGATGATAGTAGTCGAAGGCTCCGAATAGCCGATATAAATCGCAGCCGATGAACGACAGCGGAGTCTCAAGGACCATGCCGCGTTCCAAGGCGTCCTCGATCGCCTCTTCGCTCATGCGCCGCACGCTCTCGTGATCGCCGTGAATGACAGACTTGGCCGCATGGCTAATCACGCTCATGTTCATGCCTGGTCCGGCGCTGAACTTGAACGGCTTGCGTTGCGACTTCCAAATTCTGTATACGTCCTGCTGAGGAAGTTCGTCGGCCATGTCGGCGCTCCTTGAGTGACAGATGGATGACATCAGTGGTCAAATTTACACGAACATATTCGGCGTGACAAGGCTGATTCTCTTTTTCGACAGAGCGACTTGTGATTCGCGAAGGTCGCATGCTATACCGCGACGGCCATTCTCAATTGCCACGGCGACCGCTGTTCCGGAGCCAGAATGAGGATCACAAACAATGCCGTCTGGAGGACAAAAAGATTGGATGAAGAAATTGGCCAAAGACTCCGGGAACGGGGCTTCATTCTCGTGGCACAATTCATTTCCCATGACGCCGCCGCCAACGATGCAGCGTACTATCTCTGACTTGGCATCGTCGGCAATGTTGCACGAAATGAGAAGTTGGCGGACTTCGGCAAGCGTGTACGTCGTCTTGATTTCGTTGCCAGGATTCGCCTTCGCTGGCGGATCGTATCCCATAAACGCTTCTGGCTGCGGATTGTTCACAATATCTCGATCATGAGTTCCTTTGACCGAGCCATCATCAGCGTGCCGGAAGTTCTTTCTCTTTCCAGACGCGCTACGATTACTCATCTCTCCGCCTGGTGCGTATTTAGGCTTGCGCCCCATCGCCGTATTGTTGCTCCAAGGAAACTTTCCTCCTGGTCCGGCGCAGATAATCCATTCATAGTCGTTACGAAGCCAGTCTGGACCGCCGCTGCCAGGAATTCCGACCCGGCAGAAGAAAGGCGGTTTTCGTAGATGAACGCCACGCCGATGGAGATCAGCCATGAGTAGCGCTGGACTCGCGCTGTAGCGAAAATTCCGGGTCTGCCCTTCGACCACCCACGCCACGAGCCCGCGGCAGATGCGCAAGCATTCCACAAATCGTTCGACGCACCAATCAACCCACTCTTGATCCTTGAGCTTAAAATCAAGTTCAGCATACAAACGTGCTGATTCGTATGGCGGAGACGTGAGCACCATATCAACGCATTTGGCTGGAAGAGACTTCAACCAGACAAGATTGTTATCTTGTTCGACTGACCAGCGTGCCGAGCCATTCAGAACATCATGTGCTGTGCTCATTCGCCTTTCATCTCCCAGATAACATCCATCATCCGCAGTTTCTTAACCGCCTGCCGCGCCCACCATCTGGCCACGGTCTTGTGCACGCCGAATTCGGCAGCGATGTCCGTGTAGGTGCGCTCTTCCAAATAGCGCATCCGAGCTACCTCGCCAAGCGGAATCGGAAGACGATCCAAGATCGAGTCCACGTCAATTTTCTCGTCTGGTGCCGCGTCCATGACTGCCGGCTCGATGTAGTCGTGCCACGCCCGAGAGCCGGAGCAGCCATCTAGTTCATTTACGTCATCCATAACGTCAAGGCGTTGGACGATCGGATCGACATGCGTCTTGCATTTGTTGACGAACGATGGCCCAATCTGGTGCCAGTTCTTGAACTCGTCCTGCATGTGCTTGAGGATGTAACTGGCGCAATAAGTCCCGAAGGACAGACCTCGCTCGAACTGGAATCTCTGCGCGGCGACGACCATCCCGAACATGGCAGCGCCGGCAAGCTCTGTTGCGACCTCGTGGATATTGAGTTGTGGCCGTCCTTGTCTCATGAGCCGAGCGAACTTGTAGGCTTCGTCGTAGGCAAAGGCCATCCACTTGGTCACGAGATTGCTTCGCTCACTGGTGAGCGGGGTTCCGTTCTGTTCTTCGGTGAACTTGGAGTTAGGGTGAAGATTCATTTCTTTTGATCCCCTGGTTTGGAAGTTTCGGTCCATCTACTTTCGCTTGATTGCTTTCCGAACAGCGAACGTCTGCGGCTTCTGGGCCTGCGTCAGCACTTCGTCCTGAATCTTCCGCACCACGTCGAGCGGAATCAGGCGTGCCCGATAATCGGCGAACGCGGCATCGACGCGAGCCTTCTGCTGCGCCGATAGCCTCTTTATGTGCTTGTCGCAGAGAAACACCGATCCTTCAATCGGCGTACCGCACTCGTTCCACGGACAGATACGCATCGCTAAGCTCCTTGTTTGCCTTGGATTTCATCGAGCGCCGAATGCACATTGTCGCAGTCGCGATCGCCAAGAGATTCAATCTTTGGCTGCTCCTTCTGCTCTTCGCCCATGACGCCAGCCTGAATCATGGCCGAGGTCAGGTCTGCGGCCGTGATCTTTTCCTTGACGATACGGTTGTGCAATCCCTTTTGCGCGAAGGTGCGTTCGGCCTTCTTGCCTTTCGCCGGCTTGTCCGTCGCCGCCGGCTCGACGTGCTGAGTCTCCACGGGCTTGCCCGCACCAAACAAATCCGAGTTGTCCTGCGTCTGCGGCGGTTCCTGTTGCGCCGCTGCCTCCTGAACTGGCGTTGCGACCGTCTCCGGATCTTTGGGCGTTTCCTGCCGTTGCTCCTGCTGAGGCTCGTCCTGACGCTCCTGGACGGCCTCCGGCTGTGGCGATGGCTTATATGGCGTCTTGAAGCTGGTTCGCCCGACCGGAAGAGGCTCCGCTCGCGCCGTGGCCGCTTGCACCTGGCTGACGGCCGATTCGGCATCCTCGATAATGTCCTCCAGATACATGCCGCCGAGAGAATTCGGGAAGGCATGGCGCAATGCTTGCGCCTGCGCTACCTTGGCGATCATTCGGAATGGATTCGTCAGCCACACGCCGAATGGCTTCATGTAGTTCCGCAGATTCACGCGTGCTACGGAATGGTGCTCGATACCCTTCTGGTACACTCGGCACCAACCGCCAAGTATGGTGTCGTTCGGCATCGTGAATTCGCCTTCAACGTCGATGACCTCATCGCCGCGCTGGACGATCACGCCATATTCCATGCCGTTATAGCGCGGATGGACCTCCGCCCGCTTGATGAGAGCCTGGACGGCGGTGATGAGCGAGAACTCCGGGCCGTCCTTTGTGTCGTAGCCGACGATGTAGGCGTCGCCGATCCACGGGTTGAGCCCGCGGGACTGGCAGAGCATACAAAAACGAATGGCCTGAATGTCATCGCAAATCTTCCCCTGCTTGGTCGGCTTGCAGAGGAACTTCTTGACGAGAACGGGCGAGAGCTTGATCGGCTTCTCTTCTTGGAACGGCACGAATTCGACGGCCTTGTCGGGCAAGCCTTCCAGCCACGCATTGGCGTCGAACGATGGCCGCTCTGCCGCCTTGGCTTCGGTCGTCACGGTCGTCTTGTTTTGCGGGTTCATTTTTTTGCTCCGATCTTGAGGACTTCGACGGTCTCTTCGGTCAACGCATTGGACTGTTCAAGCCGGCTCACGAGAGCCTTAAACGCGAGTCCCTTTTTACCGTGCGGCGTCTTCGCGGCGATGGCCTGCTCAACCTGTTTTTTGCTAATGGACAGTAGTCCATCAACTGTATCTTGCCCAAGTTCGTCCTGCAAGACGACTTTTGCCTTTTTGTAGTCGATCGGCCGTCGCGTCTGCTCTTCGATGTAGAGAGCCCCATACTTGCCGCCACGTGCCGCTGTCTCGGTACGCAGCGTTTCGATGAGTCGCTCGCAATCGGTCTTGAGCTGTCGCGCCTTATCGAGCACGTCGCCGGCTGACTCTTCGTCGATCCTGCCGGTGGATGACAGCCACGAATACGACGCGATTTGCGTCTTGCGGGCCTCGCACTCGAATACCCGCGGGCAGAACTTGCAATGCGGGCCGGTGACGTATTCTTGCGTAGTTTTCAGGTGCTTGCAGAGCCAAGCCCACCAATCCGCGAGCTGGTCGTGATCCAGCACTTCCAGCGTTTCGGCCGTTCCGGAGCGGACCTTGATGATGGACACTCGAACGGTTTCGACTTCCGGATAGAGATTCATTACCAGTAGCGCGTAGCCCTTGAGTTGGTGCTCGAAGTCATAATCGCCGAACCCGGACTTCCAATCTGGGATTCTGGCTTCCGTTCCCACGACGGAAACCAAGTCAGGATGGCCAGTCAATTCGACGCCAGCCAAGTCATCGACAAAATTCATGCCCTCCTCGACAATCGGATTCGGGAAGCTATTCCGCAACTCGTCTTTCCACAACACCGTTCCACGAGCCACGAGCTTTGCCAGTTCGTCGCGCTCGACCTGCCACTTGTCGGCGCATAGGTACGGATCAATTGCCTCCGGACCACCGCATTCCCAGTTTTTGATGCGTGCGGCCATGACCTCATGAAACGCGGAGCCAAGGTCGGCGTAGTCTCGCGGCGTGCCGATCTTGACCAGCGGCTCGATGGAGCTCGCGGCGCATGCGGCAAGTCTCGGTAAACTTGAGCAACGGATAGAGATCATGAGTTTTACTCCGTGACTTCTTTGAGGATAGCTCTCGTTCGTTCGACCAAATTAACGTATTTGCACCCGGCGTGATGCTCTTTCTGGTCGCGCCATTGATCGGCATCGTTGGCACAGTAAGGACAGTAGCGATTCTCGGCAGCGTCCGAATCTCTGATCCGTCAAATTTTTCCAGGCTGGCATAGCATGAGCCCATCAAGCAAAACAGCCGCCGCCCCCGGCGTAACCCTGCCAGGAGCGATGCGCGAGAGCGACGGCTGTTTCGATTGTTATTCATGCTGCGGTCCTGGCAGGGACAGATTTAATTTACAAAACTACCTGCTTGATCGTCAAGACTGACTGTTGACAATTTCTGCACGAAGCTCCCCGTCTGCGGCCTCGGCGGTATACACGAGAATGCCCTTTTCCTCCGCCCAAAGCGCAACCTTTTTTTTGTTGCCTGGATCGAGTTGCTCGTAGCAGTACTGCTCCAATGTCAGCTCCCCCAATTGGTCGCCTTGACGTTCGAAGGCCGCGCCAGCGATTGCAAGCGAGAGCATCGTTCTCTCTCCTGGGCTGAGGTCTGAGAATAGCGTCTTCGGCCCGCGCTCGCTCGGCGTCACGAGCCGCATCTTCTCGTTCACCTGCTCGATTGCCAGCGGCACGCCGCTCTTGGCCACGATGTCGGACAGTACGCGATCGGTTGCCTTGGCTGCGTCGCGGAATCGTTCGCTTTCTCTCTGGTGCTTCTCGCCTTCGATTTTGTACTGCTCGCCCAGTTTCTTCTGGCGCAGAGCATCTTCGATCACGCCGCCCATCTTGACGGCTCGCGTGGCGTTGTTGACGGCCGCTTGTGCGTTGGCGATGTCGTCGGCGGTGATGACGGACATGGTGCGAGCGTTGTCGTCGTTTATGGTCTGCTGCCACGAACGAATTGTTTTTTCGTGCTGTTCAGCCGCGGCCAGTTTCTGGATTTCGCGCTGAGCAATGTAGGTTTGTCGTTCCACCTGCTGCTTTGACAAGTCTCGTTTCTTCTGGGCGGCAATCACCTCAGTTTCAGCCGCTGCGAGCTCGTCTTCGAGAAGATGCAACAACTTCGTTTCCTCGAAAACGATCTTGCCAGCATCAGTGACGGTCGGACCAGTGTATTCGGCTTCTGCCTTCTGCAAGCGGAACTTCGCCAGCTCGATTTGCTCCGCGTGCTGCTTCGCCGCTTTCTGCTCCGATTCCAGCCGCTGCTTGTGCGCCACCGCGTCCGTTAGCCGCGTCTGGAGTGATGCGCTGTCGTGTTCGCCAGAGGTGTCGATTCCCTCGATCGCCTGCCGTGCGGCCTCGTGACGCGCCAAGAGATTCTTCGCCTCGTCGCCTTCCTTGCGGGCCTGCTGCTCCAAGGCCCGCTTAACGCGACTCGCCATGACCAAAATGTCGTCGGTGTCTTTGGCCGCAGGCCCGACGTGTTTGTCGAACTCGGCAGCCCCGCCGCAGATTTCGTAAAAGAGCGATGGATCGGCAGTCGGGTATAGCAGGCTGATAATGGCCTTGATGCGCTTGGCGTCGGCCGCTTCCGGGTCGTCGATGCCTGGATCGATCAAGCTGCTGACCGAAAGCCGGCTCTCCAATGAATAGACGGTCGCTTCGCCACGAATCTGCGATTTGCGAGAGACAAGAAGAGTAACGCCAAAACCGTCGAATCGAGCTTCTCGCTCCCCGTCCTTGATCGGCACTTTCAGGTCTTTCTTGCCGGTCACGGCGCGGCCAAGAACATTGAGAGCATGGCTTTTACCAGAGCCATTATGACCTCTCAGCACACACAATCCGCCCCTCTCCGGAATCGGAATTCGGAGCGTGGCGATTGGACCGACGTTGGTAATAACTGCTTCATTCATGATTGATCCCCTAAGAGTTATCGAACACAGTCAGCGTAAGATAATGATTACGTCGGAAGGAGTCAACATAAATCTTCAAGATTTTTGAAGGATTTCGGGAAATTCCCGAATGCGAAGATCAAGTGGCCATTCCTCAATGTTACCGCCATGACCATCGGCCAGACGGAGCGAGACGCGACCGTCAACGAACTCACCATGAAGATCGCGGCCGGCGACGCCATTCTCTTCGTCACTCGCCTTAGCCCCAAGTTGTTTGGTAAAAAAGGCGCATCCTTCGACGCTCTTGCATTGGTTAATGAGAGAGCGAATCCATTTCAATTCGCATGGCCTTGCGTTGCGGCCACTTTCGCCGCCGCACACCACAAAACGGATTCCGTTCTTGCCGAGCCAGTTTAGGTGCAGGCCATTGTAATTGCCTTGCATGACGATTGGACCGATCAACGGTTCGGCGCTCACCCAAACGAGCCATCCAGACCGCATCAATGGCGACGCGTCTGCCGCACGCCGATCGAACGTTGCCTGGTTCTCGGCAGAAAAGCCTGTCCAGATGTTGGCAAAAGGAAGATCGCTTCCATTGATTGCCGGCCTCTTCGGATTGTCGTAGCCCATGCGATGCTTCACAGCTTCATGGATGTGTTGATGGCGGTAGTAATCAGTCAGATAATCGGACATCCTCTTCGCTCGCTTCGTTAGCACTTGGAATGTGTGCTGTTTGGCCAATGCCATCACTGCGAAGATTTGGTCGAGCCAGGTGTCCGAAACCCAATGCCCAAACAGATCGGTCATGCTGCAAGGGAAGATCATCGCTGGCTTTTTCCAGTGCAATGGCTGGGCGAGGACTCTCTCGTCGAGAAAGACCTCAATGTCCTCTGGCATCGGTTTGCCTTTGCCGGGAAACGTCGGCATTCCGAAGCGGCGTTGCATGGTTGAACTGTAGCAGTTGGCGCAACCACTCGAATCGAGTTCGCAGTAATGGCCGACAGCGCCCGTCTTCTTGTTGCGAGCTCGAATTGGGTTCCACGTTTTGTTTGTCCATTGAATGCTGGTGTCGCCCACGATTAACCTCCAGTGAGTTCTCGCGTATGAAACACGACGTCCGGCTCCCAGTACACGCGGAAGCGTTTCACGGTCCCATCGGGAATCCTGACACTGACGTTGAGACCGCTGGCCTCTCCCATCTCGCCAGCGGATTCGTTGTACAGCCGTTTGGTGTACTCTTCGGCGGCATCGTCCGAGAAGTATGCCAGGACCATCTTCGGTTCGCGTTTGCTGTGGTGCTCGCCGCTATCGTCCCAAACCAAGAATCTGATTTTGCCGTTGTTGCTCATGCCAACCAATCCTCTCTGTCGTCTCGCGACGAAATTGCGGACGCGATGCTCAGTCCAGCCAGCGCCAGACCGACAGCGGCCACGGCGATCACGCATAGGCTGCCGGCGATCGTGTAGGCGACGCTCTTCGTCTCCTGCGGATTAAGGCCGTAGTTCCTCTGGAAATTGAATGTCGAGCGCGGCACGCCGAGCACGTCGGCAAGCCTTGCAATCTGCTCCGTGTCCATGCGATACCTCCGTTAGATGATGCTGTCATTTTACGATACGGACCAGCTGACAATTCACGCCGGTTCGATTAAATGTGTCGATTGTGTCAAAAGCCTTGGATGGCAGAGGAAAACTATCGTAGTTCACGGTCGCCAGCCATGCTTGCGTATCCGCTGGAATCGCACCTCCCGGCACGACCGAGACGAGAATCCCGCCCGGCGCGAGCATCTGATAAGCGTGTTCGACGTGCCGCCACGCCTGACGGCGCTCGAACGGCGGATTCATAACGATACGGTCGAAAGGCGTCGTGAATGTCGCCTCAAGAAAGTCGCCACGATAAACGTCATAGCCCTTCATTGCGAGAATGTCGATCAGAGAATAGCGGAGCTCGCAGAGCGCCATTTGCGACGGCTTGCACTTCTCCATGATCGCGTCTGCGATTGAGCCGATTCCAGCTGACGGCTCGAGGATTTTCAGGCCGTCATGCAAGTCAGCCAAATTGAGGAGCTGTTCGATAACGGCAGGCGGTGACGGGTAGAACCCCTCAATTGCTTGGCCGCGCAGAGCCGTGATCGCACGTTCCAAGTTCTGCTTGGCCACGCGCTCGGCGTCCGCCGCCTTCGCTTCGTCGTCCTTGGAAGATTCCACGAGTGCCCGAAGCGCCTTGGCCATATCGCATTGGTCGGCCGGCTCGTGAGTATCGTGGTGATCGTAATAGCCGTTCGAGCCGTTTTTGGTGCGTACCATCTGCAAGATGACAGACGTGCGCGGTTTCATGGCAGATAGAATCGCCGGCACCGTGCCGGCCCGGTGAGCCGCCGCAAGCGCCCGCATTGCGGCTTGAGCTCGCCGCAAGTTCTCGCCATCGTGGCAACGAGAGCTATACTCGCAGCCGCGCTTTGGCGTCCAGCCATGAGTAAGCGGGCGTGTTTTCTCGTCGATCTTCGCTTGCAGGCTGTCGGCCACTTCGTCGAACTTGTCGGCGATGGTGTTGGTCGTGGTCATCACTATTTCACCTCTTTCGTTTTGCGTACAAAACGCTGCTTGTCGGCATCCCATTTCGCCTCTTCGTAGAGCCGGTTCAAGTCAGGTCCAGCGCCAGGATCATCTTTCTCGCATCGTTGCCAGCCGATCACGCCCGGAATCATGCGCGAGTACCAGCCGAATTCGATGCACTCGGCCTCGCCGGGCCAAACGCCAGTCCAAAGCATGCGACGGCATCCCCACTCTTCGTCCCACTTATCAAACATCGTTACGGTTGGTCCATTGTGGTAGATATCCCGATAATCGCGCTCCAAAGTTGCCGGATTCATACCGTTGACTTCATAGATGCAGTTGCAGCTAAGCAACTGACCGCCGCATCGCGGACATCGCTCTACATCGCAACCCGAATCGTGCAGTTCGCCTTGCTTCGCGCCGCAATCGGGGCAGAGATTATCTCGGTTCATGCTCGTTCTCCGGAAATAAAAAAGGCGGCGCCACAAGCACGCCGCCACGGGGGAAGATTAAGCCACCTCGCATGGAGTAAGCCACAGGGCAGCATCGTCAAGTTCAATTTCTTCTTTGGCGGCGACATACTTGGAGAACTTGTCCCACAGTTTTTTCGCCGCCTTGATCTCCGTTTCGAACTCGACTTTGATGTCATCGAGCTTCATTGACTTTTCCAGCAGATAAGCGGCACCATCCTCACCGCTTCCGCCCACAGCGACCCAGACACCGAGAAGATCACCGTCTATTTCCCAGCGAACTTGCAACTGCTCTCGTCCGTGGGTGAAGTTGACAGACTTTTCAAAACGACAAATGAGATCATAGAGCGGCTCGTCGCTGTCCGTCGTCGGCAGCTTCGGCGGCTTGCAGCCGTACATGAGGCCAATAGCTTGCTGTCCCATTTGATTGCTCCTAATGGTTAGTCACAGAAATAAAATGAGCGGCCAGCGAGCAGCCGCCACGGGGGAAGACAATCACAGATTCTTTGGGTCGATAGCGACCTTCCAGCCAAAGACTTTCGACCGATGCCGTCGCGGCAACGCGTCCCTCATGCCGCGTTCGACATGGTAATCGCTGCGAAGTTCCTTGGATACCGCCATTCCAAGTCGAATCCACTCGCCATCGACGCGAACGTAATACGACCAAGCGTACCACGTTCCACCGCTGCAAATCTTGCGGATATACTCGATATGCTTTTCGAGCATACCAATTGTTCCAAACTCGCTCGGCTTATCGTCCGGATCAATGGCAAATTCATCTCGCTTGGGAGTGCTGCTCCAGCCGAATCCGAGCCGAGTCCGTGTCGTTATCTCGATCTTCTTGTCGTCAGTGGCCAGCATGGTCAGTCTCCTTTCAGACGCAAACGCTCTCGCCTTCGGTCGGCGCGGTCACGGTATAAGAGCCGGTCAGCGGTTCGCCTGGGGCTTCCGGGTTAAGGTCCGATTCCGTCGCCGGGCTGTCGTCTTCGGGTACGTCCTTCAGACGATTCGCCGGTACTTCGTGCTTCGGCATGCTGTCTTTGGCCTTCCGCCATTCCGGCATTGGCACTCCACCACCGGAGAGCGGCATGATTAAGCCGGTGAATATTTGCGCCGTCTGAAGGTTGCTCGACTCGACGTAGATAGGCGATTCGATCTGGAACGGCTTGTGCTCGACGACCTTGGGCGCCGGCAGTTCGGGATTGTCGATATGTGCCTGCCACTCGGCTTTCGCCGTCTCGAGTTCGTCGGCCTGCTTTTGCATGTATTCGCTGAACGCCAAGTTCTTGGCATGCAGACGGACGCGAACGTATCGGCAATCTTCGCTGGCGTACTGCTTCGCCGTTTGCAGCATCTTTATCATCGCATCCGGGTCGATGAAGAATTCGACCAAGGCATTGTTCTTCGGAAGCACTTCCTTGTAGGGCGGATAGCGCCCTTCGATGTGCCGAGACGACGATACCGGAGATGAATCCAAATCCGTGCAGCCAAGAGTGATCTCCGTCTCGCTTGTCTTGACCGCGACCGAAGCGAGGATCGGCTTTCCATTGCCACGCCCGTATCGCCTCGTCAGTTTCGCCGCGGCTTTCATCGTATCTTGCCAGAACTTGAGCGGAACCAGTGCGGCAGACGAGCCGTTCGGCGCGTTCGTCATCGCCGGAATTTCCGGGTATTCCTTATCGTCGCCGACATAGCAGCCTTCGACGATTCCGATCATTTTGCTGTCGGTCGCGATGGCGCGGTAGGTAGTATCGTCGAGCTCAAGTTTGATGCAATTCATCGAGAACTTTGTTGACTCGGATGCGGCCAGGTTGCCGATGGCAGCGAGATTGGTCGGTAACAGTTTCACGGATATACTCCCCTGTAAGTGTGAGACAGAACGGACAGTTGAGACAAGGTACTGCGGACTATTGCTTGTCGGTTTCCTCCTTGTTTCACCGCTGTTGAATGGTTGCCGGTACTTGACACGCCTCGGACGTTTGAACGATTGAGTTCGGGTCAACAGCTATACCCAACTGCTCGCGACAGGAATGACAGCCCGAGCCGGAAAAGCCTGCCGTTGAAACTTGACCGCCGCGAGTGATGGTCAAAATTCCGCCTTCTGGATGATGCACGAGTAGGTCGCCGTTCTCGGCGCGCTCCGTGAGCCAGCCGAGATTGCGAGCTGTTTGCTCGGTCATTACGTCTGCGTACTCGACTTTGAGCTTGTCGATTTGCGTTATGTCGGTCCACGTTGATCCATAGTTGTCGTAGATCAACTTGCCATCGACGCGAGCTACTAATTCGTGAAACGAGTACGTCTTGCCATTGACGGTGTGGTGACCATTCGCAGTCGGCACGCGAAATCCAAAACCTTCTTGCGTTGAGTCGCCGAGATCGTAAGTTCCCCATCCGTAGAAAATGCCGCCGATGTTCTCGACCGCCGTTTTGAGGCAGTCGCCATCGCGAAAATCTATGGCCAATTCTGCTGAGTGACTGTGGACGCGAGTCCTGCCGATCTTCGCCAGCAATGGCATAAATCGGCAAAGATACAGTCCGCCGATCTTCTGCTCGTGAGCCGGACAGGTGCGGTCGCAGTCAAAGCCAGCCATTTGAAGTTCACGCATGGTCAATCTCCAATCCGGCGCATGCCGCCGCACGGGTAACGCTTCTCGATCTCGTTTATGTGCCACTTCTGAATGTCGATAAACTTTTGCTGTATGGAAGCTATCTCGACGAGATGGTGCATCTGTTCGGCCGATCGCGCATTGACTTCGCTTTGCAGCTTCAAAGCGTTCTGCATGTCGTCGATTCGACGTTGCTGTCCGACAATGCAATTACCTTGCACGATAGCAGCGACGCATACGACAGCCAAAAGGATATTCTTCCACATGGTAGACCTCTTGAGTTAGAAAACGCGCGACCGGCCATCCTAGCCGGTCGCGGCTATCAGGGGAGACAGCACTCACTTTGACTTTTTCTTCGTTTTCGTCTTTTTCTCCATCGCCGCTTCTTCGGCCGCTCGCTCGCGAATGTAAGCCATCGCGAGTTCTTGTCGTATATTGCCGAAGTTTTGCGGCTGCACATCGGGTCTGTTCTTGAGATGAATAAGTCTCGCCGCGATGGGGAAGCCGTATTTTTGTCGCAGCTTATAGCCGACGCCATCGGCCATGTTGACTAAATGACCAGCAGTACACATGGGCGTCTTGCATAGATTTGTTTCCGGATCACAATCCGGACCATAGGTTGATTGGTTGTGAATCCTTTCTTTGGCTTCGATGGCATGCAAGAGTTTGGTGTAGAGCATCGGAATAATTGGGATGGAGTCCCATTCCTTTTGATATTCTTCCAAGTCGCTCGGCGTCCACCCGGCAGCGCGAAAGTCGCTCGGCGTCAACCCGGCAGCGCGAAAGTCGCTCGGCGTC